CCACCAGTGACGCCACCTGCTCCTGCCCCTCCACCTCCAGCACCACCAGTGACGCCACCTGCTCCTGCCCCTCCACCTCCAGCACCTGCAGCACCACCAGTGACGCCACCTGCTCCTCCACCTCCAGCACCACCAGCAATCCCCCCACTGCCTCAGCCAACCAGTTTTCCCGTAAAACAGGCAGACCCAGACATCATTGTATTTGATGAAACAATAGATCCAGACTTTATTGTTGAGTCATTTTTTGAAGAGTTTGGTGGAACAGAACTAATTAAAATATCTAGATCAGACCTTGTTTTTTCATCAAAAACAGATTTAATAAATATTAAAAATATTGAAGACATACAGCAAAGATTTTCTTCTAAAAATTTAATCCCGATTAAATCTGTTCAGGAAAATTTTGCAAGATATGGAATTGATTTATTTAAAAGAAATGTTTTTGAGCCATACTTTGATAACAGCGGAAGCCTGATCATTGAAATAGGCAATGTGAGATCAAATGAGGTTATTGACGTAGAAATACTCCGCAGTGGTACAATTGACGAGGTAGATGAATTATGATTACTAATGGCGGAAAAGAAGTAATTTCAAAGTATCTCTTGGGGCAAATCCCAGAATATGCCACTCATATTTCTATTGGGTCGGGGGCAATCCCGCTAGGAGTTTCAGACTCATATCCTTCAGCATCTATATTACAGGGAAAGGAGACAATGGATTTTGAAATGGCAAGGGTGCCGATTGTATCCCGTGGATTTGTTAATGACGCGGGGGAAATTAAAATTGCTCTTACAGCCGAACTCCCAGTAGAAAATAGATACGATGTAACAGAGGTGGGTCTTTGGTCTGCTGGGTCAAATGTTTTGGCTTCTGGCTTTGATAGCAAAATTGTTTTTACGTTCAATGAGTCCTGGGAAAAGCATGGGGCAACTATTGAACAAATTCCAATATTGAATACGATAGGTCAGTCAGGAGACATTACGGCTACAGAAAATATATTTTATGTATCTTCTAGCGACAGCACCTTAAGGAATAATGTAAGGGCATTAAGAAAAGAAGGCCCAAGATTTTTAAATAACAAGGTTATGATTCGTGGAGATACGTCTAATATTTCTTCCAACCACGTTGAAATTACTGGTGCGACAATGTTTGGCTCAAGCACTGAATATATTGTCAACTCTTTGCCAGTTTTTTTGACAGGAGATGCAATAACAATATCGGGATGCTCCAACAGTATTTTTAATTTTACAGGGGTTGAAGTGGTTGATATAACTTCAATTGGGGGAGGAGACTATTCGGTAACAATTAATCAATCAAGATACAGAAATGTTTATCCCGACATTGGCCCAGGAACAATTACCTATTTTGGTTCTGGACAAATTTGGGAAACAGGATCTTGGACAACATCTACGCAATCAATTCATATACATAACAATGCTGTTAATTTTGACATAAGCAAAAATTCTCCGAACGATAAATTAAAATTAGCAATATCATTAATAGATAAAACGGCAACGGCAGATTTAGGTGATCCAGACAACGTAAAACTAACGTTCAATTTTTATAGAAATGAAATAACCACAACAAATGGTTTTGCCAAAACAGAAATTTACATAGATGGTTCTGAGTTTTCCAATTCACGATATAAAGTTATTGAAATTCCTATCTCTGAATTAATTGCTTCTTCGGACTATACTTCTTATGAGGCAAGAACCTGCACCATTTTTGCATCCGTAGAAAAAAGCGGGTCTCCCTCTTCGGATTATTATGTGCTTCTAGATGCATTTAGGCTAGACAATATTTCTACAAAAAACCCATTGTATAAAATGATTGGATATTCAGTTATAAAAGACAATGGCCAGCCCCTGATAAAATATCCTAACACCAACAACTATGTTGAGTTTAGATTTTCTTTAGGAATATAAAATGTCAAACAGCCTTTATTCAGTTGAACAAGAATTTACTTCAAAACTCTCTATTCCATTCAGTAATTTTCAAGAAGTTGATACATACAGAAACCTTGTAACGGTAAGGTTCAGGCTATCCACAGAAGACAGAAACCTGTCCTCCTACTGGTCTCCAAATTATTCAATAGATGGGGACTTTTTATACGAAAAGGGGGCATCGCAAATAGCAGGGAAAATAAATATTGAAAAGTCTGGATCGGGTTCAGTAGACATAACGTGGGACGAAGTATTAGTTTATAAAGCAAACCTAGAAAATTTTGTGGGAGCAATTGAGCAATATGATGTTTGGATAAGATGGGCGGGATCATCTTTTTCAAATCCAAGCGAATGGTTTTATAAAGAAAGAATTAACACTACGTCAAATAATATTCTAATCCCAGAATATTATCCATATCCAGTTGTCTCTAATGCTACAGGAGGAAATGCTTTTACAATTAATACATCTTTAACAATTCCAATAAATCTACAAGGTCAAAAAATTATTATTGTGGGTGGCAAGGGTGCAGGATATGAATATGAAATTGATTCAAACACAATAGGAGCAAATTCTGTAATTACAATTACAAGCGCCTTTCAGCATGAGGGGGTAACATCCTCTCCAGACAACACCACAGAATTTAAGATAAACAACTATCAACAGCCAAAAGAATTCTTTATAGAAATTTATAGACCAGGAAACCCGATACTGAGATATGAAAACTCTTTTACAGTTGATCAAAAGGCTGGTGCAGAAACAACAAAAGACTTTGCAAAAATTGATTTTGCAACAATTGTTTTTCTTAATTCTCACGGCTACATAACTGGAACACCAGTTGTTTATAACTCAGACGACCCCGTTTCATTATTGACAAATGGAGAAACATACTATGTAAGAGCAAATACATCAAAAGAAATATCTTTGTATCCAACAAAATCTGATGCTGAAAACAACACAAATAGAATAGAATTTAGCAGCCATTTCGATCAAGACCCTTCTTTTGGGACCGTAACGGGGAAAAGATTGCTTGTTTACGAGGGTAGCCTTACAACGATCTAATGAGGTATAATTAAAAAATGGCAAAAATACCATTACCAGATAGAGGGCAGCCTCTAGACGTAACATATCTATATCAAATTACATCAGCAGTAAACGATTTGGCAGATTCTATTTCTACTGCCACAGGTAAATATGCAACCATTGACAGCAGGGTGGCAGGCAAACAAAACTTTAAGATTCCAGACATTAGACTTTTTGCGGGGTATGTAGATGTTGCTAATGCCGTCAACGTTAGTCCTGAAACTACTATTGAAAAGTCAGTAGATTTTGGATCTGCCTTTAAGTATCCCCCGATAGTTATTCCTGGTGTTGTAAATAATAATACTCAGTCTGCAGGCAATGATGCTGCCGTTGTTGTAAGTTCTGTGACCACAACATCAGCAAGTTTTAGAGTAAAGTTTAATCTCAGCGGGGAAGTAAGCGTTGGAGTTAATTACATTGCAGTAGGAGTTCCTGCATAGTTATCATGATATAATTTTCCTTATTATGCTTACATGTAAAAAATGTACAGGGAAGATGTTTCTTGATAGAGCATTTTCAGAAGAAAATCATTTAGAGACTTTTTGCATACGCTGCGGAACAAGAAAGTTTTACAGAAACTTTGACAAGAAAAATGGAGAAGCGGCATGGCTGTGGCAAATGGAAAGGGCGAGAATGTCTCGCTCGATCTCCCAGTGATACAAAGACCACGCAGAAAAACATGGTTCCTTGATGGAGATTTGGTAAGAATAACTCATATTAGCCGCGCCCAAGGAATAGTTACCCTTTGGAACTGTACAAAATCTGTACAAATGACAACAACTATGGTAGAATTTAAAAAGAAGAGAAGGCGAGCCTTTACTGTAAAGGAGGCAGCCCAACTTCTAAACTACCATAGGAAGAGTATACCGAGATTAGTAAAGTCTGGTTTTCTCCCTCCACCCGTAGGAGAACTCCATGGTGGAGAAACCGCCTTTCATCACCTCAGTTATTACAGCGAGGATCACATATGGGAGGCAAGGAATCTTATGGCTCAAACTCATATGGGCCGCGCAAGAAAAGACGGCCTGGTAACAAATAATAAAACCCCAACAGAACAAGAACTTAGATATGCCATGGGTGATGGCTTAATTTATTATGTAAGAAATGAAGAAGGGAAATTTGTTCCTGTTTTTAGTGAGACAATGTAGTTGACTTACCTCTAAATAACCAATACAATGGGTGGAACTAGTAGAAAGGAGTTGGCATGGAGCCAACAAAAATTCAATGGTCTCTAGGATACACAAAGAACCTAGGAAATTTTGAGTCGCTTAGGCTAGATTGTCAGGTAAGCGACTATATTCGTGATGAGGAAACCGCACGAACAGCATCAGATAGAATCTACCAACTGGTAGAAGATGAACTTATGCGTAAGTTAAAGGAAGTGCAAGAGGAACTGTCGTAATGGCAGATCGAAAGAATAGGTTTGCAATACTCAGTAAGTTTGAGCAGTATTGCAAGAAGAATAACATTGCTCAACCACAAATGAACAAGTATAATGAGCAATGGGCTAGCGACGCACTCCTGGAGTCTTTTTCCTATGAGGAGATTTTAGATGCTATGGAATATTACTTTAAGATAAATAGCAGGCCTACATGGAAGGGGTTTGCCAACAATGCCGACAGGCTGCTACAATCAATGAGGTTAAAGAAGGAAGACGAAGATTTTCGTGCTGAGATGCGTAAGAAAGCAAAGGAGTGGCTGAATGAATCTTGAAGCAAAAACAATATCTGCTGCACTAAATGATAAGCAAATGCATGTTCTTTTGCAGGGAAGTGTGGGGGATCTACTAAGAACACATGGGGATATCTGGGAATTTGTAAGGAACTATTATGAACAGAATCAGTCCGTTCCTCCTGTAAATATTGTTACACAAAAGTTTCCAGATTTTGAATTTGTTTCAGACACAGGCAGCACAAAGCATCATCTAGAAGAACTTAGATCAGAATATCTCAATGACAACATTAAGATTCTTTTGCGTTCCGCTGCGACCGATGTACAGGAGGGTCACGCATCTGAGGCATTGAACTCTCTCATCTCTGAGACTGCAAATTTGAAAAGAATAACTTCAACAGTAAGAGATCTAGATGTATCAGACATTGATGATGCCGTTGCTTATTTTGAGCAGGTAAAGAAATTAAAAGAAAGCGGTATGCATGGAATATACACAGGGCTTGCTGGATTTGACAACTACATGCCAGCGGGGATTACCCCAGGACAACTAGGAGTTCTTCTTGCATACCCTGCAATTGGAAAGTCTTGGATGGCCTTATACCTTGCAGTCCAAGCCTGGAAGAATGGCAAATCTCCACTCATTGTTTCGCTTGAAATGACAGAGGCAGAGGTTAGGAATAGGGTCTTTGCCATCATCGGGCAGGGAATTTGGAGCCATAGAAAACTATCTTCTGGCGATGTAGAGATTGATATGTTTAAGAAGTGGATGGAGAAGACTTTTACAGGAAAGCCTAGCATCCACATTATTTCTAATGAAGGTATTGGAGAAGTTTCTCCTTCTATTCTTCGTGGCAAGATTGATCAGTATAGCCCCGATATCGTTTTCGTGGACTATTTGAATCTTATGACAAGCAACAATAAGACAGAAAATGAAGTTGTCAAGATGAAGAATCTTAGTCGTGAACTAAAACTTCTTGCTATTAGCGAAGAAATTCCCATTGTTGCTATTTCTTCCGCCACCCCAGATGATGTAACAGATATGAATAGCGTCCCCACTTTGGGTCAAACTTCCTGGTCAAGGCAGATTGCCTACGATGCCGACTGGCTTTTAGCACTTGGCAGGGCTGCAAACAGCGATGTTTTGGAAGCAGTCTTTCGCAAAAATAGGAATGGGTTTTTGGGTGAGTTTATGGTCCAGGTAGATTTTGATAGCGGTAGATTTAAATATGTAGACTTTGAGTAATCCTGTATAATTTAGTATATGAATTTCCTTCATAAAAGAATAAAAAGATTTTCTTTGGATGGACAAATCCTAGATGATAGGTGCATCCCAAGAATGAAAGAGCAGTACATTAAATTGCTTTCTCAATCTATGAAGGAACAAGGCTATGTAATTAGGCTTGACATAGAGCCAGACTGGACATTATCATATACAGGAAATCATTATGAGTTTATTTTAAGCGTATACGGATCACATATAGGAAAGAAGAATGCCGCATGTATAGACGGACTAGACAAGAACAGACCAATATATACACCCCCGAACAAATTAGGCGGGTGCTCACAGGATCAGGGCTCAATATCCAATCAGAAGTAGACTCTGATTATCTTATTTTTTGTCCTTATCATAACAACTTTAGAACTCCTGCGGGGGAGGTTTCTAAAACTAGAGGAACTTTCTTTTGCTTTTCTTGTCATGAGTCAAGATCCCTGGTAGAACTGGTAATGCACCTAACCAAAAAAACATATTTTGAGTCCGTAAGATTTATAGAGTCCCATGAGCAGGAAAGCGACATACAATTTATTATTGAGAAGTCTCTAGAGAAAGAACCAGAGTATAAGCCTTTTGATCAACTTCTTATCAAAAGATTAAATAATCAGGCACTGGACTCTCCAAGGGCTATGCGATATTTTGAGGGGAGAAGGATTAGCAAGGACTCAATACTAACCTTTTCTCTTGGGTATAGTGAAAACCAGGATATGGTAACAATCCCTATGTCAACCCCAGATGGAAAAGATTTTGTTGGCTTTGTTGCCAGGTCTGTGGAAGGTAAAGACTTTAAGAATACCCCAGGACTTCCCAAATCAAAAATACTTTTTAATTTACATAGATCAAAATATAGCGACACCGTTTATATAGTAGAATCATCTTTCGATGCGATTAGGCTGCATCAATGTGGCATTCCTGCGGTGGCAACACTAGGTTCCAATGTTTCTAGAAAGCAACTAGAAATGTTGAAAAAGTACTTTAATTATGCTATTGTAATTCCAGACAATGACGACGCTGGTTTGGACATGGCAAACAAAATTAAAGAAAGTATGGGCAAAAAGGCCGTATCTATCGGCTTGCCCACAAGATTCAAGGATATCGGAGATATGACAGATTCAGATATTCAGGAATTAATAAAAAGAACAAAAGATCCATTACTAGCGATATATTAAGGAGTGTATTTTTATGGGAATTATGAAGGGTCTAAAGGAAATGGAAAAGGCAATGGAGCGTCCAGCACCATCCTCAGAAGGAGGTCTGAAGGTTCGTTGGCTTAAGTTGGATGATCAGCAAAGCGTAAAGGTTCGTTTTATCAACGAACTAGACGAAGACTCTCCGCATTACGATGCTGCAAGAGACTTGGCTATTGTTGTTTCTGAGCATACCAATCCAAAGGATTACAAGCGCAAGGCTGTTTGTACAATGGATAGCGAGGGCCGCTGCTTTGGCTGCGAGATGGCACGCAAGGAACCAAAGAGTGGATGGCGAGCACGATTCAGGTTTTACACAAACCTACTAGTTGAGGATGGAATTGAAAATCCATATGTTGCCGTATGGTCTCAGGGTGTAGGGAAGCAGTCTGCCTTTAACACTCTGCGAGAATATGCAATCGATACAGGCAGCATTACAAATAGAACCTGGAAGATGAAGAGGCAGGGTACAGGAACAGATACCACATACATCCTGGTTCCTGGAGATCCAGATACAGATAAGCACGATTGGTCTGGTGTAGATCCATTTAATCTTGAAAAGGTTGTTCGTGAGGTTCCTTACCCAGAGCAGGAAGCATTCTTCCTAGGATTTGAGGCACCAGTATCCAATAACACAAACATCGATTGGTAATTGACAATATGTTGTCGGGGGCGGTAGAATTATTAACTATCGCCCCCTCAACAGTTAAGGAGAATAGTGTATAACTACGCACCACTTCATCTTCACACACACTTTAGTCAAATGGACGGAGTGGCAACCCCAGAAGAATATGTGGATAGAGCAATAGAAAATGGCATGGGGGCTATTTCAATTACAGACCACGGCACCTTGTCTGGGCACAGAGCCATGTATCGGGCTGCAAAGAGTCGTGGAATTAAGCCAATTCTAGGGGTAGAGGGATACATTACATCCGATAGATTTGATAAAAGAGACAAGGCTGAAAGAACAACGCCCCTTGATCTTGTGTATAACCATATTATTATTCTTGCAAAGAATGACAAAGGTCTAGAAAATCTTGGAAGGCTAAATGAAATATCTTGGACTGAAGGCTTCTATCGCAAGCCTCGCATCGACTTTGAGGTTTTGGAGAATTTCCGCGAAGGCCTTATTGTTTCATCTGCCTGCATGTCTGGCCTTGTCAATAAGGCGATTGAGGTGGGAGACTATGCTGTGGCTAAGGCACATCTTAAGTGGTTTGGGGATCGCTTTGGCGAGGACTTCTATGTTGAGGTTATGCCCCACAATCCGCCAGAAATTAATAAGGCGCTCATTGAATTGGCAGATGCCGCTGGTCACAAGATCATCGTAACCCCTGATTGCCATCATGCCACGGTAGATCAAAAGGTAATTCAGGAAATCATGCTTATTAACAATACTCACGCAAAGATTCAAAAGGATGTTACATACGACAAGTCTCGTAAGATTGAAGACCCAATGAGCAGGCTTGACTACCTTTATGGTCAAGATAGAATGATGAGTTTTAATAAGTTTGATATTCATCTTCTCAATGGAGAAGAGATGCATGAGGCCATGGGCGAGTTCTCCCGTCAAGATATGTTTGACAACACTCTAGAGGTTGCTGAAAAAGTTGAAGAGTATACATTTAGTCGCAACCTCAATCTTCTGCCTGTCGAACACAAAGACCCAGACAAGCAGATTAAGAAGTATGTGGATGCATGGATCAAGGAAAATGGACTAGAAGACAATGAAGAATACGTCAACAGGATCAATGAGGAACTTAGCATTATTAAGGAAAAGGAGTTTTCCTCATACTTTCTCGTCGTTCAGAACATGCTTAATTGGGCAAAGAAGGAAGGCATTATGGTCGGTCCTGGCAGAGGTTCCTCTGCTGGTTCGCTAGTATGCTACGCACTAGGAATTACAGATATTGACCCAATCAAGCATGGTCTTCTGTTTTTCCGATTTATTGATATTGATCGTGATGATTTTCCTGACGTTGATTCTGACATCCAGGATTCCCGTCGTGAAGAAGTAAAAGAATATCTAGAAAGACAGTACAGATATGTTGCATCAATCGCTACATTCTTGCAATTCAAGGACAAGGGAGTGGTTCGTGACGTTGCGAGATGTTTTAATGTTCCTCTGGCAGATGTTAACCGTGCGCTAAAAACAGTAGATACATGGGAAGAATTTATTTCTTCTAAGAACACGCAATGGTTTAGGGATAAGTATCCAGAAATTGAAGTTTATGCCGATCAGTTGCGAGGAAGAATTCGTGGAACAGGAGTACACGCAGCAGGAGTTGTTACATCAAAAATTCCTATTAGTAAGATTGCTCCAATGGAAACAAGAAATGTTACAGGAAGCGATACCAGGCTCCCCGTGGTTGCTGTAGACATGGAGGAAGCCGCAGATATTGGCCTCATTAAGATTGATGCCCTCGGCCTAAAAACTCTTACAGTGATCAATGACTGTTTAAATATTATTGAAGAAAGAACTGGCAAAAAGCCAGACCTTAAAGCATTGGATATGGAAGATAGAAATATTTACCACATGCTTTCTGAGGGGCATACAAAGGGCGTATTCCAATGTGAGGCTGCACCCTATACGAACCTTCTTGTTAAGATGGGGGTAAGTAAATTTAATGAACTTGTTGCATCGAATGCGCTAGTAAGGCCAGGTGCCATGAACACTATTGGTAAAGAATATATTCTTAGAAAGCAGGGTAAGCAGGGGATTGCTTATGCATCTCCAATAATGAAAGAGTTTACTGAAGACACATACGGTACAATTCTTTATCAGGAGCAAGTCATGCTTGCTTGCGTCCACCTTGGCGGAATGACCATGGGCCAAGCCAATAAGGTGAGAAAGATTATTGGAAAGAAAAAAGATGCAAGCGAATTCGATGAATTCAAAGAGTTGTTCGTTAGGAATGCTACTGGGCCACTTGGCGGTGCTGCTGCTGAAAAGATGTGGCATGACTTCGAGGCACATGCAGGATATTCGTTTAACAAGTCTCATGCTGTGGCTTACTCAACAGTCTCGTACTGGACTGCATGGCTAAAGTATTATTACCCACTTGAATTCATGTTCGCTCTTCTTAAGAATGAGAAGGATAAAGATGCCAGAACAGAATACCTCATCGAAGCAAAGCGAATGGGAATACCTCTCAGACTCCCACATATCAATGATTCGGGAATCGATTTTAAAATCGAAGGGAAGGGGATACGGTTCGGAATGGCGTCAATTAAGTATATTTCTGATAAGATCGCTGAAAGATATATTTCTGCACGCCCCTTCACAAGCCTTGAAGAGGTTGAGAAGTTTACCTTTACAAAGGGAAGCGGAGTAAATTCAAGGGCGCTCGCTGCAATGAATGCAGTAGGGGCCTTAACCTTCCCAGATAATCCCAGAAATGAAGAAACGGTTAGATCAAATCTTTATGAATATCTAAATCTACCTGAGTTCAATATTCAAATTCCTCAACACTATCATGTATACATTACCACTACAGACGAATTTGATGAAAAGGGTGCCTTTATTTTGATGGGGGTTGTCAAGGCAATTAAGCGAGGTAAGGGGTGGAGTAGAGTAGAAATTCTTGATCAAACTGGATCTATTGGAATATTTGATGACGAGGAGACAACGATTGAAGCGGGTAAAACTTATATTATTCTTGCTGGATCTAACAGAATTGTTGAGGCAATTCCTGTGGACGAGATACGAGAAAGCAGTTCTGCGCTTATCAAATTCCTAAACTATAAGCAACTTCCTTATGGAAATGATGAGCACTATGTGCTATCGTTTAAAACAAGAGTAACTAAAACCAATAAAAGAATGGGCACGCTAGTCCTTGCAGATAGCGGAAGAGAATTGAGAAGCCTCGTTGTATTTCCTAGTGCTTTCCCCAAGGCTTACGTTGGGCTACAGGCTGGATCAGCCTACAAAATTGACTACACGATTAACAAGGATGATGACCTTATTTTCCAAGATGTAGTGGTATAATTGTGGTATGGATAAAAAGGGTAGGCCAACTGGAAGCAAGTATAAAATAGGCGATCTGACTCCAACAGGAAATCTTATTATTGATATTAGTTCAAGACCGAAAAGATTTAATAAAAAAAGACAAAAGTTTGAGGGGGATGGAAATGACTTTAAGATAAGATGTTCTGTATGCAACGATCCACAAAATGATAGATGGACAAATAAGGTTTCAGAGGTTTATAGGTGTAAGCCATGCTATACAAAAACTCAAAAAATAGAAAGAAATACAGACAGCACTTATAAAGTTTTATTTGCAACAGTAAAAAGTGGGGCAAGAAAACGAGGATATAAATTTAACATTACACTTGATGAATTCAAAGCAATTGTTATAAAAAAATGCTATTGGTGCGGAGAAGACGCGCCGCTAAAAAATCCACAAAGTTATAAAATGCCAACACTACCCGCCCCAGCACACGGTATAGATAGGCTTGATAATTCTGTCGGATACGTGTACGATAATTGTGTTGCAAGTTGTCGTGTTTGCAATGTTGCAAAAAATAATTCCTCTATTGAAGAATTTAGACTTTGGATAAAAAAAATTTATAAATATCAATTTCAGGAGGTAATAAGTGCTTAATGATTTAGACGACACAGCGTTCACGTTGAATGCTCATGCAAGAGAAAAGGGATTTTGGAGCCCACTAGAAAGAATGGAAAAGCAGGACCATATTATCTTTTACCTGAAACAACTTCAGATGATTAATACTGAGGTTAGTGAGGTAACAGAAGCAATGAGAAAAGAAAAGGGGGACGACCAAGTGGTTGAAGAATTAGCAGATATTTTGGTTCGGCTCCTAGACCTGTATGGTGGACTAGCGACAGAAGGATACACAAAAGAATCATTGCAAAAACATTTTAACGATAAGGTTGAAAAGAATCTTTCACGACCAAAGATGCATGGAGTTTTAGCGTGACCAATGTAGAAGATGTTCTTGCTAATCTAAATCCTAAGTTAAGAAAAAAGGTTAGCATTGGATCAGAGATTGAAAACGTTCGATTTGCTGAAACACCGTCTTATGGATTGAATTCTGCCCTAAATGGTGGACTCCCCTACGGCAGGCAGATTCTTATATGGGGAAATAAAAGTTCTGGTAAGTCATCGTTTTGTCTACAAATTCTTGCGGGGGAACAAAAGAAGGGAAAAGTATGTGCATGGATAGACGCAGAAATGACATTTTCTCCAGAGTGGGCTACCCGATTAGGCGTAGACACAGAGAATCTTATTGTGTCAACAGCAAGAACAGTCAACGATATGGTGGATGTTGCCACCGATCTAATGAAAGCGGGGGTAGACGTTATTGTGGTTGACTCTATCTCTGCTCTTCTTCCTGCTGTTTATTTTGAAAAAGATAGCACAGAACTTAAGCAACTAGAAAACACTAAACAGATGGGGGCGGAAGCAAGAGATATGGCCAATGCCGTCAAGATGCTTAACTATGCCAACAATCAGGATAAGCCAACCCTATTAATTCTTATTAGTCAATCAAGAAATAACCTCGGCTCCATGTATGTAAATCTTATTCCTACTGGGGGCAAGGCTGTTCAGTTTTATTCTTCAACTATCATTAAACTGTTTTCCTCTGAGTCTGATAACCAGGCAATAAAGGGTAAACTGTATGTGGGAGACAGAATCATTGAAGAAAAAATTGGTAGAAAAGTAAGATGGGATGTTCAGTTTTCTAAAACGTCTCCTGCATTTCAAACTGGAGAATACGACTTTTATTTTCGTGGAGATGATGTCGGCATTGATAGCATTGCTGACCTTGTTGATACTGCTGAGTCGATGGGGCTGGTAGAGCGAGCAGGGGCTTGGTATACAGTTGAAGGTGAAAGGTTCCAGGGTAGAGATAAACTCGTCTTAGGAGTTAAAGAGAACTTAGATATTCAGGAATTACTAATAAAGAAAGTGACTAATGCCTAGTAAATATACTGTTTATGAGGGATTGTTTGTCTGTCAAAAATGCAACGAAGAAGTATCCTCTGCTAGATTCTGGAAAGATACATATGATTTTACCTGGATGTGTTCCTGTAAAAATGTTTCCAAAGTAAATCTCTATGGAAGGGGGTACTAATGAGTGAAAAATCAGAGTTAAAAAAAATAGGTGCAAAGCCTCATAAAAATAGCGGCAGAGGAAGATACCAAAAAGCCGATGGAAGCCTTGATGGATATGTTGTAGACGTTAAAGAGTATTCTAAATCTTTTTCTGTCAATAAAGATGTGTGGGCAAAAATTGTAATGGATACAATGCAGGTAGATAAAAATAAATCTCCAGCACTAATGATTGTCCTTGGAGAACAGCACAAGACCCGTCTTGCTATAATTGAATGGTCTGAATTTGAAAGGCTAATAGACAATGACAACTCTTGAACAGGTAAACGATCTGTATGAGATTGCAGAATATATGGATGACCCTGAATTAACTCAGGCGCTAGAATTTATTGCTAAAGTAATTTTTAAACCAGATGTTCCAATTCAAGTTGTAACAACTGAATTGGTAAGACTGCAAGCAATTGCTGCTAAGATGGCAATGAAGGCCACGTTTATGGCTAATGTAGATAAAAGTAATAGAGCAAAAAAGAATCTGTACTATACCGCTGCCGAACAAATAGATAAAGTTTGTGGTAGCCTAAAGTACCTAACAAAGGGATAATATGGCTAAGAATTTTTTGAAACAAGTTTTAGACAAGCAACATGAAGGCCCAATAGATACCAAGGCGCTGATTGAAAAAATTGAATCTGGATATGTAGCAAACAGGCAGCCAGAGTTCAAGACAAAGAAAACATTTAGCCCGTCATCATTAGTGTATGGCAATGGAGCGTGCCCAAGATATTGGTTCCTTGCATTTTCAGGTGCAGAGTTTGAGGATGATGTAGATGCATATGCGGTAGCCAACATGGGAAGCGGAACACACGCCCATGAAAGAATCCAGAAAGCAATAGAAGATGCTGGAATCATGGTAGAAAAAGAAAAAAGAATTATCGCTCAAGATCCACCCATCTTTGGATTTGCAGATGCAGTAATCCAATGGGAAGAAGATCAGCCAGTTGTTGAAATTAAAACAATGAGAGAAGAGTCTTTCGCTTATAGGCGTCATGCTAAACCACCAAACTATCACTTGATGCAATTGCTTATCTATATGAAGGTGCTTGGGAAAAAACTAGGGATTCTTCTTTATGAATCAAAGAATTCTCACGAACTACATGCTATTCCAGTAGAAGTAAATGAGAATTACAAGGGATGGATGGACTATGCCTTTGACTGGATGAGAAAGGTTCGGGCGCAATGGGAGTCTGGAGAAATTCCACAAAAGCCATATCGATCAAACTCTAAGGTATGCAAGGGCTGCCCTCTGGCAAAAACTTGTGCGGTAGCAGATAAGGGAAGTATTAAAATAGAGCCCCTGGAGTATCTTGAATGAAAAACTGCGACTGGTGTTCTAATGAATTCCAGCCCAATGTGAGTTACCAAATTTATTGCTCTGTTGAGTGTCGTCAACTAGCAACTAAAGAAAAAGTAAATGAAAGATATAGAATTAAAAAAAGAACAAGGCACAGCAAAAAGGAAAAAAGATGTGCTGGAGGATGTGGAACCCTCTTAAGCATGTACAATGAATCTAAGTTTTGTTCCAGATGTATGACAAACAACAAAGACGTTCTGCGTGCGCTTAAAGAACTTAAAGGAATAATTGAATATGAAAAATTTGATAAATAGACCAGAATCTTTTTGTGCAATTGATGCAAGCACAAACTCCCTTGCATTTGCATATTTTAAAAATGATAGTTTAGAACAATGGGGTAAAATAAAATATTTTGGTAACGATATTTATGAAAAAATTGTAGACATATCACTAAAAACTAAATTATTTTTTGATAGATTTCCAGAATTAGACTATATTGTTATTGAGCAGGTAATATACCTAAACTCTCCAAAGACTGCTGCCAATCTTGCCATGAGCCACGGAGCCCTGGTAGGCGCTGCAGCGGCATCAGGAGTAAAGAATATTGCTAGTGTTAGTCCCATGGTTTGGCAAAACTGGTCGGGAAATAAAAGGCTGACCCTTGATGAAAAGAACGCTATACGAGATGCCAATCCAGGCAAGACAAATTCTTGGTACAAATCCCAAGAAAGATTGTTTAGAAAGCAAAGAACAATAAGATTTGTTAATGATAGATTTGGCACCAAGATTGATGATGATGACATAGCAGATGCAGTTGCGATAGGCTCCTGGACTCTGGAAAATTGGAAGAAGGTGTTTTAATTGCCAAGAGGCAGTTCTCTTCATCATTCAGAAGCATATTTGAAAAAACGTTTGCATTTAGACAAAAAGACCCCGCAAGAAATTGCAAAAGAATGCAATGTTAGTATCCAAGTTATTTATCGTCAAATGAAAAAGTTTGGTCTTAAATGAAAAAGTATTTGATTATAGGTCTTGAGTCAACTTGTACGAGAATAGTTTCACGACTAATAGCATTGAATTTGGGGCTTATATCTGATATAAATGAGTGGAACGGGGAAGATGTAATTGAGTCTGATGAGTATTCGGTAACACACAGAAGCATTCCTCATGGATCAAGACTAGAAAAAAGAACGTTCCCATCATTAAAAGATGTGTTAGATTTTGATGTAGTTGTTGTTACTTCAAGAGATATTAATTGCTCCCTACAGTCCAAGACGATATCTCATCAGCCAGATATAGACATTGCAATAAGAGAAAACAGTATTGGAATTCAAAACTTAAAAGAAATTATAAAAAATAAAAATGCAATTATTTTTTCTTATGAGTCTGCACAAGTTTTTCAAGATGCATATGTTAATCAATTTTTAAAAAGTCTTGACATAAGTAATCCAATTGCGATACAATTTGAAAACATAAACAAGAAATACTTTATAAGGAAAAAAGATGAGTGATCAAGTAAATCATCCAGTTCACTATACGTCTCATCCCAGCGGTATTGAGACGATTCAAATAACAGAGCATATGAATTTTTGCTTGGGAAATGCCATCAAGTATATAATGAGGTCTGAATTAAAAGGAAAACAAATAGAGGATCTAAGAAAAGCAATTTGGTATATCAACAGAGAAATTGAAAGATTGGAGAAGCAAAATGGGTCGAAGGAAAAAGTACAAGAATCTTAATCCAAACGCACATCTTTTTGTTACTGCCGACAATTATCAAATTCCAGATTCTAATAGGGTGATTGAAGAGGGAGAGATTATTAAAATTGTGGGGGAGCACGGTAAAAAGTTTCAGTTTAAGCAGCATGTTGTCAGAACAGATACAGGAGTAGAGTGGATTGATTGCTATCAATTAGAGAAGGGGCTGTTTGCTGGATGGAGATCCTTTAGGCCAAACAGGATTAAGCCTCTTCCCAAGAAAAGAAGGCGTACATAATATATAATGGGGAATCATGACTGAAATACTTGATCACATTGAAGAAGTAAATAGAGTTGCTTCAGAGTATATAAAGGGTCTTAATGAGACAGAGATCTCTAAGGAACTTGATATTCCAAAGGCCAGGGTATCGTCTTTGCTTAGAGAGTGGAAGACAATGGCTAGCAATTCTGAGGCAGTAAGAGCAAGGGCAAGAGAAGCACTTGCTGGAGCAGATCAGCATTATTCAAAATTAATTAAGCAAGCATATGAAGTTATTGATGAGGCAAACCAGAGTGCCGCCCTTGGTGCAAAAAATCAAGCAATCAAACTAATCCTTGATATTGAGTCAAGAAGGATTGAGATGTTGCAAAAGGCGGGGCTATTAGAAAATAAAGAACTTGCTGATCAATTGCTGGAAACAGAAAGAAAGCAAGAACTGCTGATTGGTATTTTACAAGACGTTGCCTCTAAGTACCCAACAATTAAAACTGAAATTCTAACCAGGCTGGCCCAGGTTGCTGGTGAAAATGGAAAGCCAGTAGTCATATATGATTCTTAAAAACACATTACTTATGATATAATGTTTTTATGAAATTGTGCACTGTGGATGGCTGTGAAAGAAAAATGTCTGCGAGGGGCCTGTGTCCAAAGCATTATTATAGAAATAAAACATATGGAGATCCTAACATAGTTAGATTTCCTTGGAGAGAGGACAGATCTTGCTCTATTCCAAATTGTCCAAACGAACATGAGGCAAAAGGATATTGCAGGGTACATTATTTAGTAATGAGAAAATTTAAAATATCACATGAAGATTATGTAGCAAAACTATCAAAGTCTAATGGTAAGTGTGATATTTGTAAAAAAGAATGTGCTCATGGCAAGGCTCTATCTTTAGACCATGACCATGATACAAACAAAGTCAGGGGTATGCTATGCGCCCCCTGCAACTTAGCACTAGGTGGCTTTACTGATAGCGTTGAAGTTTTACAGTCTGCAATAAACTATCTTAATTATTGGGGAAAACAATGAGTTTAGATTTCTCTGATTTTTTTTCTGCGCTAGATGACGACCCGTTTGAAGAAACCCCAGTAGACTTTGAAACATTTGTTTATGGAGAAGATTTTTTAAATCAGCCAGAATTATCACAAATTCAAAAAGATCTTGTTGAAGCAATGAGTCAGATTTATAAAGAAGAAGACTTGATAAGAATTATGGGGGAACAAGAAGGAAGAAAACATTATAAAAAATATACGAAATCTGAGGTAATTCTTCAGTTGGGCAAAGGAAGTGGAAAAGACCACACCTCCACTATTGGGTGTGCGTACTTGGTGTACAAACTTCTTTGCTTAAAAGATCCAGCAAAATATTTTGGCAAACCTCCAGGTGATGCTATCGACATTATCAATATTGCGCTCAATGCTGAACAAGCAAAGAATGTTTATTACAAGGGATTTAAAAATAAAATTCAAAGATCACCCTGGTTTGCGGGTAAGTATGAAGCCAAAGTAAATGCTATCGAATTTGATAAAGCAATAACTGTATATTCTGGACACTCAGAAAGAGAGAGCCATGAGGGACTTAACCTTATCCTCGCCATCCTTGACGAAATTTCTGGCTTTGCCCAGGAATCTAATAGTGGTAATGAAAATGCCAAGACTGGTGATGCAATTTATAAAGCATTCCGCGCATCAGTAGATTCACGATTCCCTGACTATGGAAAGGTAATCCTTCTCTCCTTCCCTCGTTATCCAGGAGACTTTATTTCTAAGAGATATGACCATGTTGTTGCTGAAAAAGAAGTAGAGATTAAAAAGCATACATTTATTATTAATCCAGATCTTCCAGCAGACATGGCTGAAAATCAATTTGAAATTGAGTGGGAAGAAGATCATATTCTTTCTTATAAGTATCCTGGAATATATGCAATTAAAAGGCCGACATGGGATGCAAATCCAACTAGAAATATTAATGACTTCAAGACAGCATTTCTTGACGACTTTCCTGATGCGATGCAAAGATTTGCATGTACACCGTCCTATGTATCCGATGCATTTTTTAAGCAAGTAGACAAACTAGAAAGATCTATGAGTAAAAGAAATCCAGTAGACTCATTCAAAAGACTTGAAGCATCTTTCCAGCCACAAGAAGACGTTAGGTATTTCCTTCATGCGGATCTTGCACAAAAACATGACAAGTGTGCTATTGCCATAGCGCATGTTGATAAATGGGTTCAGGTGAGAACCTTTAATGACTATACCCAGATCCATCCTCTTGTCATTGTGGACGCAATTGTTTGGTGGGAGCCAAGAAAAGAAGGCCCAGTAGACTTATCAGAGGTTAAGAATTGGATAGTTAACTTTAGGAGAGATGGGTATCAAATAGGGCTTGTTACTTTTGACCGATGGCAGAGTTTTGATATTCAACAAGAATTAAAATCCGTTGGAATAAAGACAGATACTCTTTCTGTTGCTAAAAAACATTATGAGGATTTGGCAATGTTGGTTTATGAGGAAAGAGTTATTATGCCTCACATAGATATTCTTTTAGCAGAAATGAGCCAACTAAGAATTGTTTCTGACAAGAAGGTTGATCACCCTAGAAAGGGATCTAAGGACTTGTCTGACGCAGTTACGGGTGCAGTATATAATGCAATTGCACACACGCCTAGAAACATGAATCAAGAAATTGAAATTCATGATTGGAAATCTGTATCAAGAAAAAATGAGCGGGAAATAGGAGAAAACGTTATTGCTGCTCCCCCGCCAATGACAAAAGATATAGAAGATTATTTAGATTCATTCGGAATGCTATAGGAGAAATTAAAATGATATTTGTAACTATTTTCTTATTTATTACTTTGTTTTTGTTTATGTATAATGCTACATTCAGCATCGTTTCTTTGTCTAATAATCAGGGCAATGATACAAAAATTACTTCCATTGCACTAGTTTTAACCTTATTCTTGATTTCCTTGAACGTCGCCTCTATAATTATAGTATTGTAAAAATGAGCGGCGATGGCCAAGTCTGGTGAAGGCGTCTGTCTTATAAGCAGAAGATGCGTGGGTTCAAATCCCACTCGCCGCACAGGTGCTATAATTAAATATATAAAATAAGGAGTGATGAATAGTGTCAGAACCAGTTGATGTATTAGAGGATATGGCGGATATTGATCTTACCGCCCCCATTCCTGGCGATTGGGAGCCAGTAGAAGATGACTCTATTTTTGAGACAAGAGACAAGGATGAGGATGCAAATGACTAAAAATCCATCAGCAGCGGAAATTAGACAGGCGCTTATTGATCACGGAGTAGATGCAAAATTCTACGAGGGGTTTGATACCAGGGGTAACCCATACACCAATGGGCTACAAGCAATTGTAATTCATCACACAGCAAACCCAAATGCTGGAAAACCAGGGAACTTTAATAATATCCTTTATTGGTGTACAAATGCCTATAAGCCTTATGCAGTAGCAAATCAACTTGTGGGCAAGTACCCTGGAGAAAACTATTTCCTTGCAGCGCGTGGAACATACCACAGCGGTCTGGGTGGCCCATGGTCTGCTGTTGGTGTGGGAGTAGGAAATGTTCTTCATTGGCGTGCTTGGGGCATTGAGATTGATGATCCAGGAACCTCAAAAACAATTAACTCATATCAAATTGAACAAGTAGCAAGAACCATTGCTGCATTCTGGGATCTTTGTGAATGGCCCGATGATGGTTCTCGCATTATTACACACGGAGACTGGACTGATTCAGGACCATATCTAAATGAGCCAAACTACGGCCCACACAGATATCGCAAGAATGATACTTTAAGAAAGTATTATGATCAAAACTTCTGGCGCAAAGAAGCAGCAAAGTATCGCATTGGCAAAGAAATGTGGGATGGCACCGTGCCACTCCTTGGAGCAGTGCAGAAGGCAGAAGAGCAGGATCTTGCAAACAAGGCCGCATGGAGAGTTGCTTGCAGGCTATATGATTTAGGATTTACAAAGAGAAGGCCAGCAAGACTTGGAAAGCAAAGATATCCTAGAAGAGCAGTAAGGCAATTCCAAAAGTCTCTGGGATGGAAAAACGCTCATGGAAACTTTAGCCCAGCGACACAAAAAAGAATGTTTGGAAAAGTAAAAAGATAATGCCTTACGACATTAGACAAAATTATCGTGATTGTTCTGGGTATGCTGTAGTTGGGCCAGACGGAACTGTTCGTGGCTGCCATCCAACCAGGGAAAGAGCAGAGGCTCAGAGGGCTGCTCTTTATTCCGTAGAAGATGAGCAGGCTATGGGGAAATCTGTTCGTGTAGGAGGCATGGTTTCCTGGAATTCAAGTGGCGGTCGTGCAGAAGGAAAAGTAAAAAGAATTATTAGAAATGGTAGTTACAATGTACCAGATTCTGATTTTACAATTACAGGCACAGAAGACAACCCCGCAGTAGTCATTGAAGTATATCGTGATGGAAAGCCAACGGGAAGAATGGTCGGACATAGAATGAACTCTTTGAGAGCAAAGAAAAGTATTTGGGGAGGATCTTTTGATCCTCTGGGGAGAAGAGATGTCTGACACATATAAACCAACAACTGGTATGCAGTCTGCTGCAAGGCGTGCCTTAAAGTGGCGAGAAGAAGGCAAGGCAAAGGGCGCAGGAACATCTGTTGGATGGACTAGGGCCAATCAGTTAGCAAACAGAGAGAATCTATCTTTAGACACTGTAAAAAGAATGTATTCTTATTTCTCTCGTCACGAAATTGATAAAAAGGGCAAAGGCTTTTATAATGGTCCAGATTTTCCCTCAAAGGGCCGCGTAATGTGGGAGGCATGGGGAGGAGACCCAGGCTTCTCCTGGTCAAAAAGAATTGTAGAAAGAGAAGAGTCTAAAAAGGTATGGAATGGCTCTGCGTTTGATCTAAAAAAATACAATAACTAGGGAGCCATATGTGGTTTTTATTAGCAACAATTCCCTGGATAGCAACCGTAGGGGCACTTTTATATGTCATTGTTCAATACAACAAAAGACTTTCAGAATACAACGATGAAGATTTTTATGAAGAATCCTTTGATGAAGATGAAATAAAAGATACAATACATGTAGCAGTATATGAAGATAAGGCATACTGGGTTCATGAAAATATTTTTTATGAAGCAGATTTAATTGCAGAACCAGATTTTGCAACAGCAAGACCAATAGATACAATGTCTTTAAGCACAAAACAAATAACAGAACTGATGGAAGTTCTTGATGAATTAGAAAATCATGGAAAGGAATAAAATGAACGTCGTAGTACAGGGCACCAGAGAGTTTGCCAGTTATGATGTGTTTATGCGTGCTATGGGAGTAGCGCTATCTTCAATTGAGGACACAGAGTTTAATGTCTATAGTGCTGGACCATCACAAGTAAATCAATATACTGCAGAATTCTGCAACCTTTCTGAAGATGGCTTAAAACGGCGTGGCATTAAGGTGAGATACTTTAAAGTTGCTCCCTCATTTATTGAAGAGAATATTTCTGACTTCGATTACTTCGCCTTCCTTTCTGCCCCGAATCAGGAGCGACCGTCCAGTTTGGCGGCATCTGCTGAATTGAGTGGTATGGAAGTTGGCGTTTTCCGATTCTAGGAGAACGCTATGCTATCAAACAGAGATCGATCTTATCTTAGTGTTGCCAGATACATGGCAAAAAAATCTGTTTCAAGAAATACCCACGGCGCTGTAGTTGTTAAGGGTGGAAGGGTTCTTGGCACAGGATATAACAAAAATAGGAATCATCCAGCAATAGTTTCCCCAGAACACATTAAAGAATATTGTTCTTTTCATGCAGAAGAAGTTGCTATTCGTGAAGCGGGGGAGGATAATGTAAGAAACGCAGTAATTTATGTGGCAAGAGTAAACAGACAAGGAAAGGATAGAGACAGCAAACCTTGTTCCCGCTGTAGTGACTTGATTAAGCGGGTGGGAATAAAGAGAGTTGTCTTTACCGCTGAAGCAGGAGAATACTATGTTAATCAGTAGTCTAGACAAGATGGAAAGCATTGTTGATTCCAGGGACGACCTAGAGTGGGTCGGATGGAATGTCGTACGATATTTTGGGCAGTCGTCCTTCCTTTCTAAGGATGTAGTTTTTAAAAATGGTAAGTGGATTAAAACAAAGGTCTATCCTATTACAGAACTGGGATGGGATATCCCAGATAGCATAGGAGGAAGCCTTGCACAGTTGGAAGGATGAAGCAGATTGTTTAGACATAGACACCAATCTATTTTTTGATAAATATGAAGATGATCAGCATCTTGCAAAGACTGTGGATGGTATTTGCCAAAGTTGCCCAGTAAATCAAAAGTGTTTCGCCTGGGGCGTATCCAACAAAGAGTGGGGCGTCTGGGGAGGAATCTATTTGAAAGATGGTAAAATTGATAAAGAGTTCAATGCACATAAGTCTAAGGAAGACTGGTTTGTTGCGTGGGAATCTTTAACAATGGAGAAAGAATGATTTATACCCCCGATGTTGCTGCTGCGATAAAGTCAATTCCCATGCCTGTAGAAATGAGTGTTGACATAGTTGATTATGACCAGTACCTTGGAATAAGATTTTATGAAAGCGAATGGTCACATCTTTCTGAAAATGAAAGAATGAGAATGGCAATGTATTTTCAAGCAGTAAGGAAGGTGCTTGAAAGAGGAGGGGTCAAATCAACACTAGACCCAGTATATGATAAGCCAGGTATACAGGAAGTGTAATGAGCATATTTATTTCCATTGCATCTTATAGAGATCCAGAATTAATTAAAACAATAAATAGTTTAGTCAATAATTCTGACAACCCCGATCAACTTTATTTTGGAATTGTTTCTCAAGAGGCTCGTAACAAACACGAGAACTTTGATTGGCTGGGAGACAATGCCAGAGTAATAAAAATGCATTACAAGGATGCAAGAGGGGCAGGGTACGCAAGGAAACTTGCAATGGAATTGTATGATGGGCAAGACTACTTCCTTCAAATAGATTCCCATATGAGATTTGAACAATCTTGGGACACTAGAATCATTAAAGTTCTCAGCCATGCACAATCAATTGCAAAAACAGACAAGGTTGTTCTAAGTCAATTTCCCGCTCCGTATATGGTCCTAACAGATGGGACCGATTACTATCTTAAAGGGGATGAAAACTTTTGGGATTTTCCATCATGGACCTCAGTAGAGAATACTTGGGGAGGGTTCTGGTCGGGGAAGAGAGAAAGGATAAAAGATCTTTCAATACCGCACAAGACACATACAATCCTTGCAGGTTATGTCTTCGCCCCTGGAGAAATAGTAGAAGAAGTTCCCTATGACGAAAGAATATCGTTTATGGGAGAAGAACTTTGTTTTTCTATCCGTGCGTATACTAGGGGCTGGGAGTTGTATGCTCCAAATGAGATGCTGTGCTGGCACTTCTATAAGAGAGAAGAAAACCCAAAAATATGGAATGACAATCTCATAGGAAGAACCTGGAATGAACTTGAGATGGAGTCTCAAAGAATTCAAGAAAGAGTACTTCTTGGTGAAGAGCAGGGTATATTTGGTATTGATGGCATAGAAAGATATTTAGAATATCAGGAAATGATTGGGATTAACTTTCCCACTTTTTATAAAAAAGAATTGCCTAGAAGTGTGAATCTTGGTACACTTGCAAAAGAAATAGAGTTCGATGAAAACTTTAATCTTGTTGAAATAAGTAAGAGTGGATATTGTATCAACAATTTTCATGGTGAATGTAAAAGAAATACTGTTTGTATGTGTGACTGTCATAAAGGAGATTAATGTGTCGCAGGATATTGATAGGCTATTAAGCAACATGAACTCAGCCTCTGCTGATCTAAAAAAGTCTGCGGGAGGAAAAGCGGGAGAAGGAATTGAAAAGAAGTACGGAGATGCATACCAGCAACTAGTTAAGGCTGGAGTAAGGCCACAACTACGAAGAAAGTATCGATAAATGTATGTGGCTAAGATCATAAGAAGGAACATGCTAGTTGAGGCATACTTTTGGAGAAAGCAATGGCATCCAGAGATGTCTTCTAATCAACTAGAGTTTATTTCTAACAAAAACTTTTTCTTTAAATCAAGGGCCAAGAAATGGATAGGAAAGCAGTTGATTAGAGAAATGTCGATAAACAGAGACCTGGAGATTATTAATGGATGAAGCAACAATTATTGGAAACATTTTAAATAATTCTATAACCAGATATGCAAAGTCTGTTCAATCCTATGAGATTGAGGTGGCTAATTTGATGGCAGAGATTATTCGTTTACAAAATAAAATAGAGTCTTTTACCAACATTAAAGAGGAGAAAAAGGTTGACTAAGTTAGTTGCAGGAGCAGATATTATTAAGAACCAAATTACTTCTCGTTGGCCAAATGCCAATGTTTTGTCATCAGAATCTAACTATTCTGCAAGCAAGTCTTTAATTTATTCAATTTCTATTGACCTAAAATCAGAAGACGATTCAGAATCTGAGTGGTTTGCGGATCAGATCCTTGCGTTCTGCAAAAACAAGAATGCTGGATATGTGAGAATCAAGTCTCTCCGATACAAGAATATGGTAGCAAGTGGAACGCACTCTATGTTTTTTTGGGTGTGGAGAACCTGCGACTATGACATTGGGAACAAGATTGAAATAGATTTTACTACCTACGGAGAGACAGACAGCACGCCATTCTCAATACCAATTTTAAATGGCGATGATTGTGGCGATGTAGTGCAGTCGCCAGACATTGACTCCCTTCTAGACTCTATATATTCACAATCTGCTACAAAGAGTACTTTTTTGCTCGCTTGTAGAATGAAGGAACTAGGGTTTCTTGATGAGAACATTGCTCCTATAGGCAAGCAAAAGTATCCCAAAAATGCAATTAGAAAGATGCAGGACTATATGGGGCTAGAAAGAACAGAATATAACCAAGACCTCCATTGGAAAATCTGGGGCGAAATGACAATATCTTCTTCAGAAGTATGATGTAGTTCACATATCATTTATTTGATTTTGTGACACAATTGAGATATTATTATTACATACCCCAAAAGGAGGAGATTTAATGCGTTCTTTTTTTAGAATGTTGTCAGAGGTTATTTCTGGAAGCACAACTGAAAGAAATGACTTCTATTGGAAATGGGATTTTGAAAGAAATAGGGCCGCAAACTTTGGTCCATCTCATGTATCAGAAATTGACAGTATCTTTTCGCGTCAATAGTTGTCGTTGTTCGATCCACGGTACTTTTACCGTGGATCAACTATTTTAAGGAGTAGTTATGAATTTTTTTGTTTCTATCTTTAGTACAATCTTTTTACTATTTCCATCATCAGTTCAGTTTGATGTCCCCGATCACCTAACAAGCAGTCCTGTTATTATTGGAGACTATAAACCTGCAAAGGTATATAAGAATCAAAGGCTGCCCAGAGTAGAGAAGTTTAGGTGTAAGAATGAAGCAGCACAAATTCTTTACAAGGCGGGATTCAGAGGGTGGTCTCATAAAATGGCATGGGCTATTACATATAGAGAATCTAAACACCAAAACTTGTCAGAAAGCAGTCCGTATTTTACAGGTGCGCTGGGAATGTGGCAAATTCAGACCTCTGCCTGGTCAGGGAAGTCATGGTGGTCTCGTAGTGCTATGCTAGACCCACTAGCACAAAGCAAGATTGCTTATAAGCATATGACCAATAAGGGAAGGTACTGGGTTCCCTGGGGATTAAATCCAGATGGCAGTCTTAATACAACACAATATGGAGGATGGTCTTCATGGAAGCATCAAAATTGGATTATGAAGCCGTTCCAAAAAGGTCTTGCACTTTATCCCTGCAAGACGCTACCATAAAGGGCTATCCGTGGGGGTAATCCCCCCACGGTTACCCTGCTGACTTTCTCAAATAGTAGATTGGTCTACCATTTCCAATATTTCTTGCTCTATAACTAGACGTTAAGGCATGGCAATTTGGACAAAGAACCTCAAGGTTTTCTGGGGAATGGTTTAAGCCGTCACCATCAATATGATTAATTTCTAATATTGTCTTGCCATCATCTGGATGGTTTTTATCAAAGCCACATTTAGAGCAAGAGTAGTTAGACTGTTCTAGTAAATATTTTCTAACGATTTGAGATAGACCAGAATCTGATCCACCACGCCACTCCCCAGAAAGCCACATTGGAATTTTTATAGTATGCATAGCGTTTCTAGAATAGCATTCATCACAGTATGTTCTTGATGAACTTATTTCTGTTTTGCAATTTTTGCAAGACCCTTCAGGCTTTCTGCGATTATATATTCCAAGGGTGTTATTATAGGTGGCAGCACAAGATTTAGAACAAAATTTTGGATTTTTAGTTTCGGACTTGCAATTTAAACATATCATGCTATAATTGTATCATGTTCGAATAACACCCGTGCGTATGCCCTTCGGCTTCTAACCGATAGAAAGGCTAACGGATACATGCTGGTTCGATCCCAGTCGCACGGACAAAATATATAAAAACATTGACTGCCACGCGGCATTAGTGAAATAGAATCACGGCAGTCTTCCAAACTGCAAGCGACGGAGCGTAACCCTCATGCCGCTCGCTTAAAAAGTTAACATAATCTAACAAAGGAAAATATATGACAAAGATTGTTGTGGCAATTGTTTCTTTTTTTGCTCTTCTTGCAGTTTCCGCATGTTCTGGTACGACCAGTTCTGAGGCTCCAACGGTAACAGTAACGGCGCAGCCTACACAAGAAGCGTCACCAGAAATTATTGAGAGCCCACAAGAAAAGTTTGTTTCTTATGTTCGTCAAGTTGGAGGTCGCTATGCCTCAATTGCTGGTGATTCTCAACTGATTAACCTTGGCAACATTGTATGTGATGGATATTCAAAGGGACTTTCTCAGGATGATGTTGTTGCAGCACTTTCTTACGCACTAGTAGAAAACAATATGAACAATGAAGATGGTGCTCTTTTTGCTGCCGCACTAATTGTCGGGGCAGAAAGATATTTGTGCTCCCAATACGTCTAATAAAAGGTATAATATAACTAATCTAATAAAGGAAGGTGTCATGCCTACAGCAATGGAAGAAGTAAAAGAAATTAAAAACACAGACACTCTTAATTCAACAGATAGGTGCGACAGATGTGGCGGTCAAGCCTACTTCTGGGTGAATGGAGTATCAGGAGATTTGTTTTTTTGCAGGCATCACTTTCTAAAGCATGAGGAATCAATTCGTGCCTATGCTTTTGAAATTATTGACGAATCACATAAACTTGATTACAAAGTAGAATCATCTGCTTAATATAGATAGGATAAATAATGGCATTACATAATCAACTTTTGGTAAATGGCAAGGCGCGCAATCCAATGATTGGAGAGCAAGAAACAATTGACTGGATGAAGTCATTGGTAGAACAAATTGATATGAACATTATTCAAGGACCATATGCCTCCTATGTTACCAAGGAGGGCAATAGGGGAGTTACATGCGTGGTAATGATTGAAACGTCTCACATTGCCCTCCATGTTTGGGATGAAGCAGAGCCAGCACTAATTCAATTTGATTTATATACTTGCTCCACCCTTCCTGTAGATGATGTATTGAGAAATCTAGAAGAAACTTTTGATCTAGAGGAATATCATTATATGGTTATTGAGAGATCAGAACAATTTAATCTTCGTGCTAACGCGCACAAGTTTTTATAAAATTGGTTTGATACAATATAACTATGAGCCTTTATGACCAATTAACACCAGAAGAAAAAGCATTTCACGATGCTCTTGTAAGAATCGCTGCAGAATATGGGCCATTTGACCAAGGCACCTCAAGCATTTGGGTTGGCTATGAATCTGCAGAAGATAATGAAGACAAAGAGATTGGCGTTAAATGCTCAAACTGCTCTCTCTACGCAGGCAATGGGAACTGCATGATTCTTTCTTATAAGGTTGAAGAAGGGGCAAAATGCAGGCTTGCAGCAATTCCAGATGGTCTAGTCACCCCTGAGATGAATGATGACGAAGAAGAAATAGAGATGAGCAAGAGCGTTTGGTCAGGCAAGTTTGATCCACTATTTAAAAGAATGGCCTAATAGTGTCAACAATAACTTTTCTTGGAAATTTTAGGGTAAGTTATACTAGCGAAACCCATCATGTTTCCAGTCTAAAGTCACTGAGGCATAAGGTAATAAAGTTGCAAGAGTCTGTTGCCACTAGTGAAGAAATATATAAGAGCGCTCGCTCATCAGATATATTCGTTTGGGTGCATACACATGGATGGAATACGCCAGGGAAAATGACCATGGTAGAAGTATTGCAAAAACTTAAACAGGATGGCGTTATCACTCTAACATACCACCTTGACCTTTGGTTTGGATTGCAAAGACAAAAAGATTTAGACCAAGACCCAATATATAAAGAGATAGGCCACTTCTTTACTGTTGACAAAAAGATGTCAGATTGGTTTAATAAAAATACAAACGTAAAAGGACATTATCTACCAGCAGGAGTATTTGATCAAGAATGCTACTACAAGCCAAAGAGGGTTCGTAACGACGTTGTTTTCGTAGGCAGCAAAAAATATCATCCAGAATGGACATATCGGCCAAAACTTGTCAATTGGCTAGGGGACACTTATGGTAAAAACTTTAAGCATTATGGCGGGGATGGAATACAAGTAGTCCGTGGAAAAGAATTGAATAATCTTTATGCCACCACAAAGGTGGTTGTTGGAGATACTCTGTGCCCCAACTTTGACTATGAATACTATTGGTCAGACAGAGTATATGAAACAATGGGGAGGGGAGGCTTTATCATTCACCCCTATATCCCTGGACTTGAAGAAGAGTTTAACGACAGAGAACACCTTGTTTTTTATGAATATAAAAATCTCAAACAACTTAAAGAGTTAATAGATTATTATATTGTCAATGATACTGAGCGAGAAAAGATTCGTTTGGCAGGACACAATCTAGTAAAAGAAAAATACACCTATAAAAATAGGTGGGCACAGATAATGAAAGAAATAAATCAATGATAGAAGAAGTTAAAGGAATAAAGTTTGATATAAGAAGAAACTATAAAACGGATAGAATCGTTATAGGGGAAATATTAGAGGAAAACGTCTATGAGGTTTCTTCAGGAAGATTCAATCTTGGCGGGGTTGTTGTTGATTTAGGAGCAAACATCGGTGCATTTTCTTTATACGCTGCCAAGCAAGGGGCTATTGTTTATTCGGTAGAACCAGAACCAAACAACATAAAGGCATTAGAAAAAAATATTTCATTAAATAATTTTTCTGACAAAATATTTATTCTACCCTATGCAATTAGCAATAAAAAGGGTGTGGCAATAATCAATGACGACGGCGGTGGGTCAACTATTAAAGATGATAAAGCGGGTACAGAAGTAGAACTTATGCCATTAGACAATTTATTTTCTCTTTATCATATTGATGAAGTTGATGTCATGAAAATAGATATAGAAGGAAGCGAAGTAGAAACAATTCTTGGGGCATCAAAAGAAACACTAGATAAATGTAAATATATAACTATGGAATTTGATATAAGATCAGGAAAGATGCTGGGGGAAATGGTAAGAAAATTATCAGAGACTCATCATGTCAGGACTATGGGTAGTTGGGAGCGAGGCGGGATGATATGGGCATGGAGATATTAAATGAAGATTGGTCTTATTGCTAGATGTGATGATACAGGATTGGGCAATCAGACTTTAGAGTTAGCAAAAATAATCAATCCAGATCACATTTTGCTTATTGATTCGTCTCCATTTCATCCCCATAATGTGCAACATCCAGAATGGTATGAGCCATGGGACTATGAGAAAATACAGGGAGTTCCAGAAAAACAAACAGTTTCACAGTTTATGAAAAGGGTTGATGTCATTATAACCTGTGAAACATTTTATAACAACAGGCTTGTTGATATGGCAAAGCAAAGAGGAAAGAAAACTATTCTTCAATACAACTTTGAATTCTTGGATTACTTACAAAATCCAAACATGACTTTGCCAGACATGCTAATTTCTCCTAGCCCTTGGAGAATTGATGAGGTAAAAGAAAAATTTGGAAAGCAAACCAATGTACAATTTTTACCACCACCTACCGACGCCTCGCTATTTGATCACAATAGAATAAATAATCTTAAAGAAACAAAGAGGCTTTTGCACATTGGTGGCAAGGCAGCAATGCATGATCGCAACGGTACTCAAACAGTTGTAGAAATGCTCAAACATTCTAAAGAAGACTATGAATTAGTCATAAGAAGCCAAAGTGATTTAGATATAAAGTCCAGCGATGATAGGGTTCGGTTCGTAATAGGGAATGAAGCCAAAAGAGAAGATATGTATTCTGGCTATGATGCAATGATTCTTCCTAGAAGATATGCTGGTCTTTGCTTACCAATGAACGAGGCCCTTCTTAGTGGCCTCCCCGTTTTTATGACAGATGTTTCTCCAAATAATTATTTTTTGCCTGATAACTGGCTGGCAAAATCCAGGGTGGTCGGAGAGTTTATGACAAAAACAATGCTTGACATACATGAAGCAGATCCAGTATTATTAGCAGAGAAAGTTGACAACTACATAAGGCAGGACAAAAAAGAAGAAAAGGACAAAGCATATCAAATCGGACACAGCAATTTTTCTTCTGAAGCACTAAGAGATAAATACTTAGAACTTATCAATGGCGTGTAGTTCAAAAAATAATAAAACAAATCCCGCGTGATGTAATGGCAACATGGCAAACTGTTAATTTGTTTATCTTGGTTCGACCCCAAGCGCGGGAGCCACATGATATACTGTTAATATGACTGTGAAAAAGTGTAGTAAGTGTGAAATAGAAAAGCCAATAAACGAGTTTAATAGTAAAGGTAGAAATAAGTTGCAGCCATATTGCCGCCCCTGCGACAACGAACATGCAAGACAATACTATAAAAAAAATAGAGAGCGTGTAAAAAAACAAATAAATGATGCAAGAAAGATTAGGGTTGCAAATCTTTCCAATGAAATAAGAAAATTAAAAGAATCAGTTCCGTGTGCTGATTGTGGTAAAAAATATCCATACTATGTTATGGACTTTGATCATATAACTGGTAAAAAAATTGATAATATTTCTTCCATGATTAACTCTGGAGTTTCTAAAAAAATAAAAGAAGAAATAGAAAAGTGTGAAATAGTATGTGCAAATTGCCACAGAGAAAGAACCCATGGCTTACATAAGAAATAATATTATAACTACTGCAGAAATGGTATTGTAATGGACAACAGAAACGTAATTGATTTCTATAAGTACTGGGATCATGATGCTATTGTTGCTGATCTTGATTCCAAGAGAAATGATTTTGTTGTAGCAGTAGAAAGACTAAATGGAGATTTCAACTGGTCAACTGTGATTCGTAATAGCAATGCGTTTCTTGCTCGCAAGGTATACCGCGCTGGAAAGCGCCAATACGATAAAAGGGGTGCAGTAGGAACCCACCATTATGAGCATGTCGGCTATGATGAAAGTATTATAAATCTAATTAATAAATATCGCAAGGAAGGATATAAAATTGTCGCCATTGACAATGTGGGTGAAGCGCAAGATATCAGATGTTATCGATGGGAACCAAAATCTTTCATGCTCTTTGGAGAAGAAGGAAGAGGTCTATCCCAGGAGGCCATTGAGTTGGCCGATGATATAGTTTATATTCCACAGTTTGGGTCTGTGAGGTCATTGAACCTGGGGACTGCTAGTGGAATAGCCATGTATGATTATGCCTGTAAAGTTTTGACACCCTGCCCCGCCTGATGTATAATTATTCATACGGAGGCCACCTTAGAGTTACGGGAAATAATGGCTAAAAAAAAAGAATCATATGCGCCAGAACCAAGTCCAGACAAAGTTTTGAAAGACAAGAGTGGCTGGTGTATGACACAGGATCATAAAGGATGCAAGTATCAATTTACATTTGGAAAATGTCCTTGCGATTGTCATAAAAAGGAGAAGAAATGAGTACAGAAAACAATTTGTTTTTAACTACAAGAGAATTTTCAGACATTGTGGTGAATGCCATCATCGCAAACAACTACTACTCTGAGAGTGAAGCCGTTCATCCAGAAGATCTTGCTGAAATCTTTGCAACGACAGCAAGAACGATTGGGGTCTCTTTAAGCGATATTAGTAGAAGAAATCGCCCCCTTCCCAAGAAAGCAATGATGCAAACAACTAGCCTTAGGAAGAATATTGGCAAAGAATATTCCAATGACATGAATGAAGATGTTGAACTTGGATATAGTGAAGCGAAGTACAGCAGGGAAGTTTAATGCCAACATATACTTATGAGTGCGACATTTGTGGGCAAATGGATGTTGTTCAATCAATTAGAGATGTGTCTATGTCTCAATGTCCTAAATGCATGAGTATTAATTTTAAAAAAGTTTTCGTTGCTGCCCCCGTACAGTTTAAGGGTAGTGGCTTTTACAGAACGGACAACTCAAAGCAATGATTGGTCAAGAAGTTTTTTATAGAAAAAAGATTCTTGAAGAAGTAGAAGAATTAATTGAGTCTTGCCCAGAAACAAATGCATATGGGATTTATTTATTTATGAAGGAAAATATTAAAGATGATTAGTTATAAAAATGAGGCGCTATGTTTTGATGACGTTCTTTTAGTGCCCCAGCATAGCGATGTATCTTCTAGGCACTCAGTTAATACAAAGATGGTCATCGGATCAGGCAATCGTAAAATTGAATTAGGCCTGCCAGTGATCGCTGCCCCTATGGATACTGTTTGCGATGTAGAAATGTGTACATCTCTTTCTAACGCAGGCGGCATGGGAATCCTTCATAGATATATGTCTTATGATGATCAAGTTTTTAAAACAGAAATGCTTACAAAAAGCGATATTGTTTTTGGCGTAGCAATTGCATCTAACAATGGGTTTATTACTCAGGCGCAAAGACTTCATGATGCTGGTGCCAGGGTGCTACTTGTAGACACGGCAAATGGTCACGGACAATATGCAATCGACGCAGTAAAAGAATTAAGGTTTAATTTTCCAGACGTACACATAATGGCTGGCAATGTTGCTACCATGGAAGGCTTTGCTGAACTTGCATCTGCAGGGGCAGACAGCATTCGTGTGGGAATTGGCGGAGGTAGTGCGTGTACAACAAGACTGGTTAGCGGCCATGGAATTCCGACACTAGCATCTATTATCGAATGTGATAATTGGAGAGAGGAATATTCTGGAAACGGAATAAACAATTGTTCAATCATTGCTGATGGAGGAATTAGAAACAGCGGAGATATGGTTAAGGCATTTGCTGCTGGAGCAGATGCTGTTATGGTTGGCTCTATGTTTGCGGGAACTGATGAATCACCAGGGGAAATTCTCACGGACGGGCAGGGGAGGACTGTAAAGGCATTTAGGGGAATGGCCTCAGCAGAGGCACAAAAAGATGCTACAGGTAATGTGTCTGTGGCAGAGGGTGTTTCTACTACCGTTCCTTACAAGGGATCAATTAATCATATCCTTGACGACATTCGCGGGGGCCTAGGAAGTGGATGTTCCTATTCTGGAGTACATAATCTAAATCAACTTTCATCTTTTGCTAAATATGTCAAGGTTAGCCCACTTAGTATCAATGAGTCAAAACCACATGCTCTATAATTAAATTATGGAAGATATTGAAGACGGTATAGAAAAACATTATCGCCATTTAATAGCAGATGATATTGACAAATGTCTTCATAACACTACCTCTAAAGATCCAGACGAAATGAGGCAAGTATATTGGTTTAATCAGGGGATGATGTTTGCTAGCATGATCGCTAGATGGGGGCTTGGCGATGATCAAAGATAACTTTATAATTTTTAGGAACTATTCTATCAGGGGATACTGGGAATTATCTGGTGCTAGATACACCACCTATCTTTCCCATACAATTATACTTGCTGACAATGGCAAAGACGCAGTTTACACTATGCTTAACATACATGGAATAAGAGAAGTAAAAGATATCTATGAGACTTTGGTAAAATATAGTCAAGACCCACAAGAAGATATGTTTATTGTGGAAATATAATTAAATAGGAGATACGATGAGCAGAGCAATTCATTGTGACGGACCTACCTGCGCTACCTGGATAAAAGAAGAAAATTCTTTTGATCGTTTGCCATTCATAGAAGTCTTTGAAAAAGAAGATGAGTTTTCTTTTTGTTCATGGGAGTGCGTTGGCAAGTTCACCGCAGTAAAATTACAAATGAGTGAGATGCCATCAATATGAAAGATAAAATGAGGCTTCATGACAGACTCTGCCCGTATCCCTCGCATCCATATCCCTGGCAATGCTTTTATTGTGAATTAATTGTAAAAGCCAGGGAAGATGAAAAACTTAGAGCCAGAGCGATAAAGGAAAGAGTAAACCCCTATGGAGATCAGATTCATAAAGGCTAGATGCCCAGACCCTCAGAACGGTCCAGGGTATATGGTATGGACAAATGAATACACGGGCGAATTCCAATGCGTTGGTTTCACAAGTAATAAAAATTTAATTGACATGAAGAAGTATTTTGCAGATGAAGGATATTGTATTTCTGTAATAGATGATCCAGACTTTCAGGCAGGTATGATTTTTAATGGATAAAGAGTTTATAAAAAAGATATACGATGCGCTTGAAAACAATGCTACTGGAGTATATGATGGTAGTCATGAAGAAGACTGCAATTATTTTCGATGTTGATGGAACTCTCGCTGATGTTTCGTCTATTCGTCACTACCTAAAGCCTGACCTGCACCACGGTAAAGATTTTGACACATTCCATGCAGAGTCAGTAAATGTGCCTCCGCATTCCTATGTAGTGAATGCTGCCCAGGTAGCGCACATGCTTGGCCATGCGGTACTGGTAGTGACAGCACGCAAGCATATGTGGCGACACCATACTGCGTGGTGGCTAGCAATGCATCGTGTACCCAGCGACATGCTCATGATGCGAGGGAACAAAGATCAGCGTAAAGACTATGAAGTAAAGAAAGACATGCTACACACAATCTCACAGGCATACAATGTCATACATGCATGGGATGACAGTCCCCACATAATTAGATTGTGGAAAGAGAATGGCATTCCAACTACCGTCGTTCCTGGCTGGGAATTCTGATAAAATTTGCGGCAGCAAGAAAACCAATGGAAGAAGTAGAACTTTAAATAGTTAGGAAGGCAACATGCTTGATGCACGCGGTTTGCCAACTCCAGAGTGCCCAAACTGTGGTAGTTGGCTGCTAAAGGTTTGTGTAACCTTTGACGAAGAATATAACATTGCACAGTACTTGTTGGACGGGGAGTGTGCGGTGTGTGGCACCCTGATAACTGCCCCAACGCCAATTGATCATTCAGAATTTCAGGAGTTGTTATGAACGACAGCATTGATGACTACTTTGAGCAGATGTTTGAAGGATTAACGAAATGATGTGGGTTGATGAATTTTTTATCATTAAAAAGAACATAGTCCACAATATGAAAAAACCCAAGTACTGGCTTCAAAGGGCCAGACGAGGGTATAGTGACCAAGACGCCTGGAATGGCGACATGTATCTCGCTTCTCAAATTGCTGGCATCATTAAGTGGAAGATAGAAAAGGGAATTGGTGTTTCCCCATGGTACGGAGGGGAAGAGGAAAGCATAGATACATTAGTCAAAAGACGAGACGCAGACTATGAAAAACACTTTGCTATTTTTCAAGAATATGCAAATAAAGGACCCGCCTTTGATCAAGAATGGAAAGATGAATTTGGCGGGGTACTTGACGAAGAACTAAACGAGTCGCTACAATGGTTAGTAGAACACTTTACCGAATTGTGGGATTAACATGGCAAGAATTTTAGTAACTGGTTCTAGAAACTGGACTGATGAATATGCTGTCAAGCAGCAGTTAAAAAACATATGGCTTTCTTTTAGAAATGCAGATGATGTTTTGGTGGTCGGAGACTGCCCAACTGGGGTAGATAAAATTGCTAGAGAGTGCTGGGAATTTCAAAAGTTGCCCGTAGAAGTTCACAAGGCAGACTGGAATAAGCATGGAAGGGCTGCTGGTCCAATTCGTAATCAGGAAATGGTTGACTCAGTAATAGATGTTGGTATAGCATTTATTCTAGGAGAATCGCGGGGAACAAGAGATTGTCTACGCAGAGCAAAGAAAGCAGGAATACCAATGACAGTATTTGAGTTGCCATGAGTTACTGTAGATTCCTAGAAGCAGATGCATATATCTATGATGATATAAGTTATGGAATAGTTTGCTGCATGTGCTGGATGATGCCCGATGCAAATAATTTTATTGCAGGATATGACTATGATAAGATGCTTAATCATATTGCTGAACATAGGGCGTCGGGAGATTATATTCCTACCCGCGTAGATGAAGAATTAATTAAAGAAAGAGATTGCGATCACTCATTTGTAGAACATGAGCGCTTAGGATCAACATGCTCTAAGTGTTGGAGGAGAGAAAGTATATGATTAAAAATATATCATGTGCTAATTTTCCCACATTTGGAGTATGTGGGGAATTTACCTCAATACTATCTGCAAGAATACTATCCTAAGCGTTAGTATTCTGGTGATAAGCAATCCCAGAAGGGAAAAGTAATGAACACACTATTTGAGGCAAGAAACGAAAAACTAACCAGTATTTGCTCCATGCATGAAAATCCTGCCAAGGCTATGAAGAATGCTGCAAAACATTTACAATCGATAATCGAATCAGGTAGGATTATTCATCCAGTTGCTATTAACATTGAACTTGTTAATGATGTGCCCAATATTTGGAATGTTTCCTTGGTAATCGGAGAGGTTGTTGACTAATGACCCACGACTCCTTTTGTCCACAGGCACAGATGTATCAAGACAATGCTGTTACTTGGTGGGGTAGTGAGTGTCAGGAAGATTTTGATTGTCGATGTGAATTAATCATGAAAGTCAGAGAAGATGAGAGCAATCAAAATACCGAATAGCAAGCCTTCAAAATATCGTGTGACTAACGTAACTAATTCTGTAACTTTAGATAATAGACTGAGGAGAAAATAATGGACAAATTAATTTTTGAATATCATAATCGTCCACGTTACCCCCTGTTACAAGAAGACTTTGGAATGACAGATGTGTACAATCTTTACTTCTACAAAGACGGGGCGGTGGAGCCAAAGAATCTTGGCTACATAGAAGAAAAACTTCTTGATACCGCCCTTTGGTTTTATATGTTAGAGAAAACCATTGACTTAGTAGTAGTCCGTGACGGTAAAATAGTAAAAACACTATCATAGGAGCAACAATGCAGGTATTTTTGCCAGAGAAAGATTTTTATGCCGCCGCTGCGGTGCTGGACCAAAAAAGACTCGTGAAGCAACTATTAGAAGGACGCCAGATTATGACAATTCTAGTAGGAGAAAATAAAACTAAGGCTTGGACTAATCATCCTGCCGTTCGTATGTTTAAAGGCCATCACTCAGCACTCTATTCATATCTTTCATCCGTTCGTGACGAGATGGAAGTTCGCGGGTACAAGTGGGAAAAAAACTGGGCAGAAATATCTAGAATGATGTCTAGCAATCCACAAAGTTTTTCCCTTCCGCGCTGGATGCAAGATGAGTACACTCTCAATAGTGTTATCACAACTCATAGGGGCAGACTGTATGAAAAGGCTCCAGACTTATACCCACAGTATGAACCAGAATTTAATGTATATAGACAATATGTATGTTGTGAGCGATGCACATACCATTGGCCAGTACACCGACTTATTTGGAACGAGGAACTATGAACACGGTAACTTACACATCTAACTCACCCCATAATAATCCAATCGATTTGGATCATCAGAATATTCAATTAAATACATATAAGCCTACAAAAAAGGCGGGGTATGTAACGGATGAAGACTTCTTTGCAATCTTTAAGAACGCATACATATCTACCTTTGGTAGTAATCACAACAATCATCCAGAAGACATGTATGTAAACGCATCTGTCGTACTAGAGATCGTATGCAATACTCTGAGTGGTCTGATAGACCTTGATCATAATAGAGAGGCTCATAATGTCAAAGAGATCTGAGGCTATTAAGCATTGTGCTTATGCACTCATGCGAGCATGGCATCCTAGCAAGACAGAAGACTGGTATGAATCAGAAGAAGGCAAGGACTGGATGGAGATTGCCATGCTAGATGCAGAGGTAGTCATTGATGCCTATGACAGGTACGAGGGTCGTTCATAATCGCGGGGGAAGTTAGTGAAAGACATCTCCATAACCTATATACCAAGACATATACCTAATAACAATATATCCTCCTATATATTCGATAAGAATACTATCTATCTTAGACAAGACTTCCTTGACTATGTAGAAGAAGAATTCTTACAGATAATATTGTCTGATGCTGTAGGTTCTTTGGTTCCTGATAGGGTGATAGATGTTGTTTTGGCCTATTCAGACCAAAGAGATATGGATAAAGATGTGACTGTGGTTTTTTCATACTAATGTTTATACACAGGTTATCCACAATAGGGTTATTGCATATATATATAAAGCCGACTTTTCCACATAAAATATAATAAATCCTACTAAAACATAGCAAAATAGGACAAAATCGGACATTTTAGGACAATAATCCCCCGGAAATATAATAGTTATCCACAAGTTATCCACAGGATGGGTATATATAAAAAAGTTATCCACAAGGGAATACCCAAGGGATATGTTAAAAACAAATAGTATGCTCTGTTAAATACTATAGATGTATATAGGTATATAGGTTATAGTTTGAGAATATCTACTGGTCCCTGGCAAGTTGGGGAGAAATAAATTGCTGACTGTACAGCCAATTCTATTCTATCTTCTGTTAATAATGTCTTAGATGTATATAGGGAACCTAAAGCAAAGGGTCCACCACTACCTATAGCAGTTGCTTTTACTTGCGCTACGCTCCAGTCAGAAGTATTAAATTCAAACAACATTCCATTTGCCCCAATAAGAAAATCTGCAGCATGTTCAGGATCAGCATTGCCATAATCTTCTATAGCAGATTTAAGACTAGATGCTATGTCTGTTCTTATTAACCTATATATATCATTATTAGGTATAGGGAGATCGATCATTTCCATTAACTGCCCCGTTCCAAGGGAGGCAGCATAACCAAAGATCCATCCATCCTTTACATGGATTTTGGGGCGGGATAAAGAAATCATACTATCTTCATCACTAGCACCTCTATCTGCTCCCATATATACATGCTTACCTGTAGATATACCCACAATAACTGTCATGGAGTAATTATATCCTAACTTCCAGCGATTTTTTAGGTTCCTTCGTAAAGGTTTTTAATAAATAATTAAATCTTAAAACCTCAAAAACTCCCAGCCCATTTTGGGCTCCTTCGTAATACTTTTTTCAAAAATTCTCAGCCCATTTTCCGGTCCTTCGTAAAGGAGTTTTAATAGAATAGTTTTAAATCCGGTCAAAACTCCCAGCCCATTTTTGAGAGGGATCGTAAAGGAGTTTTTATTTAGTTTAAGTTGGACCGGCCCCGCCACCCAAACCCGTTGTGTCGCAATGACTTTGTGGGCTTAGTGGCGAAACCTGTTGTCCTGCAGCCTAATCAAACAGCATAGCCAAAAAGATTGCAGGGACAATCAGAAGGGACATAAGCCCAATCATCCCAATCATTACCTCTGACTTTCCTGTAGGACGAATAGATGAATCTTGACTCATCCTCTGAACACGACGGGAATGATGATATCCTGTAGCCTTGCCAATACCCATAGTGACTCCTTAGTTTTTCTGTGAAACAGCAATAGCAGACTGATCTAGCAAGTCATCTAGTGATGAGAAGTTGCGAGATGAAAGCCCCAGCATATCGCAAACATCGTTATAGCATGAATCTATAGAGGCTTCTCCTTCAGTAGAGGCAGACAGAACGTTGCCGTTGGCAACAGATACCGCAAGGGCAAAGGAATCAAAGTGACTGTCAAAAAATGAATACCAAGCCTCGTTGTCAATCATTGTGTTGTATAGATCAGCAAGAATCTCTACCTTGTCAATAAGTTCCATCGAATACTCCTAGATCTAGTGTCATCTGCCCTGGCACATTGTCAAAGTGCCCTGAGTTACGATAATACTCTAATCCCTCCTGAAATGTCAAGATATTGTGAAGGATGCGAGGTCGAGCCTTGGAATGAACGTAGAATGATACGATCTTCCATTCCTCATCGCTCAGTTCCGCATCGTTATAGACCTTGATGATTGCGTCTGCTTTCTTCTCCATACCCGAATCCTATCATAGTTGGGGGACAAATACAAGTGGGGGAGAGGCTGGTAGCGAATCAACCCCTCCCCCTTCCGATACCTGCACGAACCCTGCGTTAACGAGAGCCGTGTTCTTATCGGCGGTGTCACCATCCTAAGTGACTTGTGTCCTTATTTAGATGGTGACTCCTTTTGTTTGAGCCAACCGCATGACCATCTACCTCGCTCTACGGTGTCTCTATTGTTGTCTCCTTGTGTACCACCCAAAAGGTGGGCGGGATTGTTACAAGATGGATTGTCGCAAGTATGTCTTACGACTTCTGGTAGATATCCATTTGTCTTGTAGAACATGTATCTATGGCTACGCTGTATCTTTGGTCTTTCACACCAGAAGAAGCCATATCCATCTTTATCCACTTTCCCTTTCCAAGGCCAACATTCTGTTTCGCCATTCTGTTCTATCTGTGACCAGAACCGCTTTTCTCTTTTAGTTTCCCAGGTGCCCATGTATTTATTATATCAGAGTCCTTAGGCATTTCCTTAGGGACTACCGCGCAGCGACGGCGGGAGCCTTGCGGAGACCTGTAAGATTGACAGAATCAATAAACTTGCCATCCTGATCACGGATAACCACACGCTCCTGAGTGCCATAGCGAGTGTTCCAGGTCTCAAGGTAAGTGTACTTACGAACCTTAGCCATATTGCTCTCCTTTACTAGTAAGGGTTTTATCTATCTGAATATTCATTCAGAAATCTTTAGTTTTCAGACCAGTCAACCTCTACACGATCTTCTGAGAATTCTGCATCAACATCATTTTCATAGTATGAAACGCTGAGGCTTGGTTCCAATATGTCTTCCAAGGTATCCATATCAAAGTTCAGGGGAGCCTTGACAGTACCCGTGAATGTCACGGTAACCTGTACGTCATATTCCTTGCTGATATCAAGATCAAAAATCTCAACCAGGCGTTGGGAAACTTCTTCGTCCATGTAATCGAAGTTATCCCTGATGTATTCTTCTAACTCATCTACCTTCTCCTGAAGTTTGGTGTACATGTTGGCATAGTTAGAACGACGGGATTCTGCAATCTCTAGATCGTTCTTTAGTTGAGCAATCTGTCGCTCCAACTCTTCCGCTGAAGCAATTACGTTGTAAGGATTAGTAGCAACCTCTGCATCTGTGATATCTACAAAAGTAGGATCAATCATTTCAGACTCCAATCTTAGGCTTGGCGTACTTGTTGATGAATTCCTCGCGGGTGAACGAGACAATGCTATCAGTTAGAACCCCCGCTTTCCAGTCAAAATCATACAGAGTTACCTCGCGGGTAGCAAAGTCATAGACGGGAACCTTGTGCTCATTGTCTGCAAGGTAGTTGACCGTGATACCCCATCCAAGATCGCCGTTCCAATCCTCGCCAACCAACTGCGAGATGACAATACGAGTCCCATAGGCGGGATCATCAAGGCGTCCAACATTTCGAGCATATTCAAGAGCCTTAGCGAACTGGGCAAGCATTCCATATCCTGCCCAATGTCCGTACACGAAGATGGTATTGCCGTCAGTCTGACGCAATCCGAAGTTAGCGCGATCTCCCATTTTATTCCTCCAACGCTAGATAATAGTCTGAATACTCTTTGTCATGTACCGCAAAGTCTATACCTAGTTCCTTGCACAGGTCAAGACTTTCTTGAAAGTTTTCCTGGCCCTTATACAGGTGAACCATTATAGGCCACCCATTTATGTTCTGAATAATCAAATAAGGAAAGTTGTTCTGGGTCTTCTTTTAGTCCTTCCTGCCACCGCAGATATCCTGCATAGGATTCGTCTGGCTCTGAGCAGTCCCACCAGACAGCATCCCACAGGCGCAGTTCATCTAGCATATCCTGAGCCGTGATGATGCGACCATTAGGAAGTTTGTGCTGCAGGGTGAGTGCATCTTCATTGCTGATCTCATATTGCCAGTCCTCGGGAATGTCTGCCCAACCTAGGATATATGGATCAGCCTCATCTACAAACTCATCAAAGAATTCCTGCACGGACAACTGAATGTCGGCGGGAATGGGTGGATAAAAGTTATTAGTAAGGTGCATGGTGATATCGGTCATGAGGTCTCCTCAATCTCTACTGAATCTTGTAAGAAGCCGCCTTCGGTAAGCACGGCATCCTCATGATTATACTCGCCACTATAGAATTTTTCCCTAGCCTCATCCATATCAGTAGCCTCTACTTCTAGCGTCCACCAATCTTCTGTTGTGTAACTAATCTGAAACTTAGGCATTAGTCGAACAACTCCTTTGGTAGAGTATCGTTGGCGGTATCAAAGATGATGCTATAATCCTTAGCAATTTCATCTTCGATATCCCTGCAATACTGAAGTGCTAACATTGGGTTATCGGCCTCTACAACAATGGCTGCTCTGGTAGCGACAAGATACTTAGTCATTACGATACCTCCTGCGAAACGGTGCAGTATAGTGGTGCGTAATGGTGCATTACGAGACCTCCTGCGGAATGGGAATAACATCAACTAGCGAGTATAGTGTATTGAGAAGGGTCTGGTCAAGTGCCTCCAGACCTGGCGTATCATCGCAAGGGGCAAACCAGCCGTAGCCAGTTTCGGGGGAAGAAGAATCATACTCATAGACATTTCCATCAGGGAAGTAGCCAAAAGTATCAAGTTCTACAAACCACTTCTGCATATCAGTATCGAATCCAATAACATAGTGAAACTGCATGGACACTCCTTATCCTGTGTAGGGCTGGGTCCAGTCCCAGGCATAGTTCTGAAGAATATCTTCTACCCGATCAAGAGCCTCAGACTCATCCTCGGCGTCAATAATAAAACTAACATTCTGAACCTCTACGGTGATATCCATCATTCCTCCTCATCCAGAGACTCTTCTGTGGTCTCATGAATAATCTGAATCTCTCCAGACCTCATCATGTCATTGAGAATATCCATCTCGTTAGGCTCTGAATCAAAGTAGACTTCGTAGTCATATGCCGCTTCTTCGCGGGTAGACTCTAGCATGATCGTTCCTGATACACGATAAGTAGGCATCATTCCTCCACAAAGTTGTAGTAAAGACGGGTGTACCCATTCTCAGTCTCATGGTTGCTATATTGCAACGTACCCTTCACGCCGTCAGACCTGCGCTGAACAATGCAAAGATCATAGAAGAATCCTAGAACCTCATATTCCTCTAGCATCTGATCCTTGGTAAGCATATTACTGGCTAGCATGTCATTCCTCCGTCCAATCCAATGCGTGATCGCTAAAAAATGCTACTCCGCAATTATATCCATGTCTCCACATAGGAGCAAGGGGTGTCGAAATAAATTCTGGGCAGTTGCTCCACTCCACCTGATCTGGGAATACTTCCTGCAACTCATCTGGAATATCTCCCAGGTAGCCAATCATGAAGGCCAAAGCAAAGGTCTCGTGCTCATCGCTGGGAATTCTAGGATTGGTGTTCATCTTCAGCCTCCGTTAGATATAGGCTCTGGTCTTCCACTTCCCAATACAAATTATCGGGGGCGGTACTGTTGAGATAGTCTATTGCATCATAGTAAGTGCCGTCAAGAGAATCAAGAATGTCAAACATGATATCTTCATCATCTCCTGATGATCTAAACCATTCGATATCTTTGACAAACTGTTCATACATAAGGTCGAAACCTTTATCATGAGCAAACTCAATAACGGCTACGGAAAAGTCAAATGCGGACCAATGCGATCCGTCAATGTAGCAACCAGTTTCCACATCAGTTCCAATCTTCGGGGCGGAATCCGCCATTGGTTAGCCATTCGTCTAATGCTACAAAGTTCTCAGCGAGTTCTCCAATGAACTCATCAACTTCGGCGGCAGACATAAGGTTGATCCCCACATCCTCCCATGAATAAATCAGTTCTCTGATATTTTTGAGTGCTTCATTAGGGTCCATAACTGCATCCTATATCATGGGTCTGACATTGACAAGAAAAAATATCCACGGGTTTTTCAAGGCGTTCGTAAGGGTCTTCGTAAAAGAGATTATTTTGTTTTATATGAAAATGCGACCGGCCCCGAAAGTCGTTGCAGCACAAGCACTTTCATCAGTAGGCGCACCTGATGGGATTTGAACCCACGACCTCTACCGTGACAGGGTAGCGAGCACTCCGCTGCTCCACAAGTGCGTGCAGGCAGTTTATCCATACATGCCCAGGTATGTGAGGTCAGGTCCGAAGTACGATCACCCAATCCCCCAGCGCTAGGGGATGATGGGCAGTTTTACATCATGCCCAGGATGTTAGGGTACTATGACATGTCATCCATGTCAGGCAAAGGCGACAGCCTTGACAGCCTTTAGCAGACGATTCTTCTCTGCATTGGTAGCAGCATCGAAACCGCTAGCAGCAGCGAGGACACCTTCTGCATTACCCCCGCGAGGGTTGCGGAACCAGTCCAGGCGCTCCGTCAGAGTGTTGTACGCACCCCACGCAGTACCCTTGATGTTGCCAACGGTGTCACCCTGGTAGATGTCAAACAGGGTATCGACCTTGTTTGTCCACTTGGTGACACTACCCTTGACATCCTTGTCAGGCTCAGGGTAGACAGCCTTGATGATATCGAAGAAGGTATCAGTCGTGATCTCCTTTTCGATCAAGGTCTGCGCCTCCTTCTCAAACTCATCCAGGTAAGCATTGGCAAGGCCAAGAGCCTCACGCGCAGCCTGCACCTTGCCAGTAACCGTGGAGGTGTGACGAATCTTGTAGGACTGCTTCACACCATGCAGCGCATAGTTCAGAGTGTTCTGGCACACAACGCGCACAGGGGTAACGGATGCCTGCACAGCAAGCGAACCATCATGCGAGGTGTGAACCAGCAGATAGGTGTTCACCTTATCGGTAGCACCGCTGGGGTCAAGGACTACCTCGCGGTCAAGGGCAAGGGAGCCAAAGACAACCGTGCCATTCTTGATGCTGCCAGCGGTCTCCCAACGGCCACCGTCAAGCATATTGTCAGCAAACGAGAACAGATCCTCGTTCTGCAGAACCTTGTAACGCTCACCCACAACGCCAAGGACATCGCGGTCACCGTCAAACGGATTCTTGCGAGTGACAGCAAAATAGTTCTTGTGTGACCGACCAGGCAGATCAACGTCATCAAGACGAACATTCCAGCCAGCCAGATGAGCGACCTGAAGCATTTCCGATGTGCTAACCTCGTGGTCAAGGATGGTGCCAAGACCATGCCAAGCGGGTTCGCGCAGGGAAGCGAAGGAAGCCATATCTCCGTACTGCTCTAGCATGTGCATATCATTTCCAATCTGTAGTAACTGATGATGTCATCATCCTATCAAGATGGTCTGACATTGGCAAGAAGAAAACGCAGATTTTCAAAATATTTTTTGCAGGGGGTTTGTAACGGGTTCGTAACGATGATCGTAAAAGACTTGACAAAATTAGAATTTCGGGCCGGTCGCAAAAAGGTGTCCCCCAGGGGAGCGGCGGTGGGTGGGGGAGCGCTCAACCCTGAGGGACGTTTAGGGGAGCAGTTTGTCATCATGCTCAGGATGCCATATATGGTTATCAAACCTAGTGATTCAGATATTTATTCTATAGAGGGTCAGGGGCTACCTGATTTCAACTATAGACGACTCAACCTGAATGCTATTGTTTGACAGTTTGGGAAGAATAGACGGACTCCTTTGCGGTTTACCCGCCGCTGATCAGACTTTGGGTAGCGCCCAAGGCGTGTTCTATTCTTCCTAGCCACCTTTAGGGAATCGAACCCTATATTACCCAACCAGGGAAGGCAGAGTGCATTACTTTCTAGAATGTTCATGCACCAAGTTTAGGAAGGAGCATTATCTGCATTGCTTTTGCTCCTAAATTCCCAGGCGACTCCTGATATAGTTGTATAACGTATTAGCAGACCTGGGTGGGGAAGTGAGTCGATGTGGGGGTAGTTATCACAACTACCTGCCTCTTTCCATCTAGTCTAAAGAAGCGGATCTATTTTATGGGTGCCTGGGCTAATCCGACCCCTACATCCCTCCGCGACTAGATGAGTCCTATTCGGCCCCACGGGTCACATATCCCCAAGCCACTATTTATTTATGTGATTATTGTAACATATTTACTGAGAGGTTGTCCAACGATCTCCACTAGGAGTTGTAAGACGGATTCGATATGTACCCTGCGGATTGGGCACGATCTCCTGGATGGTGCCTGTCACACCTGACTTTGCAGTAGTGAAGGTCTCTCCGATAGCCAACATATTACTTACCCACAATCTGAATAGGAATGGACTTGGTTTGGTTGGTCGCTCCATTAAAGTGACCCTTTTCGTTGCGAACAACGGCCTTTACAGCGTCGCCCCACTTCTCAGTACGAACAATGATCTTTGACATTACCCACTCTTTCTGTCGTTGTTGTTGATATTAGTTTACAGTTCTGGCCAGGGATTGTCAAGGGTTTCTCTAAAATCTTCTGCAGTTGCGTCTATGACACCCTCTTCTATCCACATCCCTACCCCCACCATACCTTGAATAGCGGAGGCACCTATAGAATAGGATATATCATCCAATGTACCAATGTCAACCATTTCTTTTAAGTCTTGGACTGCTACTGCCACGGCAAGTTTGATATGAGAAACAATATCTTCCCCATTGACATAGCAAATATTGTCAATCATTTTGTATTCTACATCTGTTTTATCAAACGTATTCATTGACTATAATCCTTAGTTCTGATCTTCCAGAGGCTTTCAGCACCTTGCCGTTGCCCTCCTCATCGACCAGGGTAAGGATATGCAAGTCATCACCCTCATCTGCATAGTCTGTGCCTACAACATGATAGATGTCGTCTTTGATTAGAATCATGTCCCCTGGCTCAATTGAATAGACTTGCATTAATTCAGTAGTCATTGTCTTCTCCATTATATTAGAGTTTATAACCAGCCAAAGAGCACAACACCCAAGGCCATGATGAGCGGTAGAATGATAATGGCAGTAAATAAAATCCCAATAATAGTCTCAATAGAATTGGGACGAGGTGGCTCATCCATTTAGTGCTCCTTGGGCATCATCGACTACCTTGGCATGAACAGACATCTCATTATGGATAATCATCAGGGTAGATGCAAGGATTTCATCATCTGTAATGTTGTAAGCATTCTCTATATAATACAGAGCCATCGCCAGATGGCTGTATGATGCTTTTAGGTTTAGTTGGACAGAGACATCTCTTTCACTCATTTAGATACTCCATCCACGATTGCAGGGCGGTAGTGAAATCAAGTTGACTAGGATTATTCTTCTCCCACCCAAAAGTAAATACATCTACCTCGCCACCTTCTCCAAACACGTTGGCAGTATGGCTACCCTTTGTCCATCGAACGACGACGGTAGGCAGATAAGCAACCATTTCATTTTCTCTAGAAAGAATCATCATGTGTTACACACTAGCATATGGGACTGACATTGACAACTTTTTTACGAATTTTTTCACGACTTCGTAAGGGCTGTTCGTAAGAGCGTTATGTCTGATTGTTTGATGGCCCGGCCCGAAAAACCGTTGCAGGACAACGGCTTTCGAGGTTCTATGCAATAGCCCCCAAAGTCATTGCAAATGAACGCCTTTCAGCACCTGTCATGCCACCATAGACATGCGGCTCAAAGTCCTCATTTTCGATAGCGAACATGAGGCAGTCGTCAATCACGGGACACGATTCACAAATCTCTTTAGCCTGCATGACGCGAGATGTCACTCCCGTCAGGAACAATGCGCTGTCTGCATCCTTGCACGCTGCCCTATCCTGCCACATTTGCAATCTCCTTTTTCCACTCGCGCTTCTCGCGCTTCTTGATGATCTTTCGTTCCATCCTAGCATCGGGGTATGACATGCAGCACCCCCAGTAGCAACGCATTCCGTGCTTGCCGATATTGCGGCGGGTACGAATCATTCAGCCTCCGTCCATCGAACACCGTCAACGATAATATCTTCATCTAGATACATGACGCGAGAATAGTCGAACGCGTTATCTGGCATCATGTGGTAAATGTCGATCCATGCTTTTTCTAGTTCGATGCTTAGATCCATTCGACTAGATCTCCATCCATGATCTCGTTTACGTCAAGGCCATTGGCCTCTGCAATGGCTTCCCACAGTTCTTCTTCCGTGAACCGTCCGTCCTCTGGCAGGTAGTCGATGTATGACATGTCAGTGCTCCTGTTCATCTACTTGATCGGTTATGTCGTTATAGAGGGATGTGATGATGTATCCCTGATTCATTAGTTCGCGCAGGCATTCCAATACCTGATCCCAGTCTGCGCGTGGCATCTCTACGGTTACCATCACACACCTCCAAAAAATAGGTTGGTCATATTGTAGTTGTCGATTCTGATCCCCTTGTGGAACGTGATATCGACGCTCGCACCATTGAGCATATCTTCATATTCATCGGGGTCGATCTCATCGACATTGCACAGATATACCTTGTCGCTGAGAGGGATCACGGTGCCCGTTCCCTCGTGGTAGATAAATAGATTCTTCATGGTTTCACCTTACACTAGGGGTCTGACACTCAGGCCCAGGGGTCATCATCGGGGGTCGGGAATCGACGGGAGGACAAGGCTTGAGCCATGACAGAATATTCCTCAAGTCCAGAACGCATGATCTCATCACAGGATGAGCAGATTAGGTGGAACCGCTCGCACGGTCCCTGGCATAGGAGGCAGTTTGTCTTCATGATATTTCCTTTCAGCAGAATGGGCAGGGAGTCTTGATGGAATCGACAATCTGGACACTACCAGCCTCGTTCACCCAACGAGGGCCAACGCGACCAAACTCATCCTTCAGATAGATCGAATAGCGGAACATGGCGAAGGAAGGCTTATGGATACGCACAACCTCACCCTTCGTTCCATCGGACATGCGGACCAGATCGCCCACCTTGATATCTTTCACAGAGACCTTCATGATCTCTCCTTTCTGCTATGTCTCTATTCTTGCATAGGGGTCTGACATTCACAAATCGAGAATGTGTATAAAACGGACATTTTAGATCACAGAATGATAACAGAATAGAGAGACATTTTTCGAATGCGTGTTCGATTCTAAAAAGTTGTTGGTAGACAAGGGGTTTTCAGCGTGTTCTTAAAGTGATCGTAAAAGTTGTTGTGGCACAACAGGTTTGCGGCCCGGCCCGCCCCGCTCAAAACCGTTGCAGCACAACGGCTTTCATCGATTCATTATCACAAGGGCAGACCACAAAACAATCATGACGACAAAATATCCAGCAATAGCAACGGGTTTCGGTCGGTATGGTGAAACTAATAGCATGGCAAATATCACCATTTGAAAAAATATAGCAATGGCAATCACCTAGTCTCCCAATCGAAATCGACGTTGAAGTCCTTTAGCATACCACTAGCGTCGCCTAGATATCCAGAAAGATATGCTAGTGCTTGATCGGAATTGGGGAATGTCTTTTGGAATGATCTTTCACCATAGCCAACGTCGATGGTGAAAGTGACTGTGGGAGTAGGGTGTTTCATCATGCCGCCGACCCCCTAACGATGATCCAGATGAGCGCCTGAGCGGTGCGAGGGGTGATGCCAAACTGTGAAGCAACGGAGGTGATAGCCTCAGACAACAGACGATATTGTGTCTTGTTAGGCGAGTCGGTGTCCATGCCAGCAGCACGCATCATCCAAACGTCGATGACGACAGCATCGGTGTCACCAGCGATAGCGCGAGCGAAGGCGTTGGTCTTGAGACCCTTCAGGGCTGAAAACCCTTGCGAGACAGCGGCTTCCGCCATGCGAAGATTATTAGACAGGCCGCTAACTGGCTTGCCATTGGCGAACGCATATGCCTTAGCGACATTGGATGCCCAACGCTCACGAGGGGAGAAGGCAGACACGATGGACGCGCCATGCTCTAGGCTCACACCTAGAATCTCAGCAACGTCTTCCGCAACCTCTTGCGCTTCCAGATACCAAGTCGAAGCGGCTTCCATCTGGGCGAGGGTAGCGGTCATGATAAGGCTCTCAAAACGAGCGGCGGCTGATGCGAACACGGAGGTGCCCTCTGGGGCGGTAACTGTAATCATGGAATGATCCTATCAAAGGGGTCTGACATTCTGAGGGTATATGGAGGATTATTCGGTAACGAAACGGTCACGATGCTTGGACTTACGGTTATACCTGGCCTTATTCCTATGGGGCTGGGCAGCATTAGAACGACGACGGTCCATGATGGCTCGCTGATGACTATTAGACCTGCGTGACTTATTCATGGCATGATCCTATCATATTTAGATAATCATGTCAAATGAAAAAAGTTGTTGTGTCTCAAGGGTTTCTAGCGATTCAGGGAAATATCGTAACCTCGTAAACCGTTGCAGCACAAGGGAAATCGCGCCCGGCCCTCTTTTCAGGATTTGTCAAGTATCTCCTGTATGTCGTTACGAACCTGCAACAACTGTTCGATCATGCGTTCGACACGCTTGTATTCATCAGGGTTGTCTGTCGCATAGTACGCACGATCCAGGGGGTCTAGAGTGAGATAGATATCATTGCTAGCCTTCTTTAGGTTAGACAAGAATGCGTCATGACGCGAGATGGTCTTCATTAGTCCTCCTGATATTCATCGAAGTCTAGGGGCTCATAGTCAGCACACCAACCGCAGATAGTATCGGTGCTATCTGCCCAATCCCAGAACACCTCATCACATGAGGCGCAAACAACTGCTTCCAGGTTGATCTCATATGTATCGTTCATGGATTCACCTTATCATGATAGTCTGACATTCATCAATGAAAAATAAAAATGCTTTTTATTACATGATCGTAACGAGTGTTCGTAAGGGCTTGACAAGTGCAAAGATTTGGGCCGGGCCTGAAAACCGTTGCAGCGCAACGACTTTCGGCTACATGGTTTCGATGTGTCCCACCAAGCCCATGAGCATGGCGAAGGCGAAAACACCTAGTGTCACAAGGACTTTCTCCATCACAATGCCTCCACAAAGTCGTTGCCGTGCAACACCTTTTTGATGACGGGAAGGTGGTCATCACACACGAGGGTAGACACATGCTTTCCATTGTACTCAGACACCTGAGTCACCTTGTGGGTAGCACGAGCACGGCTCACGCGGTTATCGCAGAATACATGCTGGCAGACGGGCGAACCGTCGCGGGTATAGTTAGGCCAACCCATGATGATCACTCACTCTCATTACTGTAGAACACTTGCTGTTGGACACGGATATAGTTGTTGATTGCTTGCTGGATCTTGTTCATGGTATCACCTTATCATGGGGGTCTGACATTGTGGCCTAGGGCTCATCCCCTTGCGGGGCTTATTTGCCTAGGAAGATTTAGTTATTAGGCGAACACCCTAGCCCTATGGCAGTCAGCGCAGATGATGGTGTCATTCACGATGGACAGGTCAGCGGTGTTATTCGTTCCGCAGGTCCAGCAAGCCCACGGCTCGCGGCGGATCTGTCGGTCATAGTATTCTGTGATGCCCCAGAACACAACGGTGAACACAGCGGGGATTCCGATGAAGATAGCGATTGCCATCAGGATACCTTCGAACATTTGTCTAGCCTTTCTTCTTGTGTTGCTTCGATACTATCACAGGGGTCTGACATTGGACGAGAGGTTAGACCAACTCCTCGTCCACGAACCGAATAATCTCAGTGTCGAACGGCTGTTCGATTGCAAATGCTTCGGCGGCTTCACGAGTATCGAACCGTGCAACGGTACGCCCCATGACACGAGCCACGCTATAGCCTGTACGGGTAATCCACATATCTGTCACCTCCTTTGCTTTCATACCTGAAGACTATCAGATTGGTCTGACATTGACAAATTTGAAAAGGTGCAAATCGGACATTTTAGATAACAGAAATGTAACGAAATTTTTCGCTCAGGTGTTCGATTATTTTGATCAAAAATTCTACGCTGAGGTTCGATCAAAACCGTTGCGCTGCAACGACTTTTGTCGTATAGCAAGGCTGAAAAGTTGTTGTGCTGCAACGATTTTTGCTGTGGCTGAGTGCGCTCTATCTTATTCGAATTTTTGTTCGATTTTGCGTACCGTACACACTTACAAAATATTAAACTTTAGTTCAAATCCAATTCTGATAAAATTTTAAGAATTAAAAATATGGGCACACAAAAAATTTTTAAACTTTCTATAAATCGAATATATCAACTCATCATGCGTAGTATCATATATACATGAAACCTGTAAAACCGTGGGACCTATTAAATAAAGACAATTGGACAGTAGAAGAACTACGAAAAAAAAGACTAGAAATATGTCGGGAATGTCCAGAATATAACAATTTCACAAAACAGTGTTCACAATGCAAGTGTTTTATGCCTGCTAAGACATGGCTAGAAAATGCTTTTTGTCCATTACGCAAATGGTAATAGATGATAAAATAGATTATATGAAAAAGCCTTCATGGAAACTAAGAAGACGAGCCGTATTTGGCTCACTTATTTTTGCGGGGGCAATCATTGTGTATGTTCTTTTTCGTTGGGATGATACCGCACTAGCACAAACAACAATGTTGAGTTCGTTTGGTCTTATTGGTGCAATCGTTGCATCCTATATTGGCGGGGCAGTCTATGAAGACACAAGACTTCCACAACCTATAACACCAACAAAGAATCAAGACTATGCACCTAACTACGATATCGAATATTCAGAAGAAGGAATGGAGTAAACATGTTTACAGTAGTTTTTTGGAAAAAAGCAACCGAAAGAGCCCTAAAGACACTAGCCCAAGTTGTGCTATCTCTACAGGGTGCATCAGCACTCAATGTTCTAGAAGTTGATTGGCCACAGACTCTTGGAGTTGCTGGAGGCGCTGTATTGCTTTCTTACGCAACAAGTATTATGTCTGCAGGGGTAAAGAAAGACGATTCTCCTGATCTGCTTGCAGATAAATAATGTTATAATTAATTAAAATAACATTGGGAGAAAAATAACAAATGAATAAAATCAAAGGGGTTCTGCGTTCAACAATAATGCAGCGCCCTTTTGATTTTTATGTGGCAACATTATTATTTCTTGCAGGTTTTTATAGCATAGTTAGCGACACATGGCCAGAACGAGTAGGCAATGGACTAACACACACCTTTATTACAATAGTTTCTGTTTATTTGATGATTGCTTCGGGGGTAGTTATGGCTGCTTTTTCTTGCAAAAGAGCCAAAAAACCAATATTTACACTTATGGGGGAAATGTATGGATGGTTATTCATATCTGCGGGATCACTCGCAACTACTTTAATGTACATAGGATCAGTAATAAGCAATGAGCCTTCTTCTTGGGGCTTATGGGCAATATTACTCTTTGTTTGGTCAGGTATGGCTATAGCAAGCGGGGTCCGATTCTTGGATCTACTTTATGTATACAGGAGCATTAAAAATCAATGGAACCAGGAATAATTATTGCAATAATCGGAGTACTAGCAGCCCCCTTTGCTGCACTTATTACTTGGCTATTAAATAGAAAAAAGAATGTTGCAGAAATTTATAATGCTCTCAGCGAGTCTTCTCAAACGGCGGTAGAGACTATGCAGTTGACCATGAACGAACTGCGTATAGAACTAGAAGAAGCCCGTCGTAAAATTGATGCACTCATAGTAGAAAATGAATTGCTAAGACAAGATCTACACGATCTTAAAGATCAAAATGTAAAACTTATGACACAGATTACCGAATTGCGTTCTTTCTACGGGCAGTCATAACAGCATGACAATTAGCACATCTCACTTCACATTTGTCTATCTCTTCTAATATTGTGCTCCATGCATAATCACTACGAATTAAATTAGACACACTACCCTTTTTGTTATCGCTTATGTGATCAAACTGCAGCGCTACAGCATGTGCATTATATCCACAATCAATGCATCCCCGCTGTTTTTTGATCATGCCTGCGAGACGCCATTTGGCTCCTCTTTTTCGCGCTCGCGACGAAGGAAAATCGTTTATTAGAGTTTTAGATTCTAAATTCATTCCAGGCTTTTGCGGTGATGGGGTAATGTTGCGTAACAATATCGTTTACCGCCTTTGCGTATAGTTGTATTTCATATTGTGCATGAGAATCAAGTCTCAATGATATAAAGTGTAGCAGAGCGTTTAGGCTTGCTGTCCACCGCCAGCGAACATACATAGAATAGGCTGGTAGGAGCAGCCGTGCTTGCTCTGGGGCTATGCCATCACGCAGGGCGTCTTGATACATTTGCTCTTGCTGTTCTGTTAATCTAATCATTGCCATAGTGTATTTGGCACCAATGTCTTCTTTTACTGGCTCTCCACTACCCTGCTTTTTGTTATCAGGAACAGAACGCCAGTCGCAGACGCGAGGGATATAGAATTCTTCATTTTCTGTAATATACCGCCGTGATGATTCATTCCAGCCATTTTGATCATCTACAAAAGATGATGATATTGCATGTTTGTACCATTGACGAGCCACCATTAAAGGTGCATATACCTCAAACGTCATGGCACAATGTCTAAGACATGAGTCATGCCTATGTTTTATCAAGTAGGAAATTAGTTTTTCATCTTTTTCTTCAAGAGAAGTTACTTCTTTATCAAAACTAACTCTTGCTGCATTAACAACATCAATATCAGAACCAAGGTTAGAAATTAATCTAACATACCCCTTGTCTAGTACATCTATATTCAAAATAAACCTTTCTTCTCTAGACCCTTCGGGTCTCTGTTTTATTACCAAGGAAGATCGTAATTCTTTGTTTTTATATATTATATATAGTGTATATACCCTGCTTTTTACTGTCAAGAATTACCTACCTTAAAATTTCCTAAATATCAAAATCTGATATAATTAAATTAAAATTCATAGGAGTATGTGCGTATGACCCCAGGCAGATATAACATGGTTTGTCCACAAGGCGCAACTTTCAACCAAATACTTTCTTATTCATCTGGTGGATTTCCAGTCGATCTTACTGATCGTATTGCCAGAATGCAGGTAAGGGTAAAACATTCTAGCACATCCTCTATTCTTTCTCTTACTACAGAAAACCAAGGAATAACTTTGGGAGGGCCTGCAGGTACAATTATTATAACTATTGAAGCATCAGCCACCGCAAGTCTTTCTCCTAAAGAGTACGTTTATGATTTAGAAATAGTTAATAATGATGAAGTAACAAGATTAATAGAAGGAAAATTCATTGTAACCCCCGAGGTAACAAAATAATGGAAATTAAATCCGTTGGACAGGACGTTACGGTAACAGTAGTAGATCAAAGAGTTTGTGTCGATGTTACTAATGCTGGACCGCAAGGTGTTAGGGGTTCTCAAGTTTTGTCGGGAGACACAGATCCATCACCGACAATAGGGCTAATAGGAGATCAGTATATAAATACATCTACTGGTGTCTTGTTTGGTCCAAAAACTACTAGTGGATGGGGGACTGGGGTTTCACTTACCACTGGGTCAGAAAACCTTGGCCAAGTGTATAGTCAAACCACTCCCTCTGCTATATGGAATATTGCTCATACACTGAGTTTTATTCCAAACATCATAATAGTCGATTCAGAACAAAACGTAGTGGAGGGCGAGTACGAATATGTAGATCAAAATTTAATTATTGCTACATTTAGTGCCCCCATTGCAGGATCGGCTTACTTATCTTAGAAAGGAGATGAGTTTTTAATGGCTAAAAGATTCCTTACCCATATTGATTTAACGGGTAATCAAATTTTGAATGGCTCTTTTGAAAAACTTGCATCAGACCCCGCCACTGGTAATTTCGAGGGCCGCGTTTACTACAATACTGCTGACGATCTTCTAAAAGTGTATGACGGCGCGGTATGGAAGTCTGTAGGAAGTATTCTAGACATTCAAGGAACCGCAGACGAGGTTACTGTATCCATTTCTAATGGAGTTGCAACAATCAGCCTTCCATCAACTATCAATGCTGATACTACTGGGAATGCTGCAACAGCAACAAAACTTGCTACCTCTCGCACTATCGAACTCACAGGAGATGTAACAGGCAGTGCAACATTTGATGGCTCTGCAAACGCCTCAATTACAGCAACAATTGCTGCAGATAGCGTTGCTCTAGGAACAGACACAACAGGAGACTATGTTGCTACCGTTGCTGGAACAGCAAATCAAGTTATTGTTTCTGGAACGGGAACAGAGTCAAGAGATGTAACTCTTTCTACCCCACAGGACATTCACACTGGAGCAGAACCAACATTTGCTGGCGCGACTCTAGGAGAGGTTCAGGTAGGTGTTACTGGCAATAATGAAATTGACACCGCTACAGGCAACCTAACCATTGACTCTGCTGGTGGAACAGTAACAATTGATGATAACTTGATTGTTTCTGGAAATCTAACGGTTTCTGGAACTACCACCACAGTCAACACAGAAGAAGTTCTTATTGCCGATAATATCATTACCCTTAACTCTAATGCTACAGGAACTGCTACAGAGAATGCAGGAATTGAAGTAGAGCGTGGAGACGATCCTAATGTTGCCCTTAGATGGAACGAAACAGATGACACCTGGGAAGCAACAAGAGATGGTTCAACATACGCAGCACTACTTCTTGACGGAGATGAACTTAGCGCCAATGAAATTGTTGGTTTCCAAGAGGATGTAGAAGATGTTGTTGGAGGTCTAGTTTCTGGCAGCAACTCTATTTCTGTAACATACACAGACAATGGGACTGATCCAGGAGATCTAGCCATTGATACAACTCTTGCTACAACAAGTTACCTGTCAAAGACTAGCGGTCTTGCTGTAGACATTGCTACACTAGAAGCAAAACTTGTAACAGATTCTTTCACCAAGAAGGCTACTGCAAGTGTTGGTAATGGAACAAATACCTCATTTGCCGTAACTCATAATCTTGGCACAAGAGATGTGCAGGTTCAAATTTATGACAATGCTTCATATGATACTGTTGAGGCAGATGTAGTAAGAACAGATGCAAACACTGTGACTGTTTCCTTTACTGTTGCCCCCGCAAATGATGCATATCGTGTAGTTGTAATAGGCTAGTTAGTAGGGAGGGGGTAGTTTTGGGCTGCCCCCTCCTAAACTAGAAAGGATATAATGCTTATATGACAAAAAGATTCCTAGTCCCTATTAGTACAGACCACGTTGACTTCAACACAGATAATTCTTTTGAAAATACAACGGGGAGATTAAGATGGAACTCATCTGAGGGAACTCTAGATTTAGGGTTGTCTCCCACAAAAGAGATACATATTGGGCAAGATGCGGTATATAGGGTAAGAAACTCTACAGGTTCAATAATCTTAAAAGGAACTGCGCTATACGCTTCTGGAGTTGAGCCCTCTGGAAGGATAGATGTTTCTCCATATGTTGCTGACGGATTGATTAGAGAAGTTAGATTTATGGGTCTTGCAACAGAAAACATAAGCAATGGTGTTAACGGATTTGTTCAGCATTTTGGATATCTTAAGGGCTTGGACACAAGAGGTACTGAAGAGACTGCAATATCTGTGGGTGATGAAACATGGGCTGCTGGAGATATTCTTTATGTACATCCAACTGTTCCGGGAAAACTTACAAATGTCAGGCCACAGCATGAAATCATTGTTGCACTTTTAATTAATAGACATCAATCAAGCGGGATACTTTTTGTAAGACCATCTACTCACGGCCATATTGATGACATTCACGATATTGAATTAACAAATCTACAAGACAAAGACATACTTTCCTATAATTCTACGTCTGGGTTATGGGAAAATGGTCAGCCAGATACCATCGTTCCATCTGGATCATCATATCCAGTATCTGATCTAGTTAATGGACAACTCTTTTATAATGTTACAAACGGAAGAACAGCAATACATTTTGATAATATATGGAAAGAATTTGCCTACGTTGGAGATACGGCGGTACTTGATAATGGAAATTCTGGAACTACGGTATTCTCAGAAACAATAGATGGTGGCAACTCTTCAACAACAGTTTTCGTTGGACAATATGATGGAGGTACAAGCATTTAGAACAATAAATGTTATAATATAATGGAGGATTACAATGGCTACGCTTATACAAATTAGAAGAGATACCCAGACAAATTGGACAACAAATGATCCAATATTAGCATCTGGTGAAATTGCCTTTTCTACCGATCAATATAAAATTAAAATAGGTGATGGAACTTCTAATTGGTCTGCCCTCGCTTATATGACTGCAACACCCACAGAAATTACAAATCAAATTAATGCAGCAGTAGCAGGAATTATTGACGCAGCCCCCGCAGCCCTAGACACTTTAAATGAACTAGCAGCCGCGCTTAACGATGATCCAAATTTCTTTACTACAGTTGCCAACAATCTCTCTAATCACGAATTGGATTCCACCAATGTTCACGGCATTGAAAATACGGCAGATCTAGCAACAAAGAACTACGCCGACACTGCTGTGTCAACGCATAATAGCGACACTACAAGCGTTCACGGAATATCAAATACCGCCAATCTTGTTTATACAGATGATTCAAGGCTCTCTGACGCAAGAACTCCAACATCTCATAACCACACAACATCTGAAATTACTAATTTTACAGAAGACGTAGAAGATGTTGTAGGTGGTATGGTATCAAACAATACGGAGTCTGGGATTTCCGTTACATATGACGATGAAGCAGGAAAACTAAACTTTAATGTAAACGATCCAACCATTACTCTTTCTGGGGATGTTTCTGGCTCTGCTACGATGACTGATTTAGGAAACGTAACCATTACTGCCACCGTCGCAGATGATAGTCATAATCACATTATTGAAAATGTAGATGGGCTACAAAACGCGCTTGATACCAAGTTAGACTCAGCATCCTACACCGCTTCAGACGTTTTAACAAAAATTAAAACTGTAGATGGATCTACTAGTGGACTAGACTCCGACTTGCTTGACGGACAGGAAGGATCTCACTACCTAGACTGGACAAACACCACAAACAAACCAGACCCTGTAATAACTCTGGCAGGAGATTTAAGTGGATCAGTAACACTTACAGACTTAGAAAGTGGAACTCTTACAGCCACTATAGTTGCAGATTCGGTTGCTCTAGGAACAGATACCACGGGTAATTATGTGGCAACCGTAGCAGGAACAGATGGAGTTTCTGTATCTGGATCAGGGTCTGAAACCGCTGACGTTACAATAGCAAACACCGATAAAGGATCTTCACAAAATATATTTAAAAATGTTGCAGTATCTGGTCAATCTGATATAGTTGCAGACTCCAACAATGATACTCTTACTGTTTCGGGTGGAACAGGCATATCTTTAACAACAAATGCAACAACCGATACCCTTACCGTTACAAACTCTGGAGTAACCTCTCTAACAGGAACGTCCAACCAGATATCAGTTTCTGATTCTACTGGATCAGTAACCCTTTCTACTCCACAGAACATTGATTCTTCTGCAAGTCCAACATTTGCTGGTGCCACTCTTGACTCAATAAAGGTCGGTATGACAAATGCTAACGAAATTGATACAACATCAGGAAATCTTATTTTGGATTCCGCTGGAGGAACTGTAGAAATAGATGACAACCTGATTGTTTCAGGAGATTTTACAGTTAATGGATCTACCACCACGATCAATGCAACCACCATTACAGTAGATGATAAAAATATTGAACTTGGATCTGTAGATAACCCAACTGACACTGCCGCAAATGGCGGAGGAATTACTCTTAAAGGAACAACAGACAAAACATTTAATTGGTCTGATGCTACAGATTCCTGGACTTCATCAGAGCATATTGACCTAGTTAGTGGAAAAGTATTAAAAATTAATGGATCTCAGGTTCTTTCTGCAACAGAATTTGTTGGAAATTCGGCAACCGTTACTGATGGCGTTGTTACTACTGGTTCATATTCTGATCCCTCCTGGATTACAGGTCTGTCATGGAGTAAAATTTCTTCTACTCCAACAACTCTTTCTGGGTATGGCATTAGTGATGCACAGCCCCTGGACACCGAACTAACGGCTCTTTCTGGACTAACGTCTGAAGCAGACGCGCTACCTTATTTCACGGGAGCGGGAACAGCAGCAATAACAATGTTCACCTCCTTCGGCAGATCATTAGTAGACGATGTAGATGCTGCTACTGCAAGATCAACAATGGGTATTGGAAATGTAGAGAATGTCGCACTGTCAACATGGGCGGGAAGTACAAGCGTCACTACTCTAGGGACAATAGTTACTGGAACATGGAACGGATCAGTTATTGGAGATTCATACATAGATTCTGGAATTGCAAGACTTGCTTCACCATCATTTACTGGATCTATTACATTAGATTCAAAGGCAAATGTAGATACAACAAGTACAACTATTTCTGCAACTACCGCCACAACTATCGATACTCTAAGTGCTTCTTCATACAGAAGCGCAGAGTATTTGGTACAAGTAACACAAGATACAAAGCAAACAGTATCAAAAATTATCATGATTCATGATGGAACTACCGCCAATATTTCAGAATACGGTGTCATTGAATTAGGAGGAACGAGAATTCCTCTTACACTCTCTGCCACCATTTCTGGAACAGACGTACTTCTGCAAGCAACTATTACAGATGCCGATACTACAAATGCGACGGTAGAAGTAGTTAGAACAGCAATTGTGCTATAATAAAAATAAATAAACAAAGGGGATAGTGAACCTTATGGCAGATAAGAACTTCAAAGTAAAGAATGGTCTAGAAGTGGGAGACCATGATATTGTTACTCCTGATGGAACAATAACTCTTCCTAATGGAACCCATACTCTTGTACCTTCCGACTCTCCTACTCTTACGGGAACTGTAGGCCTTCCTTCAACAACCTCTATCGGAAATGTTTCAGACACCGAAATTGGATATTTAGATGGCGTTACGTCTGCTATTCAAACACAGTTAGACTCTAAAGCAGGTTCTTTAGTATCCATAAATACTCAAACTGGAACGTCTTATACATTAGCACTATCAGATTCTAATAAATTAGTAGAAATGAATAATGCTGCTGCGAATACTTTAATTATTCCACTCAATTCTAGTGTTGCTTTTCCCATTGGAACTAAGATTGATTTTATTCAAACTGGAGCAGGAGAAACATCTGCATCTCCAACATCTGGTGTTACCTTGAATTCAGATACTGATAAACGTACAATTAATGCACAATGGGCAGCGGCATCATTGATCAAGCGTGGAACAGATACCTGGGCACTTATTGGAGCATTAAAGTAATGAGTTTGTGGTTGGGTATATTGTCCGGTCAAATTTCTTCTACTGCTTTGCAAGAAAATATTGCGGTATCGCACCAACTCAGTCCCTTCATCACCGTCTATCCTTGGAGTTCAGGCTTTGGCACCAAGTATGCCGATCCTGCTATATTGCCTTCCTCCGCTGGTTTCTCCACAGCATTTTCACCATCAGGCAATGATCTTGCGGTAGCGCACGACCTCGGTCCCTACATCACCGTCTATCCTTGGAGTTCAGGCTTTGGCACCAAGTATGCCGATCCTGCTATATTGCCTGGTTATTACGGTTTCTCCACAGCATTTTCACCATCAGGCAATGATCTTGCGGTAGCGCACGACTTCTCTCCCCGCATCTCCGTCTATCCTTGGAGTTCAGGCTTTGGCACCAAGTATGCCGATCCTGCTATATTGCCTTCCTACACTGGTCTCTCCACAGCATTTTCACCATCAGGCAATGATCTTGCGGTAGGGCACCGATTCAGTCCCTACATCTCCGTCTATGCTTGGAGTTCAGGCTTTGGCACCAAGTATGCCAATCCTGCTATATTGCCTTCCTACACTGGTCTCTCCACAGCATTTTCACCATCAGGCAATGATCTTGCGGTAGCGCACGGATTCAGTCCCTACATCACCGTCTATCCTTGGAATGCAGGCTTTGGCACCAAGTATGCCGATCCTGCTATATTGCCTTTCTACACTGGTCTCTCCACAGCATTTTCACCATCAGGCAATGATCTTGCGGTAGCGCACGAATACGCTCCCAACATCACCGTCTATCCTTGGAATGCAGGCTTTGGCACCAAGTATGCCAATCCTGCTATATTGCCGACGGGTTACGGTTTCTCCACAGCATTTTCACCATCAGGCAATGATCTTGCGGTAGCGCACCGACTCTCTCCCCACATCACCGTCTATCCTTGGAGTTCAGGCTTTGGCACCAAGTATGCCAATCCTGCTATATTGCCTGCTTCTTACGGTTTCTCCACAGCATTTTCACCTAACTAGAAGAAAGATCAATAATGAAAAAAATCTATTATATGTCAGGGCTTCCAAGATCTGGAAGCACATTAATTTCATCTATATTAAATCAAAATACAAATATTTATGCATCAAGCAATTCTTCTATTGTTCCATTAGCCGCGATAGTTGAGGCTAGCATTCTTGCATCAGAGTCATACAATGCTCACCCCCGACCAAAAGTTATCAAAAAAACGGTGTCTGGAGTAATAGAAAACTTCTACTCAGATAGAAAAGAAGAATACATCATAGACAAATCACGATTAGTCACTATTCCCGAGCATTTTAGATGTATCCAGCGGAACTTTGACTATAAACCAAAGGTTATTATCCCTGTACGGAATGTGACAGATGTACTAGCGTCATTCTTAAAATTAGTGTATAAGACTCCATCAGATCAAGATAACTTTATTGATAAAGATATAGCAACATTAAACGACATTAATCTATATCTGTCAAAAGATGATACTCGTGTAGAGCATCTTATGAAACCAAAAGGAATGATAGATAATCAACTATATGGCATAGCATTTATGCTCCAGCCAGAATTTAGAAAGTATGCACATTTTATTGAATATGATAGTTTAATGTCAGATACGCGGGGGGAGATAGAAAAACTCTACTCCTTCCTTGAAATAGAACCATTTGAGCATAACTATGACAACATTAAGAATGTTACTCCAGAAAATGATAAGGTATACGGTGTAGTCAATATGCATACAGTAAGAAAAACTATTTCACCCAGCACCACCAACGCCAAAGCAATTTTGTCTGAATATGCCTATAATAAATACAGTAATTTAGAATTTTGGCGGCAAGCATTAGGATACTAATATGATATAATATATCAAGGAGGAATTAATATGAGTGAACAACCAGTAGAGCCAACTAAAACCCCCTTCGAATTACGACAGGAAGAAGTTTCCCAATATCAGGCCAACATTGATCTTTATACAGCAGTAGTTGCAGGACTACCATCAGAATGGCCCGATCATTTAGTTCAATATAAAGGTCGAACAGACAAACATGCGGCCATTGCTGAAATTGATGATCTTGAAGACGTAGTTCTTGTAAGCGATCTTTGGACACATGATCAGGCAGTTGCTGCAATTCGGTCGGAAACATTAGAAATGCGTAAAGCACAGTCTATTCTTAATGCTCTTATCGCACAGCAATAAGGTTATACTGCCGTCAAAAATATTGACGGAATTGATTTAATGCGATAGTATATATCTATATCAAAAGAAAGGTATATAATGTCAAATCCAAATATTGTTTTGTCTGGTCGTATTGGTACAGAAATTGAATCACGAAAGATGCCAGATGGAACAATGAAAGCAAAGTTTAGGGTTATTACTTCAGACCGCCGCAAAAATGAGTTTGGTCAGTGGGAAGACAAGGACACCTCTGGTTGGACAGTAGTGGCCTGGGACAATCTTGCAAACAAGGTCATTACGCATCTCTCCAAGGGAGATCCCGTTACTGTCCAGGGTACAATTAAAGAGGTTTCCTGGATGGACCAAGAAGGTAATAGGAAGAAGTCAACAGAAACCAGGGCATCAGAAATCTCAATCAATCTATATGCTTTGAAAACTGAATCTGAATCTCAGACAGTTTCTGCCAACGTAGAACTTGAGTGGTAATGATATAATAGCAATATGGCTTTTCCAGCGACATACAATATCTCCTATTATCAAGGCGATGTTTATGACTTTATCATTAGACCAAAAACTTCTTTAGGAGAAATATTTCCAGTGTCTGCTGCCATATATGATGCCTATCTGAGAATAGACGATGAAAGAGGCGGGGAAGACGGAACGGCAATATCTCAAATAAATGTTTCTATATCCGACAACTCTCTTATATGCTCAATCCCTCCATCTGAGGGAAACAAGTTATCTTCTGGAACAATATACTATTACGATGTGTCAATAGAAAATAAGACTGATCCGAATATCGTATACACCTTGCTTACTGGAACTATAACAGTAACTGACGATATTGCTACGGGGTCATAATGGCAGAAGTTGATGTACTATTAAATACAGACGACCTTCTTGTTTTAGGTCCACCAAATAACATCGACTTGTCTGTTTCTGTAGGACAACAAGGTGTAAGAGGGGCTAAATTTTTTGCGGGTCCAGGGAATCCAAATGATGCTTCAATATCTCAAGACTTATTTGGAGAAACCGTGTCTCCTGTAGAAGGAGACATATTTATAAATTATTCCTCTGGATCACAATATGGCTGGCTATATATTTACAATCCCAAGGGAACAGGAATAGATGATTGGGATGAAGTTCTTATTCTTCAGCCCCCAATATATGTAAAGCAAATGGAAGCGGTGTTCTCTGCAGGGGTTTCTTCTGTATCAATACCTTTAACAAGCATACTCCCTGTTGGAGTATCAGAATCAAATACAGACAACTATATCGTTAATGTTACCCCTAACAACGCCTCTCCAATATCTATATCAATTTCTTCTAAGTCAATTGTTTCTGGAGCACTAAAAATAGATTTTTCGGGGGCAAAGTGTGATACGTCAACCTATTCTTGGTCGGCACTAAATGAAACAGTTGATTTAAATATAAGCGTTTACGTCTCTCAGGAGTAACTATGTCTCCATACCAAATAGGAATCAACCATCCAACACTATCTCCTTCATTTGAAGATGATGCACAAATAGAAGAGGCATTTTATTTATATCATTATGGGGTAGAAGGGTGGGATGAGGAAAATCCAACAACAATTCCCTTAAATAGCATTGAGGGAAGGTTGTCAGATTTTGATCAAAGAATAACTTCTGTTGACTCACAGGTGTCTGCTTCTGCTCCATATTTAAAAAAGTCCCCTGGGGAAAATGAAAATATCATTGTTCCAACTGATCCAGGAATTACCCCCCTATACATCTCTTCAATATTTGCTAATTTTCAAGAATGGCAAAATAGTTCTCTATCTCCAAGAGCAATAATTTCAGGGGATAACAATGGATATCTAGCGCTGGTAGGATACTTCTCTATTGTTGCGCCATCATCATCCTCTATTGCACAAAATATTGAAATATTAGATGTCACACATTTAGGAATTGTCGTTAAATCTGCCGCGTCTCAAACGGCAAACCTTCAAGAATGGCAGAATGTTAATGGTCTTGTAAAGTCATATGTTGATCCTTATGGCAAGGTTGGACAAAGCAAAACAATCATACAAAGAAACTCATCTTTTACTTTAAACAATAACTCATTTAAGAAAAAATTATTTATAATAAATTCTTCTTCTAATGTTGTTGTTACTATTCCAGACGACTCTACATTTAGCAACAGCATAGGTACAGAAATAGATTTTTTAAGATATGGATCAGGAGAGGTTTCGTTTTTGGCTCAGGGCTCGGCTGCAATACTTTCTGAATCAAATAAAAACTCTATTGCAGCACAATATACTGCTGCCAAAATAATAAAAACAGATGCAAACACATGGAATCTTTATGGGGGAATAAAAACATTATGATAATATATTTTTTAGAGGATAAAAAATGCCACAAGAAATAGGACAGTCTTTTAAAAGCGTAATCCCCACATTGGCAGACGACTCTTCAATCGAAGAAGCCTTCTACATGTATCATTATGGAAATGCCTTTTGGACAACAGGCCAGCCAATTCCATCAAACAGTATAGAGGGAATTCTTTCATCGTTAGAAGCAAGAATAACAGATAATGAAAACTCCATACAAAATTTAAGCAATACCTATATTGCTACATCTCCTTCATCCACTGATCAAAATATAATTCAGGCGACTAGCGCATTGTACGTTCCTTTAACAGTTAGAGGCGCATCAGGTCAAACAGCAAACTTGCAAGAATGGGTGGTAGATACAGGAAGTAGTCTAATAACAAAAGCAAGAATTTCTGCTAATGGATCATTTTCAACACTAGGATACCTATCTATTGGCTCTATAAACATAAGTAGTTCTGTTGCGAATAGGATACAAATTGCCTCCCCAACCCACAGAGGTATTGTAATAAGGTCTGCATCATCTCAATCAGCGAACCTTCAAGAATGGCAAGATAACAGCGGAAACATTTTACTTTCAGTAGACCAAGGTGGGTCTTTTGTTTATAATGTTCCAGTTGAGGATGCATATTTTATTTCTGTAAATCAGCCACCCACCCCTGAATATTTGCTATTAACAGTATCAGAAAGCAGCACGGGTAAAACATTTATTTTAAACGAGTCGTCAAGTCGTAATGCAGTAATATCAATAAATACCAATAGTACGTCTACAGATTCAATAGGCACTCAAATATCTTTTATAAATTTTAGAGACTCAGAGGTAGAATTTCAGCCAAGTGGATCAACAATTCTTAGATCAGAAAATAATTATAGAAAAATTGACGGAAAATATTCTGCAGCAACTTTAATAAAGGTATCGTCAAATGAATGGGTACTTTTAGGAGCACTAAAGTCATGATTTTAGGTGTTTCAGAAAGCCAGGACGGATATTTTGTTACTACTGGAGCAAATTATGAATATGTGCAGGCAAACCACCAACTAAATTATGGATATTGCATATTTACTGCATCTGGAAGTTTAACTGTTTTAAGAAAAAGACCTATACCAAACTGCTCTATTTTAGTTGTAGGAGGAGGAGGGTCTGGTGGAACCAATGGAAACTCTGCATCAGGCGGCGGCGGAGGTGCTGGAGGAAGTGTTGTTCTAGTTAACAATGTAACCCTTTCTCCAAAAACTACTTACACAGTAACTGTAGGATCTGGTGGAGCACAAAGCACATCAGCAGGGAATAAAGGGGGAAGTAGTTCATGGAACTCACAGTATAATGCAGAGGGCGGCAATGGGGGAGGGGCTGGATATATAACTGGACCATATGCATATCAGCAAATTGCTGGTAATGGTGGAAACAGAACAAATGGAGGGGGCAGCGGAGGAAGAGGTGGTGTATACGCTCCAGGAAACATATACTTTCCTAGTCCAGGAATAAATGGAGGATTTGGTCAACAAGGATCACGACATGAAACAATGACATATCCAGCAAATGGAGAAATAATAGTCGGAGAGATAACAGTTCCAGAATATATTGGAATAGACAAGCCAGTAGAAAGAATAGTTGGCTATTTTGGAACAGGCGGCGGCGGCGGTGAGTTTCAGAATAGATGGGATGGTGGCATAGGATATGCAGGCGGCACAACACCGTGGTTTGTTGATCCAAGATATTACTTAGGATATAGCGGCCCATATTATGGTTCTGGAAGAGGCAAACTTCTTTCTACTCCAGAAGGTGATTCTTCATACAACAATTATTTTGTTTACAGCAATACCGCTTGGAGGAGTTTTTTTGGTGTTCCTGAAGCCAGAATTTTCGTAGGAGGAAACGGTGGCGGGGGCGCTTCTGGAGCGTATACTGCATCTACTTCTTCAACCGCAGGTCAAAATGGAATAGTAATTCTAAGATATAGGATATAGTATAGTTATGTCTAATTTTGCAAAAATAGAAAATAGTTTTGTGATAGAAATTTTAGTTGTCCCAGATGAATTTTCTGACTTTGGAGAAAAATACCTGTCAGAGCACTTAGGGCTAGGAGGAAAATGGATTGAGACTCCAAGAAAAAATAATACGTCTGCTATTCTAGGAGGAGAATATTCTGAAATAGAAGATTCTTTCATTCCTCCAAAGCCGCAGGGCAGTGGGTGGATATTAAACGAAGAATATCAATGGATTAAAGAAAATTCTGTTATAAATGTTGATTCATTTATTCCTCCTCCTCCACTACCAGCACCCAAATAACCCGAATGGTATAATCTTATTATGGCTTCTGGCTCTACAACCAACTATGAATTTCCCTATCCAGTACTAACAGACCCAGTTAATTTTACGGGGGACATGGAGGGGCTTGCAGTATCTATAGATTCAAGACTGATAAATCTTGTCACTGGAACTGGCCAGGTTCCTGCAACTGCAAACCAGGAAGACAAATACCTTTATTCAGACGGAACTAATGCGGTATGGAGATCAATCGCTTCTTCTTATTTAGAGTCAGTAATTGTTTCTGTTGACACAATACAAACTCTAGACTCCTTTGATGTTGCCACATATAGAAGTGCTGAATATATTATTCAGGCAGATCAGGCAGATGTATCAAAAAAGACATTAATGAAGGTTTTAATTATTCACGATGACTCTACAGTATACTTAACAACCTTTGGCATAATTGAAGTTGGGGCATCAAGAATCCCTCTAGAGATTTCTGGAACTATTAGTGGCACAAATGTTTTGCTTCAAGCGCAAGTATCAGATGCTTCAACAAATAATGTTGAGTTTGAAATAGTTAGAACAATCTTATCTGTTTAGTTTCCAAGACTTTTTACTTTTACATTTGTGTTTGCAATATAAAAGTTGATATACTTAAGACTTACCAAAATCAAATAGGGATGGTGTTGCTTTTATGTCATTTATTGACGAAAATGGATCAATTACAGATCCATATAGAAATTTTATTCACATTTCAAGATACAGCCGCTGGCTAGAGGATAAGGGAAGAAGAGAAACTTGGGTGGAGACTGTAGACAGATACATGAATTTCATGAAGTCTCATCTAGTTAATAATTATAATTATGATGAAAATGATATTAAGTTTGCTCAGGTGAGGGATGCAATTCTTAATCACAAGGTTATGCCCTCTATGCGTGCCATGATGACTGCAGGGCCAGCACTAGAAAGAGATAATATTGCAGCATACAATTGCTCTTTTATTGCGGTAGACAGCCTTAGAGCCTTTGATGAGGCCATGTATGTATTGATGAATGGCACAGGGGTTGGATTTAGTGTAGAGCAAAAATATGTTGCACAACTTCCAGTAATTGCTGATGACTTCTATCCAACAGATACAACAATTGTAGTTGCTGATTCAAAACTTGGATGGGCAAAGGCATATAAAGAATTGATTAGTCTTCTTGTTACTGGACAGGTTCCTCAGTGGGACATGACTCAGGTTCGTCCAGCAGGAGCAAGGCTTAAAACCTTCGGTGGCCGTGCATCAGGACCAGAACCACTTGATGAGTTATTCAAATTTACTGTCGAACAATTCAGAAATGCAGCAGGTCGCCGTCTAAAGCCAATTGAGTCACATGACATTATGTGCAAGATTGGCGAGGTTGTCGTTGTTGGAGGCGTTCGTCGCTCTGCACTTATTTCATTGTCTAATCTTGATGATTTTGAAATGGCTAAGGCCAAGAGCGGTCAGTGGTGGGAGTCAGAGCCACAGAGAGCGCTTGCCAATAATTCAGCGGTATATAATTCAAAGCCAAATGTCGCCCAGTTCCTTCGTGAGTGGAGAAATTTATATGAGTCAAAGTCTGGCGAACGTGGAATCTACAATATGGACTCTGTTCGTAAGCACATAGATAAGTTTGATCGTCGTGATTCCTCAAAGGTTGCTGGAACAAACCCATGCGGAGAAATTCTTTTGCGCCCAAACCAATTCTGCAATCTAACAGAAGTTGTCATAGAGGCACAGGATGAATATGAAGATCTTGCTGAAAAGGTAAGAATTGCAACTATCCTTGGTACATGGCAATCAACTTTGTCAAACTTCAAGTATATTCGTAAGTCATGGAAAGACAATACAGAAGAAGAGCGTTTGCTTGGCGTGTCTCTCACAGGAATCTTTGGAAACAAGTTAACGGGAACATTGCACAAAAATCTTCCCAACATGCTTGAGAGCCTAAGAGAACTTGCTGTTGGAGAAAACGCAATTGAGGCAGATCTCCTTGGAATTGAACATTCAGCAGCAGTTACGACAGTAAAGCCATCTGGAACTGTTTCTCAGTTGACTGGTGTTTCATCTGGAATTCATCCATGGTATTCAAAGTATTACATCCGTACTGTTCGTGCAGACAACAAAGATCCTCTAACATTGTTTCTCAAGGACTTCGGAGTTCCAAATGAGCCAGATGTGATGAAGCCAGAAGCCACAACCGTTTTCTCATTTCCAATCTCTGCTCCTAAGAATGCCGTAGTTACAGAAGATCTTTCTGCTATCGAACATCTTGAAGTGTGGAAAGTATATCGCACACATTGGACAGAGCATAATCCATCTGTCACGATCAATGTCAAGGAAAATGAATGGCTTGATGTAGGGGCATGGGTATTCAATAACTTTGATTCTATTGGCGGCGTCTCATTTTTGCCAGCATCAGAACACACATATAAGCAAGCCCCATATCAAGAGGTTAGCAAAGAAGAATATGAAGAAATCGTTGCTAAAATGCCTAAAAACATACCGTGGCAATCACTTCCTATCTATGAGTTAGAAGATACTACTTCAGGCTCTCAGGAGTTGGCGTGCAGCGGCCCCCTTGGCTGTGAGGTAGTAGACCTTGTTGATCAGTCTGCATAAGGGCGAGGCGGCTTGGGCGGGGGTAGTGTATGAGACTACCTCCGTCCTTGCTATAATATAATATATGTCTGTTACTTCAAATCAGTACGCCACAAGAATATTTTCTCAACATCCAATAGCGTGCTGGCCCCTAGATGAAGATGCCTATTATATTTCTTTGATAAAGCAAGATGATTTAGACATTTCTTTGTGGACCATTACAAACGGGGTTGTTGAATCAGATCCAGACATTCCCAATCAACTTTCACCTTTTCAGGGGCAATCAGATTATTATAAAATAATAGTCGATGACTACCTATCAATAACTTCATCAGGATATTCAATTGAAGCAGAATCTCCTCCACTATTTTCTTTAAATAAATTAAACATAGATTTAAAAAATTTTCATCCCAATATTTTTATATATCAAGATTCACTTTTTGTTGATTCTTATGATATAGGAATTAAATATTGGGATTTTTCAACATCATCAGAAAAAATAGTCTTCGAAAACAGAACATACCCAATTACAAGAGAATGGAAGACTCTTTCCTCAACAATAGACAATCCTCAATATCAGTCCTTAACAATAACTTCATCAGGAACGGAAGATAATAGCACCATTACCGTGGCAGATTCCACAAGTTTAGTTCCTGGAATTTTCGTTGAGGGAGATGATATTCCAGACCAGACGTACATTGTTTCTATTGCTGGCAATTCTGTAACCTTAAGCAATAGCGTCTCTGCGACTTTTTCTCACAATCTTTCTTTTGTTCCTGGAGCGTCTATATTTATTAGGTTCAATTTAGTTGAGGGCGGGGGAAGTGACGAAGACTACTCATTTATACTTCACGGACTGTCCGTGGGTCAATGGTCGGAGCAATTCTGCTTTAAATCCTTAGGCATTTTTAATCAAGAAACTAATGTTGAATTTCAACTACAGAATTCTACATCCTACAAGGCTTTTCAATATGGAAAATCAGATAGTCCAGCATATTATATTATAGAGGACAACGCCCTTATTGCAAAAAACGAAGGCGTACCAATGGTTTTTGGTTCAGAAAACGTTACAAGGATATATCCATCTAAATACTCAAACCCATCTCTTGTGTTCCCTAGCGAAGGAATGTTCTCAGAATCGGGTAAAAACAATTCATACACATTAGAGTTTTGGATGAGAATAAGACCAAACACAAAAAACCCAATTAAAATATTTGGGCCTTTAGAATCTCAAGATGGCCTGTATGTCTCAGAAGGCTTTATGACCCTATCTATTAATGGTTTTATTAAAAGTTTTAATGTTCATGAGTGGTATCGCCCCATGCTTGTTAATATTGTTTATTCACCAGGGAATTATCAAATATTTATAAACGGAGAAAATGCCTTAGATCTATTGTTTAACTTATCATCTTCAGAATTAGAAGAAAATAAGTGGCTTGGCTTTTTTGGAAATAGTAATATTAGTTTGTTTGAGATAGACTGCATATCTATTGCTCCTTATCAAATACCCTTGCAGGTTGCAAAAATTAGATTGGTTTGGGGCCAGGGTACTGACTCAGAACAAAACATAGACAATTCATTTAAAGGAAAGTCGTTTTCTATATCATACCCAAATGCAAAATATGATGTTAATGCAATATATCCAGATAAGGAAAGATGGAATTCTGCATACTATAGAAACATAGTTTCTGATTCTAAGTCAATGTCTACTCCAGACTATTCTTTGCCAGAAATATTTTTAAGCGGTAGAAGTGTTAACTTATGGTATTCAGACAACAAAATTGTCAATGATTTAGAGTATCCAAATGGCAACCATCCCAAATTTGTAACCTTCAGGCCAAACATAAACTCACAAGGAGACGCTTGGCAAACAGAGGGGCCAAATTGGACAGAAAAATGTTATTTTAAATTTTCAAACTCAACAATCCTATCTTCTCCAGTCGATGCTTTTTATTCCGTACTTGAGATAAATGAAGATATCGCAGAAGAAAGAGTGCTTGCAAGTTTTGTAAATTCTCTAAGCGGTAAAAGATTAGACGTTAAGGCATCTTCGTATGACGTATCATATACATTTAACAACACTGAGATATATTCTTTTGATGCATCACAACAGGATCATATAATGATTGGGTTTCACATCCCAACAATTGCAGATACATTTGGATATGAACTTTCCAACTTTTTCTCATCTTTTGAAAATTTAGATATTTATATCGGCGGCTCTCCAGACGTAGCATCACAAAGTTTCAATACTTTTGAGGGAAAAATATATAAGGTATCTTTTATGGATGAATATGGCTATGATGAGTTACAGGAGTACTTTAATGACAGCGGCTTTGTAGATTTTACTCAAGACGAATTATTTATTGGACACTACTCTACATACAGCATGAAGCCGTTTGATAAATTTGGAAGTTTTTTCTTAGACATATCTGTGTCTTCGTATTGGGAAGAATATTTTCCATTAACATATTTTTGTAAAAACATAAAAGACATAAACAATGAAGATTATTATGGTTTTGACTTTTTGCAGTTTAATATTGGATACCCCTCAATATTAGAGGAAAAGTCTCTGTTTATTGATGGAGAAGCATGGTCAAATTATTTGGAGTTTCAGGATTACTACAATTATCCAATTTCTTATGACTATTCTTTTTTGCAAAATGAATCTTTGTCAGGGTTCACAGATTATCAAAGTTTAATAGACAATGACTACCCAGTTATTAGTTATGCATCCTCTGAATCATCTTTAAGGGCATACGCAACATTTCAAACAATGTCAAGCGGAATTAAAGAACCTCTAAAGAATTTTGCATATGAAAAATATATTAAAAAGGATTTGGTTGTTGATGCCTCTGTTGACCAACAAGTAGACCCACTTCTTCCATATGGAACGAAATATCAATTAGTGGATGGGGCAATAATATATCCTCCCACATATATCGATATCAATAACGTGGCGATAGTTTTTCACTTTAATGTGGAACAAGAAATGGTTTTAACAAACAAACTTTCTGTCAGAGATATGGAGATTTCTTCGAAAGCATTGAATCATAAAAATCCAAATGCTATTGGAACAAGATCTGGAAGAGAAATATACCCCTATACAAAAACTGGAATTTACTATTCTTACAAAGAAAAAAATCCAATTAGAATATATAAAAAAGATACACCATACCTATATTTAACAGAAAGTAGCGGTATACAGGTAATTAATTTTAACCAAGGAATAAAAGAAAGAGGAATCCTGATTCCAATAAATCAATCTAAAGAATCAAATTATTATTTAGGTGCAACTCAAATGTTCATTAAAGATGAATCTCCATCAACAAACTATGATGGCTATCCAATTTTTGAAATAGATAATGGAGATTTTGTAATAGAGTTCTACTATAAATTTGACAACACAAATAAAAGAAAAAAGATTTTTGCAAAAAACAAAAATACACAAAGAGATTTTATTGGAGTAATCTTTTATCAAAATGGAATTCAAGTTGAAAACCCAACTATTGTTCCCAATCAATGGAATGCAATTTCTGTTCTTTTTAAAGACCCCATCAATTTTTCTAATAGATCGGGATCGATAAATCTTTTTGCAGGATTCACCTTTAATAATGTTTCAGAATATAAGCCAGAAGGACTTGTTGAGATAGCAAACATTATTTCAAGAAGTTGGCTTGAGGTGTATACCTCAGACAATGGGATTACATTTAATGACTGGAGATATTGGTATGACGAAAATCAAAGTTCTGCGGTACAGTCATGGAAAGATGTTCTCGTTACCCTTGGTGAAGAATTCTATGGAATTAGTCCAGAAAATATATATGAAGCATACACTGGAACCAACATAAACGTTATAGACGACAGTTCTGGTATAACAATAAACAACAATGACCCCTCAATATCTATATTTAGTGACATATCGTGGTCACTTTTTTCTGGAAAACCATCATAATCTGGTACAATAGTGGTCATGAGCACAAAAAAATGTTCAATTGATGGTTGCAAAAAAATACTAAAAAGTCATGGACTGTGCTCTACTCATGCCGAAAGATTAAGGAAGCATGGAGATCCAACATTTTCTTTAAAGCCAAGAAGACCCGTTATATCTTATATAGGAATTCATGCAAAATTGAGAAGAACTGTTGGCAAGGCTTCGTCACACCCCTGCTCTCACTGCACAAATGTTGCTCAAGAGTGGGCCTATAATCACGAAAGCGTTTTTGAGTTGTCTGAAAACATGATTAATAGACATGGAAATCTAATGTCTGCGCCATATTCTCCAAGAATAGTAGACTATATTCCATTGTGCAAAAAGTGTCACGCAATTTTTGATAAAAGGGAAAATAATGAGCAATAGAAAAAAAATTGGTAAGTCTAAATTAACCGTTATGAATACGGGCGACGCCCAAAAAAGAGCCGTTGGCTTTGCCTTTGGTTTGTACTTTTGGAGACTTCCTGACGGGCACCTCTTCAAAGATGATGAGGGAAGACTTTTAAACATTCCATCAATTGAAGGAGATCTTGGTCAAATGATGAAGTTGCGTCAGGCAGCGGCCCACTATGGTCAGCCAGATGGAGAGCCATGGTTCTATGCTGGAATAAATAGGGCAACTGATGAAGAATATCAAGAACAACTTGATAGACTAGATTCTGGACTTATCCCCTCCCTTAATGATATTGGCGCTGTCGCTGCAGCAAAGAAATCTCTAGAATTATATGGAGAATCGGACTGATGAGCCAAGAAATTTACATAGACGCTAAAATGGCTGATCAAATTATAGAAGATCAGTTAAAGGACAAAGACCCATTTAATAAATCATGGAATGAACTTTCTTCCTTGAGAGGATTAAATAAAAATTTTAAAAGAAGAGTGTCTAGAACAGAAAAGGCAAACACGGTAATTAACAATATTCCTCGCAATGCACAGGGTGGGGTTAGCGAACAGTATTTGTCAGATTCAAAGGCCATTGGCCAAAGCGATAACGCAGGAGCAAAATCAAAGAAAATTAATCCTGGACAAGTATATAGAAATGGATATGGAATCTTTGACCTCATTACTCCCCCATACAATCTCTACGAACTTTCTTCATACTATGACACATCTTTTGCTAATCATGCCGCCGTGGACACAAAAGTTTCTAATGCCGTAGGCATGGGCTTTCATTTTGAAATGACACCCCAAACCATGATGAAGTTAGAGGGTATGAATAATGAATCTGCAAAAATGAAAGCAAAAAGAAGAGTGGAGCAATTAAAGATAGAACTTTCTGGGTGGCTTGACAGCCTTAACGATGATGAAAGCCTAACAAAAACCTTGCAAAAGGTTGTTACCGATATGGAAGCAACGGGAAACGGCTATATTGAGGTAGGTAGAACTGTCGCGGGGGACATAGGCTATGTAGGCCACATTCCAGCAGTAACCATGAGAGTCAGAAGACTACATGATGGATATATCCAAATTATTGCTGGAACTATTACATACTTTAGAAATTTTGATGCCACCAACTCAAATCCAGTAACAGATGATCCAAGACCTAATGAGGTTATTCACCTTAAGCAATACTCTCCCCTTAACACCTTTTATGGTGTTCCCGATGTTATTGCAGCAATGACCTCTCTAAGAGGCGATCTAATGGCAGCCCAGTACAATATAGATTATTTTGAAAATAAGGCTGTTCCCAGATACATTATTACAGTCAAGGGGGCCAAACTTTCTGCAGAAGCCGAAGATAGACTCTTTAGATTCTTCCAAACAAATCTAAAGGGGCAAAGCCATAGAACCCTTTATGTGCCTTTGCCAGGGGACTCAGATGGAAATAAAATTGAATTCCAGATGCATCCAGTAGAAAACAATATTCAAGAGGCATCGTTTAATGAATATAGAATTAGAAACAGAGACGACATTCTCATGGCTCATCAAGTCCCACTATCAAAATTAGGCGGGGTAGATACCTCAACGGCGGGGGCAATGACTCAAGACAGAACCTTTAGAGACCAAGTTGTTTCACCGTTGCAAGAATATGTCGAAAAAGCAATAAATAAAATTGTTAAAGAAAAAACAGATGTTATCGCCTTGAAGTTTAACAAAGCAAGCCTTACAGACGAAGTTGCACAATCTCAAATTCATGAAAGATATGCAAAGATTCAAGCAATGTTGCCAAATGAAATTCGTGAAGAAATTGGTCTTCCTCAGATGGATGGCGGAGACGAACCATTTCAAATGACAGCAAGGATGGCAGCAGACACAAGAGCAAATACTGCAAGAAACAGAGAACGAGATGCAGAAAGGATGAACGAACAGTCTGATGGTCCAGGAGCAATAACGGGAAGAAGTCCTAAAGGCGAGGGTCGTAGTTCTTCATAAAATATGTTATTATGTAAAGTTGTTAAAAATAATGTATAATATTAGTTGATATGGAAATTAATAAGGCCAAGTGGTCCACAAAAGACAGCAACATTAGACTTTCTATGCCTATCTCTAAGGTAGACAAAGAAAAGAGAACTGTTTCTGGATTCGCCACATTAGATAACCTTGACCGTCAAGGAGACATCGTTCCTGCTGAAGCGAGCGTAAAGGCCTTTGAAACATTCCGTGGCAATGTTAGAGAAATGCATCAGCCGATAGCGGTTGGAAAAATTGTTTCCTTTAAAGAAGACAAGTATTTTGATCAAGATGATCAAAAACTATACAATGGTATTTATGTTTCTGCTTATGTAAGTAAGGGGGCGCAGGACACCTGGGAAAAGGTTCTGGACGGTACTCTAACAGGATTTTCAATTGGTGGGGAAATTAATGATGCAGATGATATTTATGATGATGAAATGAATAAATCATACCGTGTAATCAAAGAATATACTTTAAGCGAATTATCTCTTGTTGATAATCCAGCAAATCAGTTTGCAAATGTTATTTCAATAGAAAAGTCATTTGATGGAAATCACCTTGAAGGATATCTTTCAAAGGCAACAATTGAAAATGTTTTCTGGTGTAGAAAAGACGATGTAATCTCCATGGCCTATGAAGAAAATCGTGTTTGTCCACAATGCGACAAGGCTATGTCAAATATTGGGTTCGTTGAATCAAACGATACAGAAAAGTCATCTGTTGTTCGATCAATTGTTCTTGAAGTTAAAAAAGGATTTATTGATCAAGAAATTAATCGTGGCTATTTTGTTAAGTTTGACAATGATTATGGAAAGATTGTCGATGTTGTTATGCGCGGCGGAGCAAAACTTTCTTCTGCCGATGATGTGGTTATGGCAAAGTCTAATGACCCAGTAGCAATTATCAAAATCTACTCAGAAAATGACGGTACAATAGTACCTACAAGCCGTCGCGTTATTAAGAATATTTCTTCATTAGAAAAAGTTAATGCGATTAGTAAATCAGAGGTAAAGGAGGTTAGCAAGATGGACTCAGACATTATTGTAGTAGAAGAAATTGAAAAGAGCGCAGGTGTATCTGAGGAACAGGTTTCTCCCGAACCAACAGCCCTTCCCGTTGTTGAGCAAACTGCAAAAGCAGAAGATAGCGAAGACATGGAAGAGGAAGGTTCTGAGGCAGAAAAAGGGATGTATCCCAAGAAGGCCGAGCATGGTGACATGGAAGATGAAGAAGATGAAACCATGAAGGCTGACATGCCCGAGGAAACCAAGGAAAATGAGACTGAAAAAATGATTTCTGAAATCAGCGAGTCTCTAACATCTGCACTTTCCACTCTTGCTGAAACAGTAAAGGCTCTTGATGCCAAGATTGAAGGCATTAACAAGTCCGTTGCTGGCATTTCTAGCGAAGTAGAAAGCGTAAAAGATAGTTTTGGAAAGCGCGTGGACGCTGTGGAAAAGGACACCGCTTTTCGTAAGTCTGCTGATCTTGGCGAGATCTTGCAGGAAGAACCAGAAATCGTGGAGAAATCCACAACATGGGGCGGTCGTTTCCTCACAAATGCCGACCTATTTAAGTGAAAGTAAAAAATACAGGAGGTGAAAGTCAAATGGCAGAAGATATTCTGAAGAACCAGCCAAGCGAAAGTAGCGAATATGGCGATCCAAACCCAGGTCTATACCAGGGTCAAGGCGCTGTCGCTTCTGGAGGCGTAGGTGGTGTAACTGATCCTGCAGCCGACGTTTTGGGTAATATCCCAAACGCTATTGATGGCGTAACAACAGGACCAAATGCCGTAAACCCAACGGGCGTCCCTGGCGGTATTCTAAACCCTGAACAGGCTCGTCGTTTTATCGACTATGTTTGGGATGCAACAGTTCTCGCCCAAGATGGTCGTAGAGTTACAATGCGTGCAAACACCATTGAACTTGAGAAGGTCAACGTTGGAGAGCGTGTTATTCGCGCTGCTTCACAGGCCCTAGGCGAGTACACCAATGCTGGAGCAACATTTACAAAGGTAGAACTTACCACAAAGAAGATTCGTCTTGACTGGGAGGTTGCAACTGAGGCACTAGAAGATAACATCGAAGGTGCAGCACTTGAGGACCACCTAGTTCGTTTGATGACAAACGCTTTTGGTAACGACCTTGAGGATCTTGCTATCAATGGCAACGGAGGTGTAGATCCATTCCTAGGAATCATGAACGGCTTTGTCAATCAGGTTAAGACAACTGGTGACGCTCACGAAGCAGTCGTTGATGTTGCTGATGGTTGGACACCAGAGGTAATGCAAGAAATTATCTATGCACTACCCCGCAAGTACCGCGCTATCAAGACTGGTCTCAAGTTCTATGCAGGTACAGATGTTTTCGCAAACATTGTCAAGAACAACGGTACCCTTGCTGACGCTATCGCTGAAGCAATGGGCCCCCGTGTCGCTGGCACAGAAGGTCGTCGTGAGGATTACCTCTCAGGCGCTGGTCAGACCATGGGTGGTGCTCGTACCACTCGCGTTCTTGGTATTGATGTTCATGAAGTTCCTTACTACCCAGCGGATTATGTGGATCTCACATTCCCACAGAACCGCGTATGGGGCTTCCAGCGTGACATTACTGTCAACCGTGAGTACAAGCCAAAGAAGGATACTATTGAGTACACCGTCTTTGTTCGCTTCGGTCTCACATGGGAAGAACTAGACGCAGTTGCATTTGCTGATACATCAGCCGCAGTAACATCCTGATTATCAACAATATAATGTCGATGGGGGAGGGATTAATTTCCCTCCCCCTAGGCATATTCTGATATAATTGCTAATGAGGAAAGGTATAGAATATGTCAGAAAATCCAGGAGTAGTTGAAGACTCAGCATTTCCAAGGGAAGCCCCCAAGAAAAGAACGAGGGCCACAAAGAAGATTGCTGAAAAAACTCCAGTAGAAAACGTTGTTTTAGAAGAGGCAGCAGAAGTTGTTAACGATGATGGACAGAAAGTTATTTCTGGACCAGCAAAGACAAAGGGGACAAGAAAGGCCAATAATTTTAGCAATGAAAATAATGTAGTAGGCTCAAGAGCAGCAGACGCAGCATTGCTAAGAGAAAAGACCGATGTAAAAGAGGAAAAAGATATCAAGGATAAAATAGCCCTTTGGTCAGAAAAAAATGTCAGATGGTCTGACGTTGGTGCTCTTTCTAAGGGATATAATATTGTTACTGAGGAGGCTGCCGTAAAGTGGCTTAGCAAAAACGGTATTCGTAAGGCTACCCCAGAAGAAGTCGCCACATACTACGGCAAATAATATATGGAAATATTAAGGGTTGCCCCATATCCACTATCCTTTAGTCAAGGCGATCTAGATCCTAACACGAACTACGTTTTATGCCTGTTGGATAATCATGGGTGGGATCTAGTAGAAGTCGGCGGCACATCGGATTCGTCAGGAGTGTTTCAAGTAAATCTTCCAGACTTTTTTTCACGATACGACGACTATTACTTAGTGGAAATATACGAAAGTCTGGGCACAAACTCAGATGGAAAGCACAATCGTGGAGCCTTCAAGTTTTCAGATAGTCTTACGGTGGTAAAGCCATACATAGATGTTGTTTCCCTAGCAGAATCTACGGGGGAGGAATTAGAAGATGTACAGATGTACGAATCTTTATCCAGAGCAATTATTAACTCTTTTACTGATGGATTTGGATATCATAGAAGTGTATATGAAGCAAATGGAAATGGCGCAGACTATATGCCAGCACCATTTAGACTCAATAGGGTTATCAAGGTAATTGAAAATGATTTCTTAGTTTTTGATTCAGAGGCCGCAGAACCAGCAACAGAAAGAACCTATATAGTTACTCCAGATCATAGTTCTGTAACGCTACATGTGCCTTATCCTTACGGATATAACAGGATGGAGTCTAATCCCGTAGTTCCATATATTCCAGCATCAGACTCGTTTACTCTTTACAATACAAACGACTCCCCCAACATTATTCAAAACATGAAGGGTTCACCCTTCTTCCCAGAGGGATGGGACTATGTGTTTGTATTGGAGACTGGATGGGCGGCAATTCCTCAGGAAATAAGGCACGCAACCAAACTATTAATTAATGACTTTAAGTGTAACAATCTTCCTTATGCAAATTCATATATTAGCGAATATAAGAGCGATCAATTCTCCATTAAGTTTGAGCCAGGGGCATTTGAAAAAACTGGGAACGGAATAGTAGATCAAATACTAGAAAAGTACAAAACCCCCATGGGCCGTATCGGGGTGCTGTAATGGGCATCTTTAACTCCTGTACAAACATTCTGTTCCCTATGAAGTGTGACGTATATTATGCAGAAGAGTCTCAAGACGATTATGGGCAAATAAACAAGGTATGGAATTTTTATTCCACATATCCCTGCGCCTTTTACCCAGAAGGGGCGCCAAATAAGGATGGCTTTTCTTTTGAAGATCAGCGGTTTTATAATCTAGAGCAAGTTCTTTTTGGAAGAATAAAAACAGATATAAGAAAAAATTCTTATGGAGAATATCACCCATCATCTCATATTTTAGTGACAAACATAAGGCAGTCTAATTGCGGGGACGAAGTGTTTTTCTATGAAACTTTAGAGGGCTACGAAGGAAATCCAACCATATATGAAGTGAGAATGATTCAGCCGCATATTGGTCCATTTTCTTCCCCCGAATATTACTCAATTGAATTAAAAAGATCAGACACTCAGGAGTTGAGTCTTAATGGTGGCTGCTAGAATCAACGCTCTTGAGTTTTCTACAATATTAAACAACACCACAAGATACTCTTACGGATTCATCGATGGAATAGAATCATCAAAAATTATTCTTATGAACAGGCTTGCTGAATTTGTAGCAGACGCCCTGGGCAAATACATTGATTCTCAGGCAAGAGTGAACTCAGAATCCTTGCATCACGTTTATGAGTGGGGGGCGGCGGGAAGCCCCAGAGCAAGACTTTTTTATCTCAATGGAGTTGCAACAGGATCTTTAATTACTATTAGTGGACAGTTTCTTCCATCTTCATCAACAAGCGACACATCTTCACAACCATTTGTTGATAAGGCAAATGTAATGGAAAATCAAATAGGAATTGTTATTTCTCCTAAAAACTCAAACGTTCTCGCTTTTGAAAACGAAGGAGAAATGGTGTTTACTAGAAACTCTATATATATAGAGAATCCAGGTGGTGACGCAGTAGCGGGAAGTTTTGGAAGAACTGTAGATTTATTTTTCACCCAATACTTTACCAATGCTCTTCTTGCCCCATTTCTTGCAGAGTTGTCTACACCAAAAGAATACTCAATAAATTTTAAAGCGGGAACTCGCGGAGGATATGGTGTAGGATTAACAGCAGGACAGAAATATATAAATTCAGCAGGATTGGTGTTGGAATAATGTTTGGTCAACTAGCCCTACCAGTAAAAACAGTTAACGGTTTTTTATGGGATACTCTCAAAACCCTTGAGCCCTCGCTGAATAAAAAATATGGAAACGTCGTACCTTTTTTCCCTATTAGCGATTCTGCATCAGGCAAGGCCTCCTGGGAAAATAAAACATATGTAATATACGATAGAATGCTAAAGATAAGGCCAGGTCCATGTTATATTACAAAAAGAGAACACATCTTGTATTATGTTAAGGGCAAAGAAATAGACACTCTTGAGTGGGGGCTGGCAATTCAATATATTCTTGACAGAATGGATGACGCTGCTCAAGACATTAATGATTGGAACAGACAGCAAACACCTCCAGCAGACGTATATTTTCATCATTTAAAAATTTATCAATCAGATACTGGAGATATGAGCAGCGCTACCGCTACAAGGGATTTTAGCACTAGGCCATATTATGTTACTCAGTTTATTGTGGAGGCCGAATATCATTTTACAGAGTCTATTGAGTCAATATTGTTGTCATAAAATGATATATAATTTTAATTGAGGAAACGCCCCTAAATTCTATAGGAAAAACGAGGTGAAAAAATATGGCTTATACCCGTGGTGATTCAAAGCAGATTATTGTTGGCGCAGCCGCTATGTTTGTGTCTTCAACTGCTGAATTCGATCCAACCAACACCGATCCAACCCTACCTGATTTCGTGGCAGGAACAACCTACCGCGACACCCTTCAGGACTCAAGCGTTGTTCGTAACGTTGGTTACACCATGAACGGTCTTGAACTACAGTTCCAGCCAGATTTCGGTGAGGTACAGGTTGACCAACTTCTTGACGTTGCAAAACTCTACAAGCAAGGAATGCAGGTTAATCTTGCTACCGCTTTTGCAGAGGCAACTCTTGAGAACCTTCTAGTTGCTATTGCTGCTCCTACAGGCGACCTTTCAGAGAACGTCCAAATGGACAACCCTCTAGAAAGTGGCACAACCAACTTTGCTGATGTCATGGAACTTTCTTCAGGAGAAATTGGTGAGTGCCCCGTAGAGCGTGGACTCATTGCTGTTGGCCCAGGCACTGGTGACTGTGAAGCAGGTAGCACCATTGAAAGAATTTATGTTGCTTACCGTGCGCTCTCAATTGAGAACGTTACAGTTTCAGCCAAGCGCGACGAACCCTCTATGTTTGAGGTTTCCTTCCGTTTGCTACCAGCCAACAACGGTTCATACGGTAAAATTGTTGACCGTCTAGTACCAGCATCATCATAATTAAATAAATAACTTAATAGGCATCGGCCCCGTCCTTGTGACGGGGCCTTTGCTGTGCTATAATTTACTTGCTACTAGACAACAGGAGGAAAAATTGGCAACTAAAGTAGTAGACACAGTAAGCGTAGAACTTATTAGTGGCAAGAAGATTGCTCTTCGCCCACTAAGAATCTCTCTTCTTAGAGAGTTTATGGAGCGATTTGATGGCATCTCTGACGTTGCCACCGACAACACAAAGTCAATGGACCTTCTCATTGACTGTGTTCAGATCGCTATGAAGCAATACGATCCAGAACTAGCAGAGGATCGTGAAAAACTAGAAGATGAATTAGACCTTCCAGGAGTATACAAGGTCATTGAGATCGCAGCAGGGATAAAATTCGATGACCCAAATCTCCTGATGGCGGGTCAAAGTGGTCGGAACTAGACCTCGCCACACTAGAATCTGAAGTATTTTTACTGGGAATCTGGAAAGATTATCAAGAATTAGAAGATAGTCTTTCTGTTCCAGAACTTGTTGCTACTCTAGAATCAAAAAGGGAAAAGGAGTATCAGCATCAAAAGTTTTTGGCTGCCATTCAGGGGATTAACTTGGACGAGTCATCCTCAAATTCATCAAAGGGCACTCAAAAAGAATGGGAAGATCTTAAGGCAAAAGTCTTTAGTGGAGGAACCACAGCAGACAGCAACGACATAGTTTCTCTACAAGGGGCAAGCGCTAAAAAAGCAGGGTTTGGAATAAATAACGGCTTAGAATATGTAGATTTAAAAAATAATGAGCCCAAAAACCCTCTTGGCTAGTGTATAATATTATAGAGGTGCAAATTTGTGGCTGATGTAAATGCAAGGATACATGTTGGTATTGATGCTTCTTCTGCCATAGCACAATTAAGATCTCTTCAATCTCAACTATCTGCCTTTAATGCTAGCGTTGTTAAAGGAAATACTGCTGCCGTAGCATCTCAGCAAGCGCTTACTTCTGCGCTTGTTTCGCAGATTGGTGCTACTGGAAAATTTACCACATCGATTAGATCGATGGATTCTGGCATTTCTGCAATGCAGCAGGGCTTTGACAAGGGAACCCTTTCCGCAAGACAATATTTTAGGTACGCAGGATCTCAGGTTCCTCTACTGAGCAGGGCGTTCCGAGGCCTTGGTGCTGAGCAGGCCGCTATGACCGACCTTGCCACCCAAAGAGTGAAAAGGCTGCAAACGCAGTATATTAGTCTGGGAAGGGATGCACAGGGGGTCCAGAAAGTTTTGGCAGCACAGCCAAAAACTCTGGCAAGTGGGTATGCCACACAGGTGGCCCTGGCTACACAAAAGCAGCAACTGTTTACTCGCGCTCTTCAGTTGGGATCTACTCAAATTGTAAATTGGGGAAAGAATACCCAGTGGGCTGGCCGACAGTTGATGGTTGGCTTTACCGTTCCCCTGGGGATGGCAGCCGCTGCCGCATCAAAGTTTTTTAAAGACCTAGAGGCAGAGACCATAAACTTCAAAAAAGTTTATGGCGACATTTTTACTACTGATGCAGAGGTTGAAAAAAATCTATCAGCGGTTAAAGAACTTTCTAAAGAATTTACCAAATACGGTATTGCAGTAAGCGATAGCATGGCGCTGGCAAACATTGCTGCACAGGCAGGCCAGCGCGGAGCAGACTTAATGGACGCCACAACACAAGCAACAAGGCTTTCTGTTCTTGGCCAAATGGAATCGCAAGATGCTATGAAAACAACGATTTCTTTGCAAACTGCTTTTGGCCTAAGTTCTGAAAAACTTGCTGAAGCAATTAACTTTTTGAATGTTGTAGAAAATCAGTCAGTTCTAAGCCTGCAAGACGTTGCAGGAGCAATTCCTCGTGTGGCCCCTGTAATTCAGGCCCTGGGTGGAGACGTAAAAGACATGGCTGCCCTTCTCGTTGCCATGAAAGAAGGTGGCGTTAGCGCTGCAGAAGGAGCCAATGCCCTTAAGAGTTCCTTGGGAAGATTGATCACCCCAACCAGGGCAGCATCTGATATGGCACGCGGCCTGGGGATTAATCTAGAAGAAATTGTTACTAAAAATCAAGGCCAGGTAATGCCTATGGTTATTGAACTTGCCAACGCAATGAAAGCCCTAAGTGGATTAGAGCAACAGCAACTTCTTTCTCAGATTTTCGGTAAATTTCAGTATGCTCGTATCGGTGCTCTTTTTAGCAGCATTACGGACGAGGCATCGCAGGCCAACAGAATTATTGAACTAATGGGCATGTCTACAGAAGAACTCGCCTCTACTGCTGAAAAAGAATTGTCTGTAATTGAAGAATCTGTTTCTGCAAAATTTACTCAGGCAATTGAAAAACTCAAAGTTGCTATTGCTCCAATCGGAGAAACATTTTTAAAGGCAATAACTCCAATTATTAGCGCGGTAGCGTCTATTGCTGATGCTTTTAACAACCTTCCCGATGGAGTTAAAAATGTAATCGGTCTTGTGGTGGGGGCGATTGGACTTGTTGCTCCCGCTGCTCTTATGATGGCTGGCCTTATTGGAAACGCTATTGGAAACGCAATGAAGTTTGTTTTAGTTTTAAGAAATGGTTTTAAGGGGCTACAGGGAGTTCTTGCTGGTACGGGAGGATCATTCAAGTATCAAAGTGGTGCAGCATTAGATTCCGCTGCGGCAATGGCTTCTTTAGAGGGAAAGGTTACTAGTTTAACTGGTGACTTGCTAATACAAGAAGGAGCAGTAAAAAGTTTAATTGCGGCATACAGAAACCTTGCGGGGGCCGCATCATCAGCAGCCGCCGCCATGCCAAGAGGGTTTGGGGTTCCAGGGGTCGCGGCTGCTGGTGCAGCAGGAAGGTCAATTATCCCCCCAATAAAGCCAATAGGCATGGCCACTGGGGGACTTGTTCCAGGTACTGGAAATAAAGATACTGTTCCAGCAATGCTTACTCCAGGAGAGTCTGTAATCACAAAAGAAGCAACCGCAAAATATGGGCCAGTTCTTGCTGCAATGAATGCAGGAACACTGCCAGGATTTAATGTCGGTGTAGTGGGATATGGCAATGAAGTGGCATTTATGCCTAAAGAGTTCAACTTAGGAAAAAGATATCCTGATCCTCTTTCATCAACGCAACTGGGGGCAACTTCTGCGTCACTATTTGCAAGAGCGTTTGCAAAAACCACTGCACAAGAAACAAGGGTAGCAGAAAGTGTGTTTAGAAGAACTTCTGGCGTTTTCAGAATGTTTTCTGACAACTTTACTAGCGAAATTGACAGAATAAAAGATTCTACTGGAAGAGCAGTTTTATCGGAAAGAGAACTTGTCACAGCAAGAACCAGAGCAGCCGCAGTAACATCACGACAAATACAAATGGTTGAATCTACAACAGGCAGAAAAGTTCTTTCTGGACCACTAAGACAGCAAACATTTGCATATATGGGTATTCCTGGATACGAATCTCCAGTCACAACCTTGAGCAGAGTAGGGTCTGGCCATGCAGATCCTATAGGAAGGGGCGGGGTAGTAAAAGGTGTTACGGCATTAAGAGGTGCCCCAGGAGGAGCAACGACACAAGAAAGGCTTTCCCTTTCTTATAGAAATATGGGTCCAGGACTTCTCTCTTGGCTTGAAAAGACCACGGGAATAAAGGGTGGACAACTTGGTCATATTGGAGAATCAAGGGTTCTTTCTGTTGGTGAGGCAGAAAGGCTAGTCGGAGGAAGGCTCCCTAGTTCTTCTGCAGCAATGAGAAACATCGAAAATGTTAGAGCCGCCGCCGCTTCTGGAGAGCGTTACTCCCCAATTGGCAGAAGAATTGCTGGACAGACTGCAGGACCAGAAGTATTAGGGGGGCTACCAGTTGCAACAAAGCCAGTTCAACAACAAATAATTTCACAAATGAGCGCATCGGGTGCCGCTGCTGGAACTGCTTTTGGCACATCTCTTGTTTCCTCTTCTGCCGCATCATCAACCCCTATGCCAGCAAGGGTTCTTTCTGCCACAGGGCATGGATCTCCAGCACCAATTTTTGGTGCCGCTGGACAACAAGATGGACAATTATATGGAAAAAAGTTTGTCCAAGCAAGAGATTCACAAATACTTTCAGCAAGAAGCCTACAAGACATCCCAAGGGTGTTAGAGCAAAGAAGAGTTTTATATGGTGACGATTTTGGGCCTCCTGGTGGCCCTGTATCAAACATTGCAGACAGGCCAGTTCCACGAGGACCATCAGACAATCTTTCTGCCTCACAGATGGCAAGAGGAAGGGCAAAAATAGCAAGGAGGCAATTTTTTGGAAGTTTAGGTGGCTTAACCCAAGTAATTATGGATGGTCCCGTTGCAGATATAACAAAATTTGCAAAACAAGAAGTAAAAACATTTACTAATCAAATGCGCTCCGCATTGGGGGGGATTAAAAAGGGATTTGGAAGAATATCTGAAGCAGCCAAAAGGGTCGGACAAAACCTTAACGATGCAGCGCCTTCTGCATATAAAGGAATGCCCACAATGTCAGAAATTGGGAAAAAAGCAAAAGCCTTGCCAATAAGGGTGCTTGACAAGGCTCTTCCTGCTGCAATAAATGCCATGGACAGAGGAGCAGACAGAATGAGAAGGCTCGGCAGGCTTGCATCAGATATGCCCTAAGATATAATGACGTAAAATCTGCAACGGCAATGCTAGGAAAAGCGGTAGCAGGAACAAAAACTGTAGGGGCCATGATTGATGGAGCAAAGAAATTATCAATAAGGGTGCTTGACAAGGCTCTTCCTGCTGCAATAAATGCCATGGACAGAGGAGCAGACAGAATGAGAAGGCTCGGCAGGCTTGCATCAGATATTTAAAGGCAGAGATATAAGGACTGCTGCAAAAATGCTGGGGGATGCCATAGCAGGAACAAAAACTGTAGGGCCAATTATTGAATCAGGTAAAAAAATGGCTGCGTCAATTGGCAATGCTTCAAGAACGGTAGGCGGAGCCTTTAAAGATATATGGGGAACGTTCAGGTCCGATGGATTTAGAGCGGCAGGAGCAATGACTGCTCAAATAACAGGACTAAATCAGGCATGGGGAGGGTTTAAAACTGGTTTCAAGAAAATGCTTACAGATGCAAGAGATATAGGGGTGGGAGTTAGAGGGGTTGCAAAAGAAATGTTGACTAATGCTAGAAAAACTTTTGGAGATGGATTTAGAGGGCTTGGAAGGTCTATTTCGGATATTTCCTTAAGAAGTTTTGATAGAGCGCTGGGTGGATGGTCAGGATTTAAGGAATCTTTTAAGGGAGTGGGAGCGGCATTTAAAACTGCAGGAGTAGACGGGGCAAATGCAGTAAAATCCTCCTTGAGGGCTGCTGCCGCAAGTATAAGTTCTGGGGTAGGGGCAATGTTTAGTGGACGAAGAATGATTGATCCAGCCACTGGTATGGCCGTGAGTTTTGGAGAAAGGCATGGTGGAAAAATGATGGGGGCAGGAATGGGACTTTCCATGCTTTCTATGGCCCCCATGATGATGCAAGACGAGGAGGGCAAGTTTATGGGAGTTAATGCCAATGCTGCCATGATGGGGACGATGGGTGCGAGCATGCTGCTTACCATGGCTCAAATGATGGGCAAGGCCGCATTACCAGTAATAGCCCTTTCCGCAGCCGCCGCAGCAGCAGGATTAGCAATCTATGTCTGGAGAGATTCTGTTGATACTGCTGCTAGAAAGGCTGCAGAATTTGGATCAAGTATTGGCGGCACCGCAAATGTCTTAAACAATCTTTCTAAAATGATGGGTAAACAAACTCCAGCACAAAGACAAACGCAAATGCAATTGAGGTTTACAGAAGAACAACAAGAAGAAGGGTTTGGCCAATTTGCCTCTATGCTTGAATCTGAAGAAGGGAAGAAGTTTATTGATGATTTAACAAGTGCAATTGGTCCAGAAAGATTTAGAATACTAACTGATTATGTAGAAACTGCTATTGCTTCAGGACTTATGGATGTAGAAACTGCAAAACTATTTACACAAACTGTCTCAACCGCAATAGAGGATGGCGTAACGGGGGCAATGGTTCTTTCTAAGATTAGCAAGGGCATACAAGAAGGATCAGCGGGACTTCTTGAGCAGGCAAGAGAAAGAAATGCAGCCATATTGCAAAATGAGGCCGTAAGAAATGTTGGCGTTAGTCGTGAAGGAGAACTTGATTTTAGAGATTCTGCAACCGCTATTGGCGCATCGTTCCAGGCAATTCAAGATTTTTCTAATGCTGCCGCTCTTGCTAAAGAAGAATATATGAATGGAATAATTTCCTATGATCAATATATTTCTGTATTGGATGAGGCAACTGCTGCTCAAGCAAGGTATGGAAAAATACTGGGGCTAGCAATAGACAACACTTCAGATCTTGGGGGGACAGCACAAGCGCTTCAAAAATCTCTGTCCCTGATACTCTCTCCAGAGCAATTATCATCATTTAATCAAGCAAGTTTGCAACCAGATGAAGGATTTATTGCAGACACAGGCAAAGGAATGGGAAGGATTCTTGATCAAATCTCGACCGTAGCACTGGGTGCTATAACTGGAACATACGATCCGATTAACTTTTTTGAAGGCACAGGTGGAGTAACGCAGCAAGAAGTCCAGCAATATGAAGAAAGAATTCGTGGACTCATGGCAGAAGCGATATTTTCTGGAATGGATGCTGGAGCAGTAACTGCAATACAACAGTACATAAGCGAAAATCCAGATAGCATAGCCTATGATGCACTTAGAGATGCCGCGAATGCTGGATTAGGTGGAGAAGTTGCCTATAAATCTGCAATGTTAGCAGCAAATGTAGAATTTTTAGGTCTTCCAGGTGATCTAGAAAGCATCATGACGGAAGAACAATACATTGACATGTTTATAGAATTTGAGAAAAATGGAGGGGACGCAGCAGACCTTGAAGCGTATCTTAATTCTATTCCTGAAGAGCAGGTTGTAAATGCTGTTGTGACCATAGAAGGGTTAACTCCAGAACAGAGAATTGATTTAGTTAATCAATACAATAGATTGGGGGCCCTTCTAGGGGCAGAGGCTGGCAATCAGGTTTATGCTGCTCTAAGAGGGGCTGCTGCCCAAACCCCAACCTCAGAAGCCCCTGGAGCACCAACATTAGGACAAGAAGAACAGAGGCTTGAGTCTGAACTTCAGACAGCACAAGGCAGACTCAGTGCAGCAACTCATATATTTGATCCAAATACAGAAGAGGGAAGAGCAGAAATACAAGCGGCTCAAGAAGATGTCGAAAGACTTCAAGATGAACTATCAGAAATTTCTGAAACAATAACAGAAATTAAACTAGAAATGGGACCAGACGCCGAAGAAGCAATAGAAGAAACTGAAGCGCTAAAAGTTTGGTCTCAAGAAACACTGGTAAAAAACATAGAAATAGTTTTTAGAGAAGAGGGAGACTTAGACAACTTGCCAATGTATGCTGAGCAAGCAAGCCAGTTAAGTCAGTTAGAACCTGAAATGATTTCATTTTTTGGAATAGATCCAGAAAACTTAGAATCTGTGCAACAATTTTCAGAAGTGATACCAGAGTTAATGTCTCTTTCAGAGGTTCTTATGTCTTTGCCTGAAGAGGACAGGTCTTTTGCTGTGAACCTTATAGTTAAGGAAAATGGAGAACTTAGGGATGCGATAGAATTTGGAAAATCTGTTCAAGCATACAATCAAGCAATGAGCGAATTAGAGTCGGGTTCCATTGAGGTTCAAAAAGAAGCGGCAGTAAGGTTGATGACAATGGTTACCGATCAAAATGGAAATCAGGTAGATCCCTCTCAGGCAAGACCAGCGATGATGCAAATGATAGACGAACTTGGCCTTTCTGAAGCAGAGTTCTTTGCTCTGCCTCCAATGACAATAACCAAGGTTCTTTCACTAGCAATTGATTTGCAAGGATTTTTAGAAAGTGCGGCAGCACTTGAGGCGGCAGCAGAGGCTTATAGGGCTATTCCAGGTGGTGAAGGAAGAGAGGCGGCAACACAAGCAATGGCCGCTGCAATTGCTGCACGATCCGCTGCATCTAGAACAATGGATGCAGCAAGAACTGCAGTAGGAGCGGGACTTGCAGGATCTATGCCGCCATCAGGCGGTGGTGGCGGTGGCGGCGGTGGCGGCGGCGGCGGGCCATCAGAAACAACGGGGGCCGACTTACTTAAAGAATATTTAGAAGATCTTCAAACTCAAAAAACTCTTATTGGAAGAATAGCAAAAGAAGGATCAACAGTTAAATCAGGATTTGCTCAGGCATTAAGAAATGCGGGAGCACCAGAACAACTTATTGCCGACATAGTTTCCAAGGGTAAAGATGGAATAAAGATGGCAAAAGAACTCCTTAAAGATAGGGCTAAAGAACTTAAAAAAATAACAGAACTTATGCTCTCTGTTAATAGGTTTGCTTTTATTGAATCTCAAAGGTCTGCCGCCAGAAATGCACAATCTCAAATGGCGGCACAAAGAGGCTTGATGGCAAGCGGATTTAGTTTTGATATTGCTTCTGACATCGCCTCAGATGCAGAAGTTGCCCCCGCCCTTGCAGCATCCTATGAAAGATTAAATAATGCTCAAAAGGCAGTAGAAAGGTCTACTGGAAAGAGCAAAGAAAAGCAAAGAGAGGCAAATGCAGAACTTAAGGCAGCACAAAAAGAATGGAACGAACTAACTAATGCCATTGAAAGAAACATTAGACAACAAGAAAGATTGCAAATTCAAAATCTTGTTGGAGAAGCAGAACAAGAAGCAAGGAATGCTGCCAACAGAATAAGTGCCTCTCTTGCCCTTATTGGAAGGGGCTTTGATAGAGGAATAGTTGGCAGAATAGTTGCAGACCCAGCCGTAGCAAACCAAGTTTCTGGATATGTTGAAAAATTAAGAGAACTGGAAAGACAAAGAAGGAGACTTCTTAGAATCGATAAAGAAGATAGAACCGATAAACAAAAGGCAAGGCTCAGAGATCTAAACAAGGAAATTGAAAGAACAACTCAGCAATATAATAGATTAATAAGATCCCTTAGAGAACTTTCTAATGCAGAACGAGATGCCCTTGTTTCTGGGGTACAAGAAGGCTTTACTGCAGAAAGAACCGCGCTCCAAAGAGAAGAAGAGGCTATAAATCTTCTTATGGGACAAAATTTAACCTATGATCAGGCTGCTGCAATTGCAGGAGATGCAGACAGAAGAGATGCCATACTTGCATCAATAGGGGACCAAGAAACACTAAATCAACTTCTTGCTGAAGCAGTTGAGTTAACAAAAGAACAGCAGGCTGCAGCATTCCGTGGCAGAATAGCAGACCTAGGCAAAGAAGTTGCCCTTCAAAGCAAAAGAGCAGACTTGGTAGCGCTTGCAGGAGGAGACCAACTTAAATTAAACTATCTAACATCAATGTCTTATGAAGACACCCTATACTTTTTGAGCCTGAGCGAAGAAAAGCAAAAAGAGTTTTTGGCTCTTCTTGGACAATCTTTTACTGCAGCAGATAAAGTTGCAGACGCATTTGATCAAATTAATGAAAGACAAGAACACTCCAATTATTTAATTGAGCAACAGGCCAACGAAAAATTTGGGGTGATGGATCAATACAATGAAGAAGAAAGAAGTTTGGATAGACAAATAAGGTCAAACGAAAGGCTTCTTGAAACCGCACAAGATCAAGTAGATGTTATTCAAGAACAAAATGATGATCTTCAGCACACTATTGATTTAAGACAAAGAGAAATTGACTTGCTTCAAAGAAGGGCTGATGATTATAATAGAGGGCTTGAGTTAATTCAAAGACAAGAAGACGAAATTAATGAACATTATGATGAAAGACTTGAAGCCTTAGACAGAGTTGATGAGATTAATCAACGAATTGCTCAACGACAAAGAGACCAACTCTCTCTTGCCCAGGCCCTAAGTGAAGGCGATATTTATGCTGCTGCTCAGGCTGCACAACAGGCAAGGCAGAATGAGGCAGCCAATGCCTTAGAAGAATCTAGAAACGCTATAGAAGAAGCAAGACAAAGAGAAATAGACAATCTTGCAGTAGATGTAAATGGAACACTTCTTAATCGTGAACAAATAGAAAAAAGACTTCTTGTTATTGAGGATCAGATTTATGAAAAGAATAAAGAACTTCTGCCACTTCAAGATGCAATATATGCCAATGAACTTTTAATTTACGATATTCAAGAAAAAACCATTGAGCCTTTGGAGGCTGCAATAGAAGCATTAAATCGTCAAAAGAGAGTAATTTCAGATCTTAAAAAGGATTGGCAAGACTATTACGATTACCTTAGTGAAAATGCTGTAGACCCACTAACAGGAATAAAGTTTAAAGATCTTCAGAAATTGAGAGCAGCATATCAAGCAGAATTAAGGCCAGGAGTAACCGAAGAGCAGGCCCTTCAAAATGCTATAAATAGTGCAGGAAGGCTTGGAATAGATCTCTCCTCAGCCAATTTCGATGCACTTAGGGTTGCGTTCGGGGTTCCTCTGACAAAGCCTAAAGATGAAGAAGAAACTGGTGGAAAGGATGGTTCAGAAGATTCGGGTGGAGAAACGCCAGCACCTCCCAAGCCAACGGATCTTGATCCAGAAAGATACCCAGAGGTTTTTGGTCATGACTATGACACAATGACTAATCCAAACAAGAAGCCACCAGGAACCCCAGGAAATGATCCAAATCTGGAATGGACCTGGAATCCAACTATTGGAAGATGGGGGGCTCAGAGAAAGCCTCAGGCATCAGGAACAACTACAGCGCCAGCACCAGAACAGGGGGCCGAACCTTCAACAGAGCCAACCACCACTCCTGAGGAAAGTTATAAAGATAAGCGAGCAGAGGTTGCAGCAAAAACAGGTCTTACGGGAATGGCCCTAACTATGGCAACAAGAGAGTATATCCAATCACAAAAGATGTTTACAGGAGGAACTGTTTTAGGGGCGGGAGCCAGAGACTCTGTTCCAATTATGGCAAGCCCAGGAGAATTTGTAATCAGAAAGGCAATGGTAGACAAGTATGGAATGCCAATGCTAAACAAGATAAATCAAGGATCTTTTGACCCATCATTTGCAACTCCTAAGGCCATGGGAATAAGAATGCCAAGAGTTTCTTCTAATAGTGCGACTTCAAATTCTTCAACAATGTATAATACTTATAGCGTTAATGTTACTGCACAGACAAATGCAAATGCTGATGATATTGCAAACAGAGCAGTATCAAAGATAATTGAACTTCAAAACAGGCAGGTAAGGAGCGCTCGTGTCTACTAAGTCTTACATGCAAGGAAGATATGCCTTCTTAAAGGGTGGCACAAGGCCGCAGGCAATGCTGTGGTCTAACAACGCAGGAACTATTCAAGATTCTTTTTATGTTCCTGATGGACAAGAGGGGGAAGACTTTATTGTTGTCTCTGATCACAATAGATCAGAACTTTCTTTTTCTCAAAACAGAATTGAGACAAGAGAAAGAATGATAAATGGAAACATGCGCTCTTATTGGATTGCAGACAAACTTAATCTTTCTTGTTCGTGGTCAAGGCTCCCCTCCAGACCCTTTGACGGCCCTGTTTCTTTTGATCAAAATGGGAATCTAATAGAGAGCAACTATTTATCTTATACTGTGGACGGTGCTGCGGGAGGAGTTGACATGCTTCATTGGTATGAATCTCATCCAGAGCCTTTTTATGTGTATCTGTCTTACGATAAGTACAAGTCTAACAATTCCGTAAACTATAATGAACTTCATACATATAGTCAAATAATAAAAGTTTATTTTGCATCATTCAATTATTCAGTAGAAAAAAGAAGCGGAACAGCAACAAATAATGGATTCGATTTTTGGAACGTAGATGTTTCTATGGAAGAGGCATAATGTTTGAATCTGAGGCACTGAACCATCATCTACAAACATCTGAAACAATAAAAAATAAATCTTTAATCTTTGTAGAGTGGAATTTAAATGACCCAGAAAATATTAAAAAACTTGGAAACTATAGGTATAGGCCAAGTTATTCTGCTTCTCCGTACTACTTAATCCCCATGAATTATGATGAATATGATTTAGGAAACTACTACACTGGTGCCACAGACTCAGATGTAGTTATAGAGAGTGGGCTTAATGATCAAGACGAACCAACTCTTTTTGTTGATAGAAAAAGAAAAATGGAAATGCTTTTTTCTCTAGAAGACTGCACAAAACCATTTAGGCCAAGATCGGGTATTAACAAGGTTTTATACTTAAATCAATTTATCGATGATTCTAGGAGAAGTGGATCTAGAAGGCCAAGGTACTACATGGCGTCCAAAGACGATCAATTTAAATACTGGACATCATATAGAACTGAAAAAGGAATTCCTACGCCGAATCCTGGGCAAACAGCAGAAACAGCGGAATCAGAGGTTGCACGAGGGATATCCTTCTACGACTCTATTAGCGATAGAAATTACATTGAAGATGCAGCCCCCTTTGTCGTATATAATCAGGCTGTCCCTACTAATAAAATTGTCCTTAAAATGCAAACAAATACGGGTGAAGAAAATTTAGGAGAACTTAGATACGGACAACAAAAAATTATTGAAGACCCTCTATATGGACAAAAAAATAGATCTACTCCTAAAATATGGAAAATAGAGGTACTAAAGGGAAATTCGTGGGTTACAGCAGTTTCCTTTGACGAACAAAGTGCAAGACAAGATGGATCAGAAATAATTAAGTCAGACGGGTATGTAGAGATTGCTTACGGCTTAAAAATTCCTGAAAGATTTTCTAAATTTAATTATATTGGACAACTGTCCAACCAAACAATTCTTCCAGATTCATCAGAAGAGGGAGACGCATACTTAGTAAAACCAAATGAAAAAGATAGAGGCACTATCTTTATATATTACGGATCTTCATGGCAGCAGTTTTCTCCAGAGTACTTCTGGCAACTTTCAGACGAAGAAATTAAGGACAGAACTTTAACTGTAACAAAACTTTCTGATCCAGATTTTTTTGTTGAAAATGGCGTTGACATTTTTAGGGAATTTGAATTTATTGATGGCATAAGAATTGTTGTTCAGACAATGAATAAGAAAAATTGCACTTTTGATTTAATAGAGTTTTCCCCAAGACTTTTTGCAAACATTACCGAAAAGGTAATGGAGTTTTCTGTCACAAAGACTTTGGCAGATATGGGCAACAGTTCTGTCCCAGTAGACGGAGTTTATGCCTCAACAGGATCTCTCTCTTTAATGGATGAGGATTTTTCTTTTAATGAAAACAATGTTTTTGATTCACAAACAAATACAGGAAGTCTTGTCTATCAATACTTAAATAAAAATATTAAGTTTATACTTTATGAATCAATTGAAGTCGATTCAAACAATTTCTATATTCCAATAAAGACAATGTATTCTTCGGGATTGCCTCAGATTCAATCTCCAGTTTCTAATGTATCGATAGACCTAAGAGATTTCTTTTTCTTTTTAGAACAATCAAAGGCCCCTCAATTATTCTTAACAGATATTTCTTTAAGCAATGCTGTACTAATATTGCTAGACTTTGTTGGGTTTAGCAATTACAACTTTAAAAGAATCTTTTCTTCTGAAATAATAATTCCATACTTCTTTGTAGAACAGGGACAAAATGTTGCTGAAGTCTTGCAAAAATTAGCAAAGGCAAGTCAGACAACAATGTTTTTTGATGAGTTTAACAATTTAAATATTTTTTCAAAAGAATATGTACTGCCAGAAAATGAAGATGATAGAGAAACCAGTGGATATATTTTGGGAGATATATATGCAGAAGACTTATCAGGAGAACTATATAAGGTTATTGATTTTTTCTATCAAATAGAAAGTCTTCCTGAAGAAGAATACGAAGGAGCGTTTGTCAGTCATATTGATAATGGAATTTATACATGGTCAAAAAGCGCTACCCAATGGATAAAGGTTGGGGTAGCAAGCAAAATACTTCAGCCAAACATCCTTTCCCTTTCTTCAGCAGAAAAGAAGGTTTTTAATGATGGACAAATAAACTATACAACAAGATATTTGCAAAGGTCTATCGGATCGACCAGCGCCGCTTTGAAGATAGATGAATATAAAAATTATATATATAAGCCAGTCCTTTTGTGGGAAGCATCAGGAAGCACAAATAGACAAACAATTAATGAGTTGGCTGGACAGTCATCTGGATTTGTTTTGGGAGCAATTCCTCTTGCCTCAAATTTAACAGATCAACAGCCTTATTCTTTTAATAACGAAATATACAACAACACCATTGATCTTGGGGAAAATGTTTATTGGATGACCAACTATCAAGGTTATTTTTATTCTTCGGGGGAAATTATAAAGTATGATGCAATAGAATATTCTGTTTCAGGAATAGGAAGCCCTGTATGGATTTCCAGCAATCTAGAATATCAAGATTATTTTTCTAATTTGCAGTTTAATGGTAAGATGTATCCTACTGGAAGAGTCAGGATATATTGTGAACCAGAATTTGAATTTTTAAATGATGAACTAAGAATAAAAGACTCAAGCCCAATTAGAATTAATGGAAGAGGGCAATTTGGAACTCCAATCACTTTTCATTCCGCTGGAATAGATGAAAACAGTCACTGGAGAAACAATGAAAATGTCTATGGCTGCATTCAAGACGCCTCCTCTTTTCTTTTTGATTTTAGCAAATACACAGACTATCCAAATAGCCTGCAAAATTCTGAGGCAGGGAAGACCAAAACCGTAGGGGAAACTACCTTTGTCTCTAAACCCATTGCATCGTCATCTTTGAGGCACGGATTAATAAAAAACTTTTTAACAGATAAAAACTTTACTGAAACAGATTTAAGTTATAGAAAGACAACAGAGCCAGGGTCAATTCAGTCTTCTGCCTTGGTTTTCTCTGGACCAGAAATTTCAGAAGCCCTGGGCGCTCAAAACTTTGTTTCATATGTCTACAAAGATTTTATTGACAGCGATGGTGCATCAATACCTTACAAGCATTATGGAACAAGAATGAGGGTGGTCGGGAAGGTAGAGTCTGGAACCAACAAAAGACAGACTCCATCAGGTGCCTTTACAGTCTATACTGGGGGAACCAATCAAGATGCTGACCAGGAAGCCGTCCCTGCTGAACCACAAACTACTGAGCAGTCCGTATTCATATATGGGGGTTCGGGTGGTATAGGAATCAATGTTGATAAAGATAAAAACACTGGATATTATTTTGAAATACTTGCCCTAACATCAGATACTATAGAAGATTATATTGGAGAAAACAACCTAACCACTTCTTCTGTAAGCATATTGTCAGATCCCGCCCCGCAAACAGAAAATACCCAGGTATATGTGTGGACAGAAAAAGAGTTTGATCTATCTGTTGGGCAAACTGTAATTGTTGATGGGCTAACAGACGCAAACGATCCTCAAAATACGGGAACACCATTGAATGGGGAATATGTTGTTACCTATGTTGCTGAGAATAAAAAGTCTTTTGCCTACAATATAGGCGTAGAACTAAACACAACATCGTCAACAGGCGGCAGAGTTTCAACAGTAATACAAGATGAATCACAACTAGCAAACATTTTTTTCTATAAAGTTGTTGCTGATGAAAATGGAAATGCAATACCCTACAAACTTTGGACGGGAATTTCATCCATAAATGTAGATTCAGGAGATTTTTATGGGCAGTCAAGAATTTTTGGAGAAGAACTTACAACAGTTTATGATTTAGCAGTAGAATATATAAATTCAGGATCGACAAGAACATTCTACTTATACTTAAATGATAAGCAAATTTCTGTAGTTGAAGACACAAATCCTTTAGAAGAGAAAAACTCTGTTGCTCTTTTTGTTAGGGGATCAAGCAAATGTATGTTTGAAAATGTATATGCTTTGTCACAAAATTATTCTCAAAACTCTGTGTTTTCTGTTAAGGACAACGTATCGGGGATTTTTGGAGATCAAGAAATAGATGCTACAGAAGCATTGAGGAAATATGCAATTAGCGGTATAATACAAAAAACATATCTGTCAGGAATAAGTTCACTAGAAGATCCACAATACAGTATTTATTTTGAAGAGTTTGGATCAATAATGAGAGAGGCCGCATACTTTAACGTCCTTTATGATAGAGCCTATCCAGCACTTTATGCAAAACTAATGAAAACTCAAAACTCTTTAAAGTCATACACAGTGTCAGGATTCTATGCATGGTCGTATGGTGCAGAATTTTTAGTGTTTAATTCTACAGATTTCGCTATAGCCTTAGACGATACTAGCGGAAATTACTTAAGAATAATGGGGGTAACATTTACGCAAAGCACTAGCAACACCTTGAGCGTAGACGATTTATACAAAAAGAGATCCAACCTACTGGATGCAAAACTTGAATCAAGCAATATTTTGTCTAATCCCTTAGCAATAGATCAAGAATACAATAGAATTAAAAACAGTAGAGAAAGGTTTGGTAAAAACGAGATAACAATAGAAACTCCGTACATCCAGACAACAGATTCCGCCGAAGACGTTTTTGGATGGATTATTGATAAAATTTCTAGACCAAGACAGATTTTCGGGGTAAAAACTTTTGGAACCTTTAACCTACAACTTGGAGATATAGTTAAAGTAAAAGCACAAACAAATGATGGTATAAACTTTTTATCAGATGATGAAAAGAGATTTGTTATATATCAAATAGATTATACTAGAAATAATTCAGGATTAGAAATAACATCGTATTTGGTGGAGGTGTAGTATGGCAAGAAATCAAAGGGCTCCTAGGAATCCTCCCAAAAACAACAAACCCAAAAAACCTCCTGGCAAACCGCCCACCAAGCCAGCGACTAAAAAACCTCCTGGATTTGCTACTCAAAAAAATAAAATCAATGCTTCTTACAAGGCTGGTGACATAACCAAAGAAGAGAGGGCATTTTTTATTGAGGATTTGCAGATGTTTGCTGCTGATGGCAAAATTTCCTCGGCAGAAAAGGGGTCTATTTCTGAAGAAATAAATCTTTCAAAAGGAGTTTCACCTGCTCCTGCCCCTCCACCTCCAGCACCACCAGTGACGCCACCTGCTCCTGCCCCTCCACCTCCAGCACCACCAGTGACGCCACCTGCTCCTGCCCCT